GGACAGAGCGGACAATCAGGACAGAGCGGACAATCAGGACAGAGCGGACAATCAGGACAGAGCGGACAATCAGGACAGAGCGGACAATCAGGACAGAGCGGACAATCAGGACAGGGGGGTGAGTACACAACCCAAGCCGGTGGTCGGGGTAGATCTGTAACTCCCGGTGATTGTCAAGGTCCATCTGCATTAAAAGAAGTTCCTGGCCGTGCCGGAGGAGTACTGGATAAGCCAACAGGAGACCAGATCGCAAAAGCCGAAGGATATCAACCAGGACAGGGAGGAATGGACGAGAGTAAATGGAAAGACGTTGCTTTGAGTGCTGCAGCAAAAATGAAAGGAGACGGTGCTCTCGGAGCATTGAGAAATAAAATAAATGGTATATATAAGACAGCAACCGACTGGAAATCTATCCTTAAAAAAATAGTTGGACGCAGCATAAGTCCAATGGATAAATACCAGGCATACACTCATAGAAACAAACTTGCTGCATTCGGAGAAATACATAAGACCGATAAAGATTCTTATACGGCGGTAGATTATATAGCTGCATTTATAGATACATCTGGAAGTATGGGAGACGAAGAGCTCAAGCTTTGTCTGAGAGAAGTATATACAATGGCGTTAGCCAAAAAGCCATGCAGGATATTGATCTTACAGTTTGATACAAAGGTAACAGATATACAGATATATAATAATTTGAAAACGTTCGAAAAGGATTTGAAATTGAGTAAAATCAAAATTAAAGGTGGTGGCGGAACAGATGTTAAACCTTGCTTCGAGTATATTAAAAAAGATCCCAAATTCCGTTCAAAACGTGCAGATTGTGTGATTATATTTACAGATGGATATCTAGACATACCGAAACGCGATCCAAAAACTATGAAGAATCTCGTTTGGTGTATTATAGATAATGTTGGATTTAACTTACCAGCAACTAAGAAAGATTCAAACACAAAAGTCATCTACATTAAAAACGATAAAAAATAATATTTATAAACAAGAATGGCTGAGCATACTCAAATAGAAGGAAAAAATATTAGTGAAGGAAGTTCTGTGTTGATAAATGAGGGACCGCTGAATGATCCGACAAACATTCCTGGTTTTAAACAAACAACGAACTTCCGCCCGAATTATGCTTCAGAAAAAATAGACAAGAAAAAGAAAAAGTCATTAATCGGCAGGTTCTTTTCTAATATGTCTAGGCTTGGCATGAACTATGATGAACAAGTCATAGACAACATGAGAGCTATACCTGCTGATAAAAATCTCCTTCCGAAAGATTATCAGTTAACCAATCAGGACTTGTTTACTCAGTTAAGCACCGCTTGGAAAGTCAAACAAAATCAAGACAAGAATTTCTTTGAGAAGGATTTTCCCCAAAAACGAGATGCGTTGAGGAAACTAGCACTTCAACCAGAACTTGAAGATATACTTGACACTATGTCTAACGAGGCAATAGTATATGATACCAATCAAACATACTTTGCAGAACCATTCATAGACCCACAAGAGCTTCAGGACTTGAAACCGGAAATGCGACAAAGTATTACTGAGAGTAACTCGAGAAACTTCAGAAGGTTCTATAAGATGTTGAATTGGAAATATAAGGCCTGGGACGATTTCAAGCGCTGGCTGGTGGAAGGAATACTTGCTTGGGAGATTGTGTATGATTCTCTTGATAAACCAACGAGAATTATAGGAATTGTACCACTCGATCCTGCAACACTGACTAAGAAATTCGAGAACAATAAATGGTATTGGTTGCAGTATAAAGGTATTCAAGGAAAAGAGCGTAAACTCCTAGATAGTCAAGTCATATATGTTTCATACCAAGAAACTGAGTGCATAGCAAGATTGTCGTATCTTGAAAGGCTGATTAGACCTTTTAATATATATAGAATTATTGAACAGGCGCAGTTGATCTGGTATGTGACAAACGCATCATATAAGATGAAGTTTACCATCCCTATCAAAGGTATGAACCGTACTATGGGTATGCAAACAGTATCTAGCGCTATGAATAGATATAAAGAAGATATTAAGTTCATTGCAGATACTGGTGAGTTGACTATTAACGGACAGGTAAACATGCCTTTTAATAAAGAGTATTGGTTTCCAGAAAGCGATAGTGGTACTCCGAATATCGAAACGCTTGGCGGAGACGGACCGGAAATTAATGACCCGGATTTTTTGAAATATTTTAAGAATTGTCTATATAAAATCTCAAAGATTCCTATTACGAGATTCGATCAGGAGAGTGGAGAGACGTGGTTCGGTGCTGATGCAACAAGCGTTGCTAGAACAGAAATTAACTTCGGTAGGTATGTAACCAGGTTGCGTAATCAGTTTGCTCAGATAATGATCAAACCACTGCAGTTACAGCTCGCACTGGACTTTCCGGAATTACAGGAAAATCGAGCATTCTTGGATACTATTACATTACAGTATAAGTCTTATAACTTATTCGAAGAATTGATGGAGCTTGATCTGATGAGCAAGCGTATCCAGAGCATCCAGGAGATGAAGGACGGACTGGTAGATATGAGCCCTGATGGATCTGAGATTAAATTCTTCTCTAGTCAGTTCCTAGTTAAGAAATATTTGAAACTGTCTGATGCAGATCTTGAACTCAACGCGAAACTGAAGAAAGAAGATATGGAAGAATTTAAGAAGTTTACGGCTGAGGAAGGAGAAGGCATGGAAGGGTTAGAGTCTGAGCCAGCCAACGTCGTTGAAAATGAACCAGATAACACTGAAAAAGATTCAATTGACGATAGTGTTCAAAAAAAGAAGACAACTAAAAAGAAGACAACTAAAAAGAAAAAAGAAGCCGAAGAGGAATAAAAAAGAAAGGAGCTCATTGAGTTCCTTTCTTATTTAAAATCATTTTGTTTTTATCTAGCTATAGATTCAAGTATTGTGAATGCATCTTTCAATCTTTTTATTGCTTTTTTTTCGCTTTTTGCGAAAAGATGTCCAAATGCAAGATCTCCAAATGGTTTATAAGCTGCAACTATTTTTTTAACCCAATCCAGTTTCCAAACATCAGTATCTTCTTCTCCATCTTCATCTGGACCTAATTTATAATCATCCGCATCAAATGCACCAGAAAATGAAATCGGGTATTCGAGTACATGGTCTGGAACCTGCTTATAAACTGGCCATGTCCCAAGCCACCATTGCATACCTCCACCTCCATTGTTTTTATAATTATCTATTTCAACATATGCAGAATATTGAGTCTCCCGTCCCACGGCAATGGTTATACAATAGTTTCCTACTAAAAACTGGACAGTTTGATCTTCGTCAAAGTCCGAATTGAACATAAATTCTTTTTGAAAATTTTTATCGTCGCGATATTTTGGATGCTTTTTAAGCACCTCTTCCATTCGCCAATTATTAACGAAAACCAGATATTCTTTAAACTCTTGAAGGTTAAACGAATCCGACTTAATCATTTTATTAAATCCCTGCACGATATATTTTGGTGCTTGTATTTTCTCAAATCTATCGGCGTGTGTTTTTTTATACATTTTATTAGTTTTTATGCGATCGAATGTACTTCGAATAAAATTCTCGTTTATACCTTCGTTCAAATATAAATTTAAAGGTTTCATAATTTATTAATTTATTTTTATTTGTTCTTAATAACTTAAAGTGTATTAGGCATAAAGAAGTAGTCTACTGCTTTGTTATTCTCTATCCACTCCTTAACCATTTCCATTTCATCATTCGCTTGTTCGTCAAGTTTAGAATAATTGATAGTCACTCCTCCAGGTAGTTTAAATTCATACATACCATATATAAACCCGAGCGCCTTCTTGACTAAAGCTACAACATATCTGAAGAAGTAATAACTATTATAAAGGTCTTGTATTCGACATCTTACATTACAGCATACTAATATATCCTGATAGCCGAGATCTCCTAATAAAACTAGTTTATTGCTCAAATAATTATAATTATATGTGAGTGGAGCATTAAGGGTTTGGTTAAATGTGTCAACTTCATACATAGCAGTCACCACATCTGCAAGAGAGTAACCTGCTGCCCCAGGACCATTTCCTGCTGCACTGAGTCCTCCACCTATAGCGCCGACTCCACCAAACATGCTGTAGCTGCTCATCATCATCCTCTCAAGACTAAAGTCTCCCATAGTACCATATCTCATAGCGGACCGAGTCTTATATGCTCCGTGTACACCCATAACTTGTTTTGGGAGTTGAACTATTTTATTAAGTTTATTGCCTTTGCAAATATCACTATTTTTTACAATATAATATCTCTCCTCTACTGCAAAGTCACAAGTCTCCCAAAAGTATTGTGCAGCTTGGATAATATATTCAGGGATTCGCTCAGCCGGGACGGCGAATGGGAGGGCACATGACTGTGTCACTTCGGCTTGAACCCTTTGAATAAACTCCAAGTCCACATTATCTTCTACTGATGCGGTCCAAGATACACCGGCTTTCCCACAGGTATTTGTTATGTTGATAGATCTATCCATGTATAAATAATAAACACATGATGTTTGAAAATCAGATCAAACTATAAATTACTCCTTATTTTATTTTTGCTCTGCTCGTTTAATTTGTTTTAACATATATTTAGCTATTTCACAATTTGGATCTAAATAGTCATATACTACTTTAATCTTTTCCAGATTCTCAATATTCACACCACTATAGACAAGCGGATCACCGGAGTTAAGTATGGTAGTATCATATCTGCGTCTGGGAGCAGACTTATCCGCCAACACCAATTGACGTGATATGTTTTGAGGGATTCCTTTATAATGTTGTTTAAAGTAATTTACATTGTATGGCATATAACCCTCCACATTCTCTGCAAATTTCGCCACTTTCTGAGGAAGACCCTTATAATTATTTAAAGAAACTCCACTGAAAGATATATCCAACTCACAGTTAGGATTAGCACTCATATTATCATCAAAGTTCGGGGTGAACAACTCCGTACAATCTTTAATTTTAAAATCGCGGAACAATATTATTACTCTTGCAGATCGTCTTACTTTTGGTGATAATACTATACGCTCAATGTTCAATGGCAATAAAGAACTTGGAATATCTGAGAAAACAATCAATAAGTCCGGTTCGTTGATGAACATTGATAGTCCCCCGTTCTCATATTTTATTATCGAACCACGACGATGCAATTCACGGAAGTTGACACCAGGCCAATTCAACAATTTTTCGGTTTTTTCTTTATCTATTTGTTCCTCAGCGGATTGGATAACAGCATTCTCATCATTATCAGAAAACAATGATTCGTTAACATATAATTTAAGATCTTCCATTGTTTTGATTCTTTTTTAATGATTACAGCCAGAAAAATATACCAGCTTCTATTTTAAATCTTTCTTCGCTATCAGAACTGTGTAAAACATTTCTCATTTCGCTTTCACCCCATTTTTCACGAACCACATCTTTGATTTTTGCAATTTCTTTAAAGTCTTTTTTATCCGTTGCCCACCCATTATGACTGATAATGATACCAGTACAAGGACCACTGGTCATGTATTCGACCAGCGGTTTAAACCATTCTTCTTTCTTATGCGGTTCATAGAGTTTCTGTGCCTCGCTTCTGAGCAGGACCTTTGTTCTCATTTTACAAACAGTCCAACCCTCATTTTCAAACATCTCTATAATTTCCTGAGTGTGAGAGTCTTCTCCAGGTTTAATTAATATAAACCCATGACTGATGGCCGGATCATATATCCCGAAATTTTTAACTACGTATTCTGCTAATGATTTCATAACATATATATAATAACAAAAAAGACATCTCTATGAAGATGTCTTTTTGAAATTGTGCACGAACCTGATTAAATAGTCCACTTATCAATGTGTTCTTTCCATTCATCGAATGCTTGCATTCGCTGACGTCTGCGGGCCATCTTATCATTATAACTATCTCCTCCCCAACCAATTGAAGGGTTGCTATAAGAAATCCCCTTATAGGAATCGTAGTATTCAAATTCGTGACAATTCTTAGGCGCGCCTTCCCAGTCGTCCAGCTTCTCATTATACTCGCTGGTAAAATGATTAACTAAATCTGGACAGTTCTTCAGTGATACTAAATCCTTATTGCCCCAAAGATACAAATCTACTTTCTTTGCTCCCTTGCAGTCTGCGGTGAAAACTTCTTCGAGTGAAGTAAGACCAGTTTCAATAATGTCTACCACACCGTTCCCAGAAAGCTTACAAATATTAAATGGAACATTCAGCTTCTTTACATCACAGATATACAACTTGCAGTCGGACTTAGTCTTTGGAAATTCAACAACGATTCCGTTAGCTGTTTCGGATAAGAATCCAAGTTCCCAAACACTAGTTTTACGGCCTCTCGTATCCAAGTTGTCATAGGAATATTTTTTCAGCTCGGTAAGCGCCCTGCTCTTTGCGGCAGCCTTCGAATTTACCTTTAAATTGGTAGCACTTTCTACTATAAATTCGTGTAAATGTTTCATTGATAGATAATTTTTTTTAATTATAATAATAAATCGGTTATAAATTATTTGCTATTGTATTTGCTCTGTATATATTACCTAAAACCTGACCTGTATAGTCATCGAACTTTTTTCTAACCTTCTTCCCGTTGCCAACTCCTTCAAAACTAAGTGTTTTTCTTGAGTTTTTTTCCGTGTAGCTTTTTACAGCATCTGCAGTTTCGAGAATACGACCTGTTTGCAGGCCGGTCAGTTGCTCAGCTATTCGAGGAATAGAATATGTATTGGTATTTCCAAGAACTATACTAGCTATCTTTGTGTTTACCCACCGCTTTGCTGCTCCTTCTATTTCTTCTTCAGCGTTGTCTATCCAGCGTTCAACATCACCGATTTTTGATTTCTTCGTCCTTGCATCATTGTCTTTATGCATCTTTTCATATTTTTCTCGACTTTCTTTGTCATCTTCGTTGTTCACCGTAGCCAATATAAGTTCGTTAACATCAGTTTCGAGCATCTTTTTTGATTCTTCTAACTGATTTTCAATATCTTTTATCTCTCCTGTTGAGTATGTGTTTTTTCTAAAAGATGTCATGTCAGCAGTAGATTGTAAAGCATCCCATTCAATCATATCCCCTATATAACGAAACATAAATTCATTATACCTCTGTTCGTAACAATCATCGAACTCTATAGAAATGGAATATTCTGGAGAGAACCCGTTATCATTTTTTAAAGTATCTAGTCCAGGACTGTTGTATACAAATTCACAGTTGTGAAATTCAATATACTTATAACTGGTTTGATATCCTTCTGAGCTAGAAGATATGTGGGCAAAACGTTCTTTGCTGTTCGGATCTTTAGGCAACATATGATGCATTGGCTTGATAGGAGTACTATATATAAATATACCCATATCAAATTTTCGGAGGTTAGCAGGCAATACTTCGCATTTGTTCTGCCAGCTCCACACTATAGCTCTGTATAAATCCATTAATGTAGCTATACGATTATCTACAGCATCAGGTAAACACTTAATAGTTATCTTTTTACGCTCGTCTTTGAATGATACTGGCATATCTCTCTTGAGAGCATCTGCAAGGCCAGACACCTCTTGAAAATACCACGGGGATTCGCTAGAGATATTAGAAAGTAAACTTATAAATTGTTTTAATAGTTCAGCTCTTTCTAATTCATTATTGTTCATCAGATAACCCCAAGCGGAATTATACCTCCAGTATTGAGTTATTTGATTTTCTATAGAGTTTGGTTGAGACTGTTTTTCCCATTCTTTATCAGAAGCTTCGTAGTTTGCATCAGTTCTTTTTAACCAAGATGGAGCCAACAACCCAGTATAAGAAGATCCCAATTCAGAATCACTGTTCCAAAAATAAAACATGATTTTGAAGTACAGTTTTGATGGATTATCATAATAGTTAAACTCGCTTCCCTTTCTTGTCCCAGACCTGATGAAATTAAGTCGGTCTTGTATAAGAGTATAATATGATAGAGGGTTATGAGTCAACTCTCTATTTTGAGTCCACCTATCTAGACTTGAAATGTTGTCTACAGTTTTTAATATATTATTTAAAGAAGATGCCATTTGTTTAATAATAATATTTTTTATAAACCAACAGTAGTTTGTTCAGTTGAGCCTTGTGTAGCTTGTCTAGGTTGGTTTGTATTATCCTCTAACGACAGCAGTGGGTTATATTTAGATGATGCAGGCCTAGCTAAAGTTAACACATTTTCCCAGTTACCATCACTATAATTTATCTCTACTCCAAGTACATAATACTGACCAGAAAGTTGTTTCTTAATATGGAATCCGCCATATCCATCATCAAATGGAGGTTCACCATCGGCTTCTTCATTAAGAGAAATATTAGAATTGGTCGGGTTTGCAACACCTATTTCATCCGCAAGGCTTTGGGCTATATTGAAGTTCGTATCATCATCATATATAACCACATCAACTTTACTACCTCGAGTGATTCCCAGCAGCGGGTTAGCAAGAGTCACTTCAAGCGTTTCTGTATTTATTTTTTGAAGGTATGCATTCCTAAGTTTTTCAGACAACAAATAATTATACTCTCCATATGTCTCTCCAACATATTCATACTTACGAAATATGTCTTGCTGAACGTCTCCATCTTGAATCAATACATCTTTATATTCACCCAATTCTTTATCATATATAGAGTATACTTTATCTGTTCCTTGCCCCACTTGTGACCCCGATGGGTTAACAATACTATAGTTAACTATTGTAAGGTCTTCTGAGGAAAATGCTTTTGAGTTTGTAAGAATACAATGAGTCAAAAAAGGGGTGATTTTGTTTCCTTCTGTAACATCTTTCATTATTGTATTTCCCACCCAGATTTTCATATCCTCAGGTCTGTCTATACTATTATATCTTTCATATATATTAACGAGATTGATATAATCCCAGAAGTCTACCCACCAATCAAAAATCTCTGTGGTTTTGCCACCGCTAAATCTTATCTCTCTTCTTAAAAGATCGTTGTATGATATATGGTCACAATAAACCCATCTAGCGTCTGAACATTCTTTAACATTAGAAGCAAACCCAAGACCAGTTTCTGTAGAAATCTCTCTGCATAGTTCGTGGGTATCCATATATCCCAAAGATTTAAATCGCGAAGATAAAAACTCCGGTACTTTATATATACCCACAATAGATACAAACTTATTAGTGATGCTTATGTCTGAAATATAAAATTCCAAATTGATTTTTTTATATGCATTATCAAACGGAGGAATAATCTGAACAAGCACGTAATTGTCATTTCCTGGAGTAGAAAAATTTTCTATCAAGTTAAAATGATCGTAGAAAGACAAAGACAATTCAGGAAGCGGTCCACGAGATCTAAGCGTGAACTCTTCAATCTCCATAAAGTCGATCACTGTATTGTTTATCTTAATCAATGGCACCAACACACCGAATATGCTTGTTTGTTGAACGTCGTTTTGATTTTTGATATAAGAACCCCCAGCCTCTTCCTTTGAAGAAGCTACCAACTGCATCTCTATGCTCTTTTTCTTAAGAACTGGGTCTATTTCTACTTCTATCTGTGCCATAACTTATTTATTATCAATATATTACAACACCAGTACTCTGATCTATTTTAAATCTTGAACTTCCTATGATGGCTTCATTAGGTTTGCGTTTTTGTGTTTTCGATTTAGCTTGAGGAATAATATCTTCAGTCTTAGTTTCTATAGCAACCTCTTCGCGACTAGGCTTTACATGAAAACTTGTAATATTTTCAGGTGCCGGCAAGATAAGTATCATACCCATGTTCAATTCAAATGGATTTGAAACACCGTTTAATTTACATATGACATCGGCATACATGGGGTCACCATAAGCATCTTTAGAAATAAGATCTGGTCTTGCTATATAGTCTTTGGTAACACTAAAAATATTAAACGAAAAATCCTGAGGATATTCAAATGTTCTGTCAAGAAGATTGTAAACTTCCTCCCCAAGATATTCGCTTAATAAAGTACTTTTATTTGAAAGTGTAACATAGTTCAACATAATATAATAATAATGTCAAACTATGAATATTTATTGCTTAGCCTTCCGTGTCTAATAGTTTAATGGCTTCCTCTTTAGATATTCGTTTGTGATTGTAGTGAAAATACAATTTTGGAGAATTGTTGATTCTTTCGACGATGCGGTTTTTGATGATTGTTTTTTCTCGAGAACCCCATGAGAAAACATTAGACTTCATGTTTGATTGAAACCAAAGTTCACTTTTGTCTTTTGGAATGAACCCTCGTTTCAAACACTCGTTATGAACATCAAGATATCTATCTAATGTATACTCGCTTTTATCCATGAAGAATTTGATATATCCATTTCCCAGATTCATGATTTCTGGTATGTTATTGCATCCGATTCTTTTAAATGTTCCTGGGATCATAGCAAGTTCTCTTTCCTCAGCTAAAAGATGTTCGTCGGTCAACGCAGACGGTGCAATTCCTACATTTATCCTCATGATTTTTTTATTATTGATTTATATATAAATAACAAATATTAAAGAAGATTTAGTGATATGGAAAAATTTTCTAAGATTTTAGAGAGTTTGTTTGCCACGGATGACAACGCAGCTGTTGCACAAATAGAAACAGAAGTAATTCTACAGTTCTTAAAAAAATATATGAACATACCTGAGTCAAAAGCTAATACGCGTGTTATTCGTATCAAGAAATTGGCCAAGACACCAACAATAAACCTGGTACTTGATGGTAGCCTTATTGGTAGTGTAGGTCCAAAAGTCACTATCAGCAAATTCGAGGAATCTGAGTGGCCAACCGGTCTCAGATTTTCAAAGGTTAAAGACATAACAGTTTGCATAAAAGATTGTCCAAACATAAAAGACCTTGGGAATTTATTTACAGGTGTTGATTTTGTCAATGCTTCACTTGAAATAATCAACTGCCCAAAGTTGAATTCGTTGGCTGGTGCACCTGCGAGCATAGACGGTAGTTTTGTATGTATAAACCTCCCATCTCTTAAAGATATTAAAGGTATGCCGTCGAAAATAGAAGGAACCATATCTATGAGAAAACTTGGCACACGAATAAAAAAATCAGTGATTAAAAGTTATATTACAAATACTCCGATGAACATCTTGGCAGAATCCGAAGAAGATGTTGTTGAAAAAGACGAAAATGAAATTAATGAAGCGTTTGCAGATGGTAGACTTTCAATGATTTGGAACTTCGTAAAAAGCAAAACGGATGTATATAACAAATTTTCTGATTTTATATATAGATTTACTAACTTATATTCTTATAGTTATATAGAATGGGATAATGTATCATCAGAAATTATAGAAATGCGTCTCAATTCTCTCTCGAAAGATCAAGAAAAATTGTTAAACTCCATGTTTTCAACCCGTGCAGATACAAGCAACGGGCTGATAGTCGGATTAAAGGGCAATAAAATAATGATAATAATAGGGACACCACACAAGGGTTCCGTAGGTGGTAGAAGAGCAGGGAGGACTGATGGATTCCCTTATATAAATATTCAAGGAAAAATAAATTACTCAGCTTGGAAATATGGAGTAGACTTGACCAAATTTTCAGATGTGAGAAAAGAATATTTGTCAGATTGTGATTTGCTGTGGGTTTGGCCGATAAATTTGAACGATTATGACACGGACAATGTGCGCAAAAAAAGAAAAAACAGAGCAGATAGTCGAGCAGGAATGATTAACCCGGGCGACGCAGAACAATATAAAAAAATAGCCCAGGAAAATATAAAGAGATACAAGGATATCCTCGCAAAACAAAAATTTACGAAAATTTCAGATATATCCGCTGAAAGTGATCAGGTACAGAAACTTTTAAACAGATATCTTAAACTGACTATGGATGTCGCTACCGGAAAGACAAACATGAGTAAGTATGATTTAGATTCCATCCAAAAACTTTTAACTGGCAGATACAGGAGTGAATGGAATAAACGTAACTTCAGTACAACTGTACTTGAAAGGGATGGAGTGATTGAGCTTCTGTCAAAATGTGCGACCATAGCTTCTGATTTAAAAGTAACTGACCCTACAACACAAAATGTGGGCAGTTTACACTATAATTCAGCCCAGGATTTAAAAGAAAAATTTACAAATACCCTCGCTGAACTCAGACAGACCATTCAAAAAGCAGACGTGGCGTTGAAAACACACGGATATTAATAAATAATATATCATTTGATTCGACGAGTGAATTTAATTATTATTAAAATTAAATAGGAATAAATTAAATAGAAATAAATTTAATATAAATAATATGAGTATTCCATTACATCTTCAAAGTATAAAATCTAGTGGTATTTACAGATTTATATGGGATAAAAGTACTGTCCCTACTCAAGTAGCAGAGACATTGAGGTTGGTGATTGGTTACAGCGAAAGGGGACCGTTCAATACACCAGTATATGTAAATAGCAAAACTGATTTTATTAATACATTTGGAAAAGCAAGCAAGAGGCTTGAACGCAAAGGTGTGTATTTTCATAGGATTTCAGATCAGGCATTAGGCAATGGGTCGATTCTTGCACTGAATCTTAAACCGTTCACAACTGAAACTGTTAAAGCATATGGGTCCGACAATTTTGTATCCGCAATGCCGGCAGAAGGAACCAGTGTAAATGTAACAGATCTTTATGATACTACTAAGTTCTGGACTCTAGATCCGGATCATCTTCCAGAAATGGCAAGTTCTTTTAACAATGTATACAGTATTTTGACTGCAACTGATTCAAAAGAAAACAGCACCACTGTATTCATTCGTAAGACTCCTAAGACATATACAACCAATTATCACTTAACAGTACGCAGTTGGTTCAACAATGAAAGCGTGGATGAAATCCCGTCTTATTTGGAAGACGCAAGCATCTTAGATACATATCTCGATGAATATTTCGAAGATATATTTGTATTCCAAGGCCAGTTTACACCCGCGGTTAAGTCAGGCGCACTGAGTAAGTATTTCTACCCATCTGCGGCAGATATAGCAAAAATGGTTGCTGATGTAAATGCTGAAATTACAGCAGCTACTGCTACCGGCAAGCCACTTCACGGTATTGAAGGTGTCCCTACAGCTACAGTTGCAACTATCCAGACTGCTCTCGAAGACGTAACTACTTTGAATACCATGGCTAAAAACTATACTGATAGCGATGCCGAAAAACAAGCTAGCGTTCGTGCTGCTGCTAAAGCACTGGCTGACGAAATCGATTCAACTATTGCTTCTGCTGTTGATTATGACGACGAAACACCAGTGCCTGCAGCAAATTATTCAAAGATTCGCGAAGACTATAAGGATGCTTTTGGACAGGATGCTGACGTACTTCTTGCTCTTGCACGCGATCCAAATAGCAGATTCATTGGATCATATAGAGGTATCATATTCCCTTACTTCAAGGACGCTAACGGAAATTATATTTCTATAGATGTTGCTCTAAATGCTGATTACGATAGCCACAAACTTATGATGAAACTTAACGAGTTGAGACTTGACACTGCATTGACCCCTCTGACTGAATACAAGACACTTCCATACAATGGCTGGACAACTGTAAATGATGTAAACAGTCCAATTTACAATCAGGGTATTCAAGAAAGATATGTAGAAGGTTATAACTACACAACAATTTCGCAGAGTACTCCAGGAACTCAGATTATGAGATCTTGCATGGATGTTCTTGATTATAAAGGAATCCATGAGGCTTTGACTAACAGGGTTGATGTTGAATATCACTATATTCTTGATTCATTTAAGGCTACCCCTGAGACAGCAACGTTACATGCTAAGTTCGCTGCACTTGCCCAGGCAAAAGAAAATGCACTTGCATTGATTAACTTCCCTGCTATTAAGGACTTCGGTTCAAGCGTTATAGACACTACAGCACACACAGTAGACATGAACGCTGTTGTACAGAAGTATCCGATCGCCGGCGAGAGTGACGGTGCAAGTTACTGTGCATACTTTACTCCACTATTGTTCAGCGATGGCACAGTTAGAAACATTGTTCCAAGTGTTGGATTGGTATCTAATAACTTCATGAACAAATACGGAGCAAGACAACCTTATTACATAGTTGCTGGTCCTACTTACGGAAGACTAAGCGCTACAGGAATGGTTGGTCCAGAATATGGATTTGCCCGTAGCGAGCTTGATATCCTCGAGCCTGCAGGAATTAACGCCATTGTTTACACACCGAGACTTGGTACTTACATCAATAGTAATCAGACTGCAAAACAAGCTCCTGTAAGTGCATTGAGTAAAATCCATGTTCGTGAACTGGTTATCTATCTCACAGATGAAGTTGCTAACTTGCTTCAGAACTATCAGTGGGAGTTAAATACTCAAGAGCTTCGTGATACTATCAAAGCAAAGGCAGATAGTATTCTTGAGACTGTTCAGAACAATGGTGGTGTATACGACTTCTTGAATATCTGTGACAGCACAAACAATACCCCTGAGATCATAGACAACGAGATGCTGGTACTAGATACACACATCGAGCCTGCCCGGGGTGCTGGTAAGATGGTTCATCAGTTGACTATTCACAGAACAGGCGAGATTAGTTCAACAATTAGATAACTAAAACGTTGAAAATCAATAAGATAAGGCGGGACTAAATATCCCGCTTTATTTTTTTATTATTATTTATACAGTTTGAAAATTATACTGAACCAATTATGACTCACAAAATAAGCCAACCAACAAAAGCATTTATATCCGAAAATTCAAAGCACGCATGTCAAGATAAATTTATTAGATTAAATTACCCAGACTTTTATGAATTTATAAACAATAAATATAATTTTTTAACAACTATTTCTGAAAAATTATACTGGTATTTTAATCAAATAAATCATGCACCGGTTTGTGAGATGTGTGGTAAACCAACCAAATATGTAAATTTTAATAAGGGTTATAAAAAATTTTGCAGTCGGGAATGCTCTGAGTCTTCACCTGAGAGAATAAAAAGAACATTATCCACAGTTAAAACAAAATATGAAGTTTCTAATATATCTCAGATCCCGGGGGTTAATAAAAAAGTTAAAGATACTCATTTAAAAAAATACGGGGGTATAGGGTTTGCATCAAAAGAGTTAGCGGAAAAAACAGCGCAAACCAATCTTGAAAGATATGGAGACATTATTCCAATGAGGACTGACAACATAAAGAAAAAGGTTCAACAGACAAATCTCGAAAGATATGGAGTTAACTGGGCCGGTGCCTCGGAGCAGATACAACAAAAAATTCAACGGACAAATCTCGAAAGATATGGGAGTGCGCATCCTAATCCTAAAATATTTGATAATTATATAAATTCTATAAAAAATAAAATTACCAACAAATATCCAAATGTCATTGATATTCAAATGCTTGATGGAAATACAATATATACCATAAAATGTTCAAATCCAAGCTGTGATAAATGCACCAACAAACAATATAATATTAATTCTGAAGTATATTTCCACAGGATTTATAACGGTATTGAAACTTGTACAAAATTACTTCCAGTTTCTCCAAACATATCAAGTATAGAAATTTTTATAAGAGATATATTAGATGAATATGATATAAATTATCGCTGTAATGTAAGAGACATCATCGCAGGAGAAATTGACATATACATACCAAGTCACAAACTTGCGATAGAATGTAATGGGTGTTATTGGCATTCCACTGAGTTAAAAAACAGTAGTTATCATATTAACAAATTTAAACAATGCCGAGATAAAAATATTCAATTGTTAACTATCTGGGAAGATCAGGTGAAGATACACTCTGAGATTATTAAGTCAATATTACTTTCTAAATTAGGAATATATAAAAATAGAATATACGCCAGGAATTGTGAGATTCTCGAAGTGGATTCAAAAACAAAAACGGAATTTTTAAACAGCAACCACATACAAGGAACATGTCCAGCTAAGGTTAGTTTAGGTATATTTAAGGATAAAGAATGTGTGGGTATTATGACTTTTAATAAACGATCACAACTTTCCGGAAATACCGGAAACAGCAAGACTGATTGGGAATTGACCAGATTTTGTACAAAATTGAATACTCAAGTGGTAGGAGCAGCTGGGAAACTTATGAGTTATTTTATTAATGTATATAACCCAAAATCTATCACATCGTTTTCATCTAATGATATTAGCAATGGTGGACTTTATAAAAGTTTGGGATTCTCGAGCGATGGAAAAATAACAGGAGCATATTGGTATATAAATAAAAACGACTTGCACAGATATCATAGAACATCATTCACCAAAAGAAAGCTTGAACAAATGGGGTATGATATAGAACACAATACGGAATCCCAGATTATGGCTTCTTTACCTTACTGGAAAATATACGATAGCGGTCACATTAAGTGGTATAAAAAATTATTATAATATCAAAACAATATATATTTGTATGAGACATCTGATTGATTATATAAACGAAAGCATATCACAAAAAGACGTGGATAGGGTTTGGAATAGCATATGTACTCCGAAACTAAAACAATTCATAACCAGAAAGTGGAATAAGGAAAATTCAGATTTCAAAGACTTTTTTGATATAATATACTTATACACAATTGCAGCCGGAGTCAGCTGCCACGCGGAAATGATAGTATTTTACCTATTGGAATTATATAAGAAAAATAATATACCTTCGAAAATTGTTTATAATATCGGACAACATTTCGAAAAGTGGTTAAAAGAAACAGACTTCGAGTTTAATTCTAACGTGAAGATAGACGATGTATTAAAAGAACTGTAATTGACAAGATTGTTATGATAAATATAAATCAATATATAACGGAAAGTCTCTTCTCTGGAAAATCTGAAGAAGATATGATATCTACAGCTAAACGGGAAATCGCCCTAGAAGAATTAAAAAAATATGGATATGATCTTATACCCTATTCCTTCCGAAAAAGTCACTCTCCGTTAAACCCCAAAACAATATCGAAGCAAGTTGAAGTAACTCCAGAAGGTAAAATAAAAATAATATTAGATAACAAATATTATCTTTTATCTATAGAAAACATAAAAAGTAGACTTAACAACCCGCTAAATATAATTGATATTGAATATCCTGGTTCTTCTCACGCATCAGACGTTTATATAATAAGAAGTCCTGGATTGACTACTCTGGAAGATATTTTCGACCCAGCTGCGGAAATATACGCAGAGCTTAATATAAATGATTGTAAAAATTTACAATCTTTAAAAGGACTTCCGAAATTTAAAACTCCTGGAAAGCTTTACGTATTTGACTGTCCAATTTATAATTTAGAAGGATTAGAAAAAAATTCTGAATATGATTATATAAATCTTGCTTCGACAAAGATCACAGAAGAATATTTTTATAAATATATAAAATCACACAATATCAAAGTAGAAGATTTTGATATTTATGATGATGATTAAAAAAAGGACCCATGTGGGTCCTTTTTTATTATATCCGTTAAATACTTTTTTATTTCTTTACTTCTTCATCCACTTACGGAGACTTTCACGGATCATTCTCTCTCTTTGATCTTCGATCTGATCTAGCCCCTCATAAACGGCACTCGTTGGTTTAATTTCATCAAAGTTAATACTTTCCCAGAATCTTTGAGTTGCTCCTTCGTTATTGAAATTGTAAAGTTTTGCTCTGCGAGTGATGCTTTCTTTAACATCTTTTGAAGCCATATCCCACTTTGGTCTGAGTTCAGCAGGCATCTGTGCAATGAACATAGGCTCATTAGCTGATTCAGTAACAATGGTCTTAGATTGATATGTGGGTTTTGTGACTTCCATGCCCTCAAGAAGCTTCAATGTATCTTCTATTGAACTTAAACTATTTTTCTTGCTTTCGTTAATAGCTTCGGTTACAATACTTGCAGCCTGAGTTTTGATGTTTTCTGTCATATACTCATCGAGAACCGGACTGAACTCTTCAGTAATCCAATTTTGAATACCAGGAGCAATTTCTTCAACGATCCACTTTTCTACAACAGGACTATATTCTTCAGTTAAATAACCCTGAATCATTGGGCTATACTCTTCAACGATCCAATCCTGGATTGCAGGAGCAACCTTTTCAGAGATCATAGTCTTAACGTTGTTCATAATAGATTCAGTATCAACACTTTCGAGGATTTTGCTCTTTGCCTCTGGTTCGTATTCTTCAACGATCCACTTTTGAATCATTGGGCTGTACTCTTCAACGATCCAGCTTTGAACTCCTTCTGCGATTGTTTGAATGTTATCTTTCGCGCTCTCTCTAAGTTTTTCGTTCTCCTGCTGCAGGTCTTTAACTGTATTCTCAAGAGATTCGAGCCTTTCGAGAATTTCTTTTGTATCCATATCTTGTTCTGTATTATTTTCTTTTGTTTCTTTTTCGGTGATATAATAAATATTTTCATTGATTGATTCAGCTATCTGATTTTCGTTTAGATGAAGCTTTGCCTGAGAGAATCCCGGAGATCCTACGAGGTCATAAGTAGCAAGCCTCTCAAGTGTAACGGCACCAGTCTTCTGATCGACACATCCAGTTGCCCTAGAACTAATATAAAGAGGAAGTCCGCCTTCGACAATAGCTTGAGCTATCTTTCCTTTTGGAGTATTCAGCAAAGTAATGCTACCACTAACCACGCCGTTCTCGTCTATGTTGATATCAGTAATTTTATGGCTGATATTTTCGAGAGTAATGTTCATCATCTGAGGATGTTCAAGTTCTCCAGGGATACCACCTTCTTCTTTGATTCGTTTTTTCATTTCTGAAACCATCTTTGAATAGTTAGATGTTTCATAAACACGATTGTTATTGTTTCGAACTCCGCAAACTCCAAAGACACCACTAAGAGTCATAAACTCACCGTCTTTCTTTGCAGACATTCCTTTAACATCATTCAGTGTTTCAAATATAAATGTTTTATTTGACATAATTTCAATATCTATATTTATTTTTAATAATAATAATTAAAAATTCAAAGGTTTAACCGAGTACTTTGTTGATGTATTCTGTTAGCTTTGATGTTTTTGATTCTGCTGTCTGACTCAGCTTATCAGCCAAATACCATTTTAGATTTTCATTTGTATCTGATTGCCATTCTCCCCATTTTCCGTCAACTTTTGTTCTAAAATATTTTCCTCCGCGTGGGCCTGTACGTTTTTGTTTAGGTCTCCCCTCTTTATCAGTTTCTGTCTTAGGTACATCGGCATTTGCGGCTTTCAATTTTCCTTCTAGTTCTTTTGCTTTATCAGATCCAGGTTCAGCATCAGCGTAATCTTTCTGCATCTGTTCGATTTCATCTGCTGTCGGTTCTTCCTTCTTTTCTGGTTCTTCCTTCTTTTCTGGTTCTTCCTTCTTTTCTGGTTCTTCCTTCTTTTCTGGTTCTTCCTTCTTTTCTGGTTCTTCCTTCTTTTCTGGTTCTTCCTTTGGAGGATTCAACATAGGTACATTTTCTTGCGTTGGCTCCGGAAGACCCATCTCCGCACATGCACCTTTCATAAAATCAGGAATCTCACCTTTCTTTGAGGCTTCAGCGATTTCCTTTTTGGTTTCTGCAGCACCGATTCTAGCATTACTCTTAATCTCACGAAGATCGTCGTTAGATATATTTTTGATTTGTTTTTTGAGTTGTGACTGCAATTCCGGTTCTTCGAGTTTCTTAAGAAGCTCGTTTTGTTTCTTTTCGAACTCACCAAGGTCTGCATCTTTCGGAAGCATCTTGCGCATCTCCTTTTCGATGTCAGCACACTTCCTCGGATTGCCGTTATCATCAAACATAGCATTCTCTTGCATTTTGATCATGTCGTCGATCCTCTTTTTCTTTTCAGGATCTTGCTCATCCTCATTTGCATCTTTTGCTATCTTGAGGGCAATCAATTTAGAATCAAACATTTCCTCTTCACTGAGTTTCTTATCTTTCTTCTTATCATCGTCATCATCGACATCTTCTCCGTTGCGGAGTTTTTCGAGTTCTTTGCGGAGTTTTTCAACCTCAAGTTTATCTTTCTCTTTTTTAATCTCAGCTTCAAGTCTTTTCTTCTCCTCTTCTGGAGTTTCTTTCTTAAACCTTCCGAACAACCCACCAAACAAATTAGCGAATGGGGCAGTGAGGTTTGTCATAGCTTGGCTGCCTTTGGATGCAAAAGCAAGGCATGAAAGACCGAGCAGCAGGCCAACTACTTCGTTAGTGTCTGCTACTTCGTTCTTCTGTTGTATAATATGTTCGTTTAAATTTTTCATATCGAACTTGTTTTTTCTGTTTTTTTAATGTATTAATATAAATGGAAAGCATGCTGGACCCTCTTTAACTGCAGCTTTAACAATGTCCTCTAAGTTTCTGATAATAGACGCGCGCTGTTTTCCTGAAATCATTTTTCTAAAAAGTTTAACGTCTGCTTTTAAATCATTGCTTTCATTGCTGCCAATGATTTCTTTCCATACCCTAACAGGACACTTACCAAGACTTGGACTAGTTCCAGATTTGATGCTCTTCAGCTGTACGTCAATACCATGCTGTGCACCAAAACTCCTCATACATATAACTACTTGCTTTTCAGGGCCGAGTTCTTCTCCTTCACCATCAGTTAAATTATCGAGATTAAAAGAACCGGAACATAGAACCTTTACTTGTCCACTGTTCACTTCGTCATTCCTAGAAGTAATTTCAGTAAAATTGGTGATTTTTTCTACTCGATTTCCAGCACCATCAATGTTGAACTTATCATATGTTCCTGTACCTTTTTCAATCTTTTTAAGGCTAATTCCCTGGAGCAACTGAGTATTGAATAATATTTTTGTAAACTCTGTTTTTGTACCTTCAGGATTCTCCTTTACACTAGCAGCGAAAGAGTTCAATGAACTGATGATAGAGTTTTCATCGTTTACATCGTAAATGATTACATCAGCTGGATCAAAATTATCTTTTTGACCGCCAATGGTTTTCGTATAATTTTGAATAAACTTAGCATATGCTTTTCCAACAGGGCCGTCATCGTATCTTGTCATGTTGTAATTCTTTGGATCCATATTGACAGATTCCATATAACGAGTTATAGAAAATATTTGTTTTTGGAATGATTCTATCCATTTTTTATCAAAATCTGCAGAGATATCCCCAACAAGTCCCTTTATCATAATTGGATTATTAACATCAAAATTGTCATTTTCACGAAGATTCTTCACATAAGCGTTCCATACAACGCACGTGGCCTTTTCCTGATTAGTTGTAGAGACCCTGCCGACTGACCCAGAACCGGTTTGTCCAACGCCTATCATTTTTCTGCCGTTGGAAACAGCTATATGTACTTTTCCGTCTGATTTAATTTCTGCAGAAATAACATCGGCGTATTTTGGATCGGAGGCTACTGATAACAGAGCTGGTTGAAAAGCATATGGAATCTTAAATCGGTCCCCATCTGCAGAATAAATAAATATTTTATCACCACTATAATCTGTTTGAGACACAACTTGTTTGAGATAACTGCCGAGCAGTTTCTTATTTCCTGTTTCGTCAACCTTCTTTGCAAGGCCGGGGCATTTTTCTAATAATTCTTCATAAGAATCTGTTACCTGGTCATATTTCGTTGCAGATTCAAGTAACAGAATATTATTTAAATAATCAAATAGTGATTTCATATATGTATTAATCAAATTTTTTAAGTCCAAGTATTTGATTTAAAGGAGCGAATGAACCTGTGAGCTTCATGAGCCTTCCTTTATATCTAAAGACTATTCCTTCTGAGGCGTTGATTGATTCTTCTCCACCAATCCTATTAAGTCTATTAAGCTGATTGATGAGTTTGGATTGAGTTTCTTGGTCCGGATCTTTAGACAATTCTTTGATTGTTGAATTAAGATTATTAATAAGAATCCTCGATGCTGTTGTTGATCCACTGTTAAGCATCCCACCGAACATTTTTATAGCACTGTTTCCGATTTTAAGGAATAAAGTATCTAGCGGAGCCATTATTTCTGAAACAATATCCTTATATTTTTTCTTATCTATTTCTTTAAGTTCATCGGCATTTTTTGAGTACCATTGGCATAATTGCCTCATATTCACTGCCTTAACTCCGTTGAACCATCTCTCATATAGAGCTTCTAACCCCTCTTTAGAATCCATAATCCAACGATAATCGGATTCATATATGTATTCGATAAATTTCTTTTTTCTCCACTCATCAATGGTTTGAGTTATAGGATTAAACAATTTCTTTATATCTTCTTTATACTTTTCCAGGTATTTATCTGAATCCTTCGTTAACTGAAATATGAGTTTCGGTGTTAGTTGTGCATTGTCAACCCCTTCGCAAGCTTTTTCTATAACGTTTAATCCAGTTTTAGTAACTGTATCTTTCACCCACACGTCTCCATCTTTTTTGTACACCCATATATCATGGAAATCTACCTGCGCTGACCCATAAGGAATGACATTTGTAATGCCTTCAGTCACACATTCGCAATTTAAAACTAATTTCGTTGATGGGTTGGGGTTGAAAAAAGACTTACCTACTTTTTGGAATACTTTAGTGATTATTCTTCCGGCATCTACAAAGGTTTTTGCAATACCTGGTTTATCCTTCCACTTCAGTATCATATCGTCAATAGTCATTCCGCCGCGAGCACTGTTGAGATCGGACTTGTTTCTTATAAAAACGACTTCTCCACTTGGGTTCATAGTCGCCTGGATATTAGTCCCGTCAATCTTTTCAGTAACATCTTCTATTTCTCCGCTAAACAATGACTGTACTAATTCAATCAGATCTTCCCCAGTGAAGTCTATATAGTCTGTTGGGTGCATCATATGCCCGCTCGCACCACCTTCAATAATATACTGACTTAAAGTTTTCATTTAACTACTTTTAATATTTGATTTCTAAACTCGTTGAAAATTTTGTTACCTTCCATTTTTTCGCGAAGGTTATACAACGGAGTGATCTTTTTCCAGGTGTCGAGGTCGTTTTCAACAAGAGCTTTACGAGCCTTAGTAGCAGAAATGTCCTCTGCAGTTCTCTTGATTTCAATCATTTGAAAATCATCAGCTAAAAACGCATCTTTGTGATATTTATCAGACATTCTTTTATAAGAATCTATACGATCGGTTCCGCAAGTCCAGCTAACTATTTCATAACCCATATTATGAAGAGTCTCACCGATTGTAACAATATTAGCATTATTACATGTAACTATATCTGCAACCTTTCCATTTCTTTTAAAAACTTCCTTATATACTGGCAGAAGCATCGATGTTGGGAACGGATGTTTAGAATCTACTTTATTTTCTGGCGTGTCTATAATAACTATTACAGATTGAACGCCCAATTTCTTCCAAGCTTCTTCTACGCATTTAAGATGTCCGTAGGTAAATGGTTGAAATCTTCCTATTAGTATATTTACTTTTTTCACGATTTATAAATTTACTTATAAAAATAATAATTATTATAAGCCGCTTTATTTAGATCCGTGTCTTGATTGATTATTATTAAATCATGAAAAACTATCAATTATATAGAACAAACGTATTGCTAGGTGGACAGCTTCAATTAGATTTGGTGACTTCTTCAAAAAACGGTGCAGAAATTCAAGTAGATAATGCACATCTGTCTCCAATATCCCCAATGGTTCCATTCACATATTCACCACAAGAGAATATTGTTTTATATAAACATCAAGATAACATCAGAGAGTTTTATAAAAAGACAGAGGGTTCTTTTTACCAGCCGTTTGTAAACCCAGAACTTTCACATGACTGGCCTATCATCTATCCGGTCTCTAGCAGCGAAGAACCAGAACCGAAACGTTATAACGATACATATATTTATGGTTGCCGGAGAATGAATTATAATAGATACGGTGAACAGTTTCAAATTCTCGTTCCGGTTTGGTTGGAAAGTGTACAAGAGAGTTTAAGATTTGAGATTAATCTTTATCCTGTTTCTTCTAACAATACTGCTCCTTTGTTTCATAAATCATTATCGTTTAAAATTAATGACACAGGAACAAGTTTTAACTCAAAACTTTCTAAATATCTTTTTGATTACTTTAAGTATATAAGGATATGCAATGATAACTCCGGTAGCGGAAATCAGGTCATAAATATCAATTTCGATGGACTGAGCAGTGTGCACGGATTAGAAGTCAGCAGCGGAAACTTGACTACGAAAGAACTACCTTCGCTTACAAGTAATATTCTTTATAGAGAAAGACCACTGATGGAAGTCGATAATATGATCATTGAAAGTTTCAAAAACAATCAGATGATTTGTAAACAGTTGATGAACTTCTCTATATGTTTTTCTATGCAGGATTTTGTTTCACCCATGCTTACAGCAGATCTGTTAGGTCAGCCTTTTCGTGTAAGCGTAGATGTTTACGTTGACGGGCAGTTGCTCGAGAAAAAAGATTTCTTTAACAACTACGAAGAAATTTTGATGGAAAATTTATCGGTTTCAAGCTATTCCGACTCAGATGCAGAACCGGGCGAAATCCCTATGATTGATATAACAACGTCTCAAAAAAACGCAGTGGAATATTTGAGAGACAACCAATGTATAGATTTGGTTAACAAAAACAAATTATCTCAAAACATAGTTCACTGGTCTATTTCAGGTCAAAACGATTATATATTTAATGTATATGGTGGATTTGGTGGAAGCATAAATGAAAACGATATGCCTCATAATTATAATACATATCCATCCACCACGAATTGGGGAGAAGTTCCTAGTTATAATTATACATCACTCAATTGGATATCTTATATCTCCCCAAAAGAAGTATCATCTAAACTTGGATTGATTAAAGTTGACGACGATGACACAATCATAGATACTGACCCATTACATGTTAAAGGTTTTCAAAATCTTGCATCGATCATGGATGTATATTCGATAGATTCCAACATAACACACGGATTGAAATATACAAGTTCATGGAGTCCTGTGACTATAGGTTCTGGTGATGACCTGAGAGTTATAAATAAATTTTATGTGGCTTTAGTAGCTAGTCCAAACGTGAAGCGATTCGGAGTTGAGTGGACCCTCGGAGACAAGATAGAAGTTATAGATGGTGGCATTGAGGTTTGGGATGTGATGTCTGGTGCAACCACAATTCCAAGTTCATTAAGCGATTCTATACTATATTTATTATTTGTTTCTTCTGAAGAATGGAATAATAATATAAAAAACTTAACTGTATCTGGTATTTGTGAAAAACTTCGAAATTCTCAAGATCCTGTGCTTAAACAATGGAGAAACGTTCTTTTGTCTGTAGAAAGACCAAAAACCGTGAAATTTAATAGAGGTCTCACATACAACAGAGCAGATGGTCCAGTAAAATCAACAACGGAGTTCAATTATGTTAAAAAAGACTACAATATTAATAACCATGTAATAAGGTATGATGGCCCAATTGCTCCGACATTTATAGGTAAAGATTTGGCGTGGAATAATAAAATATACTATAAAACAAAACTGACTTCGGACGAATTTGCTAATAGTGAATTTAAGACTTATGGAGGAACTAAATATGAACCACTTTATCCTTCTATTAATTATTTTGCTATAGAAAACAGATCGTTGGATAAGAACCACTACGAAGATCTAGATTATGAAGAAGACGAGAAGCTGTATATATCTACAGAACGCCCTTGGTTTGATAACAGTCAAGTGTTTTATGTGAAAAATAATTTAGAGGTTCTTGTAACAGTCAATATCAAAGAATCAAATGATGTAGATTCATTGATCAAAGAAGCAGTGCTCGCAAAAATTAGAGAATTGTATAAGGTTACGGAAACTCAAGCTACTTCGATTTATAACTTGTATTCTATATCAATGAATTGGGAATATGCATCAAATACTGACATTTATACTTATAATTATTATATAACACTGAACTTGAAATAATAAATAAAAATATGGATACTAAATTAAAGAATATATCTGCACCTACCCTTAGTAGTGGTAATTATGGTCGAGGCGTCCAGGAGCAGTTCTCAAACATAGATAAAAATTTCAAAATACTTGGAAATTATGATTTTGTCAAAGGAGAGAACGGTGCTGGATACAATTTCGATCTCGTAACGCTGACTAGTGACTTGCCAAGAGAAGAACCAAATATAGAGTGGAGTGATAGTTGGGTAAACTATAAAATAAAAACCGCCATTCTTACCAAAATCAACAATGAATCAGACGAAGAAAAACTTAAGTGTTTGAGTACTTTGGAGGGACAGCAAGTAATGGTGTATTATTTAAGCAATGAAACTCCTCAATATGTTGGTATTCAACCATTTCCATTTTATGATGGACGCTTACTTAAACTTCAGTCTCTTGAAGAAAATGAATCTTTTACTGATTGCTCCGGTATAGTATGCACAGATTTCGAAAACGATGAAGTTGTATTCAAAATATTCGCAGGGTTTCCTACTATTTATTATGACCAGTCAGTTGAAGATTTTTGTTGGATGATTGGTGAACAAAAAACAGGACTGCCTGCTTGTGGTCCACAAGGACCACAAGGAAGTAACGGATATATTCTTTTGGTCACATATCAACCGACGGGGACATCAAGCGAAGATGTTCCTATAACTAATATAATGATTGGTGGTGAGTGGGTGGAGAGCACTGCCGCCGCAGCTCAGGAGATTTTAAAAGAGATACACAAGAACTCCAATGATTTGACTACAATGGCATATGCAGTTAATTATTCTAATTTACAAGTAACTGGACCAATATATTTGTCCAATGTCATAGTACGAGATACAACATCAAATCATACTACTATATATACAGGGTTCGTAAAAACAATATTTCCATTTGATTTTGCGGTTGATGCCACATGGTTTCAAAATTTAAAGTATGATAGCGATGTCTCTTATAATCGCGGAATTTTTGTTCCATATGTTCCTGGAATGAATGGGAATAACAATCAAGGAGTTCACATGATATATGCTGAACCAACCGCCAGTTCACCAGTCAATAAAAAGTTAACAATAACCCCAACAACTGACATAGATAATATAAGCATACCAGACTCAGAAGCAGAACTAGAGCTTCAGTACCCCGATGTCACAATGAAATCATCCAGTGCAAGCGTAAACACAATATTTAACAATTTATATGTCAACAGGGACGGCGTGGTAGGCGGAGAAAAAAGATTCACATATATTTGGAAATCAGGAAATAAAGATAGCAGTTCTAGTTACCCAGAGATTGGTAATTCAGATTTAAGGCCGGACTTTTCTGAATATAGCAATAACAAATTCGAGTCATTTATGTGCCCTGATGGTTTTCTTTGGTATAGAGATCCTTATACATATCTTAGAATAGAGTTAAGAAAAGGCAAGGTGATGATTGTTGGGCCAAACAATGGGGAGGTCTCTGTTGGTGCGAAATCAGTAACTCCTGAAAACCCGACAATGTCCGCAAATCAGACATCGGTTAATGTTATAATTGGCGCAGACTCGTATTGGAAAATAGAAACAGTATAAATAAAGGATATAATATATGGCTATAAATATAAAAACAGGACAAGAAATTGGTGGAACAAACGAATGGAGCGAGACACAAGTACAGTTCGTTTCTGATAGTCAAAATTTTGGTAGACTTACAAAAACTCAAAATTTTAAATTAACCACATACACAGATTCGACTAGAACAACCGAGCTCGGCGATTTGAACCACCCGCCGGTAAAAACATTTACAGTATATCAGTCTCCAGCTTCACTTCGAATGTTAACAGTTGGTGTTAAATCAAGTGAACCGACAATAGCAGATTTCAATGGACTTGCCAAAATTGTGCCGACAACCAGGAATCAAATATCCAGTTCAGCTACAGTTTCTAACGGAAAGTATTATGTATATGGCTTATCAAATTTATCTAAAATAAGATATGCTATGACTACATGTACACTTGTTTCTGAATCTAGCAAATTTTGTAATGAGAAGCCAACAAACATGAGTCAATTTGTAAATGGTACTGAATCCTCAGACGGATCATCAGCTTACATTTGTCCATCTGACTCTACTTGGGGAGACAACGATGTGTATTATTTTTACTTCCAGGTCAATGCTGGACAAAGCGCCACTACCTTAAATCTAATGATATCCGATCCTTCAAGTGATCACGGTTATGTAATAACCACAACAGCATCTGGAGCTATATCCATAACAACTTCTGTAGTTCTTCCTGCAGCTGGTGGATCGGTTCAGGTTGGATATTCAAACACTCTCCCTGATAATACTGCTACAATTACGAAAGGAACAGACAATACTAGTGGACTATATGACACCGACCCGGCACTGCCAATTTCCAATATACTACCTGGAACAACCAACGGTATTATAACCCTTAGTCCAACATCAAAAAATTATTCAGCAACTACATATCAAAACGTTAAATATTTAAAATCTTTAACATCATCTCCAGTAACAGGTAATACCCTTATCATGTCTGCTTCCGAAGAAACTAACAAAACTTGTAGTGTATCGCAAGCTGGTGCTACTGTAAATAACTATAGTTTTGTTGTAAACTCTGGCAATCCTCTTCAGGCTCCAGCTGGAGGAACCAAAGAAGTAAACTTTAATGCCAGGGCATACATTCCAAACGATTCCGAAGGTATAAAAATGTATGTGCCCGTTCCTTCAATCACCCCAAGAGGAATAGACAATATCACTATAAACAACGCCAGCGGTAAAATAACTATAAGATTTTCTGACAGTGCCTCCGGTACCGTAACACTTACCATGAAACCAAAATTTGTTACTGGTGTTTCCGGTTCCGCACCAACGCTTGGAAACGAAATAGATGTAACCGGTAGTTTACAAATATCTATTACAGAAAAACCAGCGGTATCAATATCAAGCGGGACATATAGTACAGATTCCGACGTGGAAGATACGAGAATGCTGTTCAATATAGTTTTAAACTGTAGTACTGATTGGAACAACACCATTAGCAGGGCGGTATCTGATGCGGTAACAAGAGGAGCTCTTGGAATAAGCCTAACAGGAATACAAGCAGGAGATGTTGCTGTTTATATAGGTGATCAAAACGACACTGCTGGTTCTTACGATATGGAAAATAATACAATAACTTTCAGATCTCGTGGACTATCTACCAGTGGCGATACGTTAGAAGCCGGGCTGATATGGAGAGAAATTAGTGATGATAGTAATTTCGTAGCGGATGGGTCACATGCAAATATAACATATATTTAATGTGTCTAATAAGGAACATTTAAAAACATCGTCCTAACTTATTCATAATCAACCAGTTCCAAATAGGCTAACTGGTTGATTATTATTTTTATAAATAACTCGAAAATAATACTTTACAAATTATGAAGTTCATTACAGAAAACGGTGATCAGAAGTGGTCACAGATTATCAAAGAAGAGCTCGGCGTTGAGAACGCTAGTAAGCTTGCTTGGATGAGTGAGTATGCAAAGAACCACGAGGTATATGAAGGCCTTCAGCCTAATACTAACAACGTGAGTCAGAACATTTATGCTACTCCTCTGAATACTATGGGTATGGGAAATCCTATGAATCCTGAGGTTTCTGGCCCAGGTGCAGCTGATTTCTATACAAATAAGGTTGGTTCAGGTGACATTCCAATGTCAACCCTGACAATGGCTCTTACAATCGCAGCTATGACTATCGGTCTTGAGCTCGTTCCAGTTATCCCTTCAAAGGGCCCTTGGGCTATGCTTTCTTACATGGATACCCCTTATGCTGGTGGTAAGACCGGTCGTGCAAACGAAGTTCTTGGTGTTGATGGTATTGGTCCAGATGCAGAGAACAAACCTATTTATATTAAGGTTAAGTACAATGTTGTATATGCTACTGGTAAGACTAAAGCAGATTTCGTTGTAGGTAACGATATCGTGTTCACTAGTACAGCTGGTGTATTCACTGGTAGTTTCATTGGTTTCAGCCGTATCGACAACGGTATGATCGTTAAGGTTGTAAAAGTTCGTAACGCTGCTGATAACGCTGATGTATCTATCGCTGACGTATTTAGCGCTAACGTAACTTTGTCTTCTACCGCTGCATCTGCAGTTCTCGGTACTCAGACAGCTCAGGCTTGCGATCCTCAGCTCGTATCAGGAAACGCTGATCACGTTCAGGGATTCGGTAACTTCTTCAATGGAAGTGATGACCCTATGACAAGGGCTCAGAACGAGACTGGTGTTGGTAACACTATCGGTGCACGCATGTTCACTAAGCTCGTTCAGATGGGTGCTTATGAAGTAACTGGTACTGTTACTCGTCAGCAGCTTCAGGATATGCCGCTTTACGGAGTTGACGTAGTAGGAAAGGTTCTCGAGGCTATGCAGAACGAGATTTCTCAGGAAATCAACAACAGAATCCTCGACAGAGTATTCCGTCTTGGTGTAACCAACGCTAAGAACCAGAAAGAGTATCAGGGTGTTGACCTTAACCTGTACTTCTCTAATGCTGGTGCCGCAGCTACCAAGAATCTGTCTGCTTTCTCTGCAGCTAAGAAGTTCATCGGCATCGATGGAACTAATGCAGCTACCAACTGGGGCGCAGTTAAGAACGCTACTCAGAACACCGCAGCTGAGAACACTCACACTCTTCAGAGAAGGGTTATGAGCCGTATTCTTGCAGCAGCTAACCTTATCGCTAACGTAAGCCGTTGGGGAAGAGGTCAGTGGGTTGTAACTAACACTCAGATTCTGTCTGCTCTTCAGGATGCAGCTGGATTTGTAATCGCTCCTATGACTAACACCCTTGTACAGGATGGTAGCAAGAGTCTGTATTTCGCTGGTTCCGTAGCAGGTCTGAACCTCTATGTTGACCCTTACATGACTTGGGACGACTGCCGTATATGTGTCGGAAGAAAATCTACGGGCAACGACCCGGGCGTAATCTTCATGCCATATATCTTAGCTGACACCGTTCAGATTACCGCTGAAGGCACTATGGCTCCGAAGCTTCTTGTTAACTCAAGATTTGCTATCGTTGACGCTGGTTTCTGGCCAGAGCAGTCATACTTCACCTTCATGGTTGACAGCGACGGAGTTGATGTTATCTAATCAAACCAAAAGGATTGAAAGAAAAGGGCTTGCACAAAAGTGCAGGCTCTTTTTTTACTCAATTTATATGAAAATTTTAATAATGAATTAAATTTTTCATTATTTTTATTTATTATATAATTAGATATGATAATTCCTGATCTAACTTTGCAAAAATATAACCGAGAGATTTGTGTTAAAAAACATTTTCCTGAATTTTATAGGTTTATAATGGATAAATATCCAGACGAGCTTCCTTGGAAAGAAAGAGTTTATTGGTATCTGCACAATATAATTGTACATCCAACATGCAAGATATGTGGTAAGCCTACTAACTACATCAATCCCAAATACGGATACACGGCGTATTGTAGTATAAAGTGTTCTAATTCTGATACTGATAAAAAAATCAAGACAAAAGAAACATGTAAGAAAAAATATGGAGGTTCATCACCAGCTGCTTCGAAAACAGTCAGGGATCGAATGCAACAATCTTGCGTAGAGAAATACGGAGTACCCAATGCCATGCAAAACGAATCAGTTAAAAGAAAGTCGAACTTAAGAAACATCGAACTGTATGGAGGTTGTGGTAATGCTTCAGATGTAAATAAAAAGAAATACGAAGAAACATGTAAGAAAAAATATGGTGTTTCTAATCCTATGAAAAATCCAGAATGTCTGGAGTATGTCCGATCCATTCAAAAGGGGGTTAAAGAAAAACTCCGGAACACTGTAAGGGAACGTTATGGAGTAGATAGCTATTCACAGACAGACGAATATAAGAAAAAAATATATGAAACTAAAAAGAAAAACGGAACATTTAACACATCCAAAATTGAACAGGAGTTTAAAAAATGGTTAGATGATAATCATATAAATTATAAGTATCAATATCGTTCTGATTCTTATCCGTTTAACTGTGACTTTTACTTTCCTGATAAAGATCTCTATTTTGAGATACAAGGTAGCTGGGTTCATAATGATCACCCATATAATTCAGATTCACCCCAAGATCAAATCATATTAAATGAATGGGTTAAAAAGAAAACAAAATTTTACAACAACGCCATAGAGACCTGGACTGTTCGTGACCCCACAAAACGACAATGGGCTAAAGAACACGAGCTCAACTGGGTTGAAGTTTTTTCAACGGACTTGGATGTAGTTATTCAAAAATATAAAGAAATCATATATGGATGTTCCTGATTATAATAAATTAAATAAATATAGTTGCCGCGAAGATCAGGTAAAACAAAAATATCCCGACTTCTATCAACATCTTTTGAACGTATATCCGAACTTGAAATTTCAAGAAAGACTGTATTGGTATTACAACAATATAACAACAACACCAACCTGTTGCATCTGTGGTAATCCTGTTAAATTTATAAATTCTAAAAAGGGTTACCATATGTATTGTTCTAAATCCTGTGCACAACGATCTTCTCAAGTTCAACTTCTGAAGAAACAAACATCCTTATCTCATTATGGAACCGAACACCCCATGCAATTCAGCAAGGTTGTACAAAAGTGGAGACAGGCGAATAATACGTCAACATCACTAACACTCTCATTTCCAAACGTTGATCCGGATCTTCATTGGAATCTCACACGAGAAGAACTCTATGATGAATTTTTTTGGTATCTGGATCATCCAGTTGGGGAACTTACCCTCCGCTGTAATAAGAATAAAATTGTCAAGTTCTTCCAGCAGGATACTTTCTATAAGAGAGAAAAAGAGCTTTGGCAAGAGCCGGAAATTAAACAAAAGATTCTTCTCAACAGGCTCAAATACCTAGACAAAACGCCTGAAACACTCAATACATATGACATATTGAGTGGATTCAAAAAATCCGCAATACATTATGGTTATAGTGGTTTTAACCCCCAGCTTTGTAAATGGGTGTATGCTTGGATAGAAGAAAACGTAGGTATCAAGATGGATGATATGGTGGTGTACGACCCTTGTGGTGGTTGGGGTCACCGAATGATTGGATCAACAGAGATTAAAAAATACATTTATAATGATTTATCTCGCCCAACATATAATGGGGTGCAATCTATAAAGGATTACTTTGAGTTTTTTAATGTGGAGCTTCACAACGAAGATTGTCTTCGGTGGATACCAGAAGAAGATTATGATGTTATGTTTACGTGTCCTCCTTATTTTAATCTTGAATCTTATCCTTGTGGAGATTTCTCATCAAGAACAGATTTCGATCTGTTTATGAATAGGTTATTTGAAGTATTTTGGACAGGTCCTGCAAAAGTTTTTGCTTTAGTGATTCAAGAAAATCTTATAGATGAAAATATTCATAAGCCAGATCAGAAGTTTTTACTTTCGAAAAATCGCGCAATTCATCTTACGAATGGGGCGACTGCGAAGAATGGAGAGTATCTTTATATGTTTATTAAATAACCTTCGATACCCATTTAGTCCGTGAAATAAATGTTAACTTATCTTTAAGGGCCATTTAGTTTGTCCGCTATCATAAATTCGGATTCCATACCTAAAAGTATATGACAGTGGGCATATACGCTGGGAATGGATTAAAAATTGAATATTGATATTATTATTTTTTAATAAATTAATCATTTTATTTATGGAAAATATTAAAGATTACTTGAATAAATCGGCTGTCAATGAAGCTGCTATTGAAGAAGGAAAGGGATATACAAAGAGATCAGTTCTCAAGAGACTGCCTATTGGCACTCGTACAAATGGAAGCCAGTATCTAAAAATTGATACAGGAAAACACCCAGGACAAGAAGCAATCAGTTTTATAACTATTGATATGGGACAATTTGATATGAGCGATGTCAGAAATGGTGAAGACGACGGAAGCTTTGACAATATGTGTTCTGCTATTGGCATAAACGATTGGTGGACTGAAGGAGAAGAAATAGATAGCCTAGAACCAGGCGAGAGTTATACAGATCCTTATGGATATGTGTGGGTTTGTCTGCAGAGATAAGTATATTCTTTAAATGATCAAAAAAAGAGCTCACAAGGGCTCTTTTTTAATGTAATTTTAAAATCCATTTAGTCTGACCACTATCATAAATCCTCGTATATCCTAAGTTCATCATGATTTCAGATTCTGATAAGTTTGGGTCTGCTCCTTCTTTCACTAGTTTTCCTTTGGTAAAGTTAAACCTATGATATCTTCTTAGGTTTTCATCTATGTACCAATAAGAACCATATGTTTCGCTGACCCTGGAAAAACCAAGAGATCCATAAAGAGAGCCGTTTGAAATATCATTAGAGGAAAATGATTCGATGATAGTCGGGTTGTAGTGATCTATAAAATATTTCAATAATTTTGAGGCACCGCCAATAATTTGAACACCAGATTTTGTGCAATAACGATATAATTCAAACTCTGTAGGTCTTGCAGATTTGTTTCCAAGAGCCCTGCGTTTTCTCCCGAACGTCATAACAGACACCAGTTCATCTTTGTAAAATAAACCTATATTATATTTAGACACTACAGAACCTTGAAGATGATATTTGTTCAGGAATTGTTTGGCTGTGCTCTGTGGAATTTCACGTGCGCTACATAATCGAGCACCAACATGAATATCATATATTCCCAATTTAGAACAGATGATGGATTCTACTATTTCTGGTTTGTTAACTATTTGATCTTCCCAGATAGTAAGCAGTTGAATTCCAGCCTGGGCGCACTTGATGTATTTATCAAAGTGATATTTAACATCTTTCCATGCTGATGAATGCCAGTAAATACCATTACATTCTATTGCAAGACGATATTTTGGAATATATATATCAAGTTCTTTACCTTCTAGAACTGTACGATCATTAGTAATATATTCAATATGGTTTTTATCAAGCACATCTCTTACAAACAATTCTATAGACGTACCAGATAATCTTCCTTGTTGAACGGGAAGAATATTTGTGCATGGCTCTGTGTTGGATGCTTTACGTGTGCGATAATGTTCGGGAGATATTATATAAGTTTTTTCATTACACTTATTACATCCCTGGTGCGGACACTTACGAATCCAATCCCCTTCTTCTGTATATCCCAACAAATCTTCTATTTTATCAATTGCAGCTGCTCGTTTGATTTCAATTATTTTGTTTACAACATCCTGTGATTTAGAAGGGTTGTCTACTCCATATCTTTCGAGATTGGTTTGTTGGACTTTTTTCTTTATGTTATCGGTTCTCATCGGAATAACGTCTCCGTATCTTTCGAGATTGGTTTGTTTGATTTTTTCTTTAATGTCTTTGGCTTTAAACGGTTCTGACGAGCCGTATTTTTCTATATTAGTCCTTCGGATTTTCTCGCGCATTGCTGGCAAACACAAGTTACATTCTGCCCCATATCTTTCTAAATTAGTCTGCTTAATTTTTTCTCTAATTTCTTCTGCCATAAGACCATATTCTACTCCATATCTTTCTAAATTAGTCTGCTTAATTTTTTCTCTAATTTGATCCGATTTGAAAGTGTTTCTGACTCCGTAATGGCTCTCGAGAGTGTCTTGAGATTTCTTAAGTATCTCTGGGTTCTGCATGGCGTGTTTATGACCATAAGTTTCTTCCATAGTGGCCTGCTGTTTCTTCTGCACGGCCGAACTAGCGTTGCCCATGCCACCATGTCTCTCAGTGTAAGTCTTGATGAGTTTTTCTTTTATGGACGCATTTTGAGCCGCGTGAGCAACTCCGAATTTCTTTATTGATGTTGCGTCTTTTTTGGCTTTGACTTCCGGGTCAGAATTAGAACATTTGAGCCCACAGTACTTTTGATATCCTCTTTTGTAGTCGAGAAATGTGGTGTATTTGTCACAGACCGGGCACCTGTGTGGTTCAGACAATTCATTGTAATAAAGGTATACAAGTTCGGTGGTCTTTTTTATAGGATAACCTTTATATTTGTTACAAAGGTATTGGTAAAATTCCGGGTAGTGTTTCTTCAAATATAGGCTTCCCATTTTCTTTGGGGAATCTAGTTCTTCTATTTTTGGGATTTTCATATTAAATATAAATTATATTTCATATAAATATAATAAATAAGTTACAAGTTTTTAATTAAAACTGTTTACAACTTTTTGATCTATACATTTATTATTTATTTAATTAAATAAACGAGATAAAATTATGTTACCACACATTACAAATAGTAAAGCAGGAGTGAACAAATGGGATCCTATACACCGAAACCTCTTCGAAGTGTATTTTACTCTCCCAGAGGCACTTCGTAGTCAGTTTGCTCAAGATGAAGCAATTCTTACAGAGCATGTTCTGAAGATTGATGGTCTGAATAATTTAAATAAAGTTCCTGCTGTTAGCCAGCAGAGGTTTATGGGAACCGACCGTTCTTACATTCAGAGTGGTCTTGACCAGACTCGAGTAGAGATTACTGTAGAGTTTTCTCTTAACCTCCGTAACGGAATCGACAACTACATTTATAAGCTTTTGAAGGCTTGGGGAAAACTCGGATATGATATCAGTACTGGTGAGAAAGTTCTGAAGAAAGATTACTGTGCTGATTGGATGAGGGTTGTAGTTGCCAACAGAGTTGGAGATATTTACCAAGATATCGTGTTGAAGGACGTTATGATGTCTAAAGGTCCTGAGGATGTCACATCAAGCTTCGATTACGAGTCTCGCGAAACTTTCAACGTCAGCGTAAGCTTCGTAAGCGACTGGTGGAGCGAAACCAACGCATAATCGCCCAACTTATACTTACCGATTTTTAAAAAGACCTCTCTGAGGTCTTTTTTTGTATATTTAATAAATACATGTTGGACTTTCATTATATTAATATAATGCAGGATTTGGAACAATTCAAACACAAAAAATTTCCATCGATCGACTCAAGATACTTCCAAAGGAACTATCCAGAACTCTATTCATACCTAATGACTCATTATACTGACAGCGATTCGTTCTCTGAGAGGCTCTATCGTTTTCAGAATAATTTAGATGTCCGACCGGTCTGTAGAGTCTGCAGTAGCAGGGTTGTTTTCGAAAATCGTACGGTTGGCTACCGCAAATACTGCTGCAGACGATGTTCCAACAACGACCCAAACAAAAAAGACCTGTCGCGCACGTCCTGTCTCGAACGATACGGTGTAGATAACTTTTCTAAAACCAAAGAGTTCAATAATATTTTTAAAGAAAAATACTACACCATACGATCTAAGACAAAGAAGACCAATCTCGAACGATACGGAACAGAGAATCCTATGCAGAACGAGACTGTGCGATCTAAGACAAAGAAGACCAATCTCGAACGATACGGAACAGAGAATCCTATGCAGAACGAGACTGTGCGACAAAACTTTAAAGAATCCCTGTTGGACACATACGGCGTAGATCACTACAGCAAAACAAAATCTTTTAAAGAAAAGATCCGCTCCACAAGCATTGAACACTACGGGGTCTCTCACCCATTTGCTTCTTCAGAGATCAAATCTAAAATCAGACAGACCAATCTCGAACGATACGGAACAGAGAATCCTATGCAGAACGAGACTGTGCAGTCCAAGGCAAAGAAGACCAATCTCGAACGATACGGTGCTGAGAACCCATTTGCTTCTTCAGAGATCAAATCTAAAATCAGACAGACCAATCTCGAACGATACGGCGCCGAATCATATTCTCAAACAGATAATTATAAAGAACATATAAAACACATTCAATCAGAAATTCAAAAGAAATCCTATGAGACAAAAAAACTCAACGGGACATTCAACTCGTCTAAGATCGAGAAGGAATTTAAAGACTGGCTTGATTCGAATAATATAAACTATAAGTATCAATACAGAAGCGAAGAGTATCCTTTTAACTGTGACTTTTATTTTCCGGATAAGAACCTTTATCTTGAGATACAAGGCAGTTGGGTTCATGGTCATCACCCGTTCGATCCGGAATCGGCTCAAGACCAGAAGACCCTTCAAAGCTGGAAAGACAAACACAGCGACTTCTATGATAATGCCATAGAGACTTGGACGATCCGAGATCCTAAGAAACGGCTCTGGGTTAAAGAACATAAATTGAACTGGAAAGAGGTATTCTCCACAAATCTTAAAGAAGTTTTAAATATATTTTTATATGAACAATAGTAATATAAAACATTTTTTGACAGACGAAGACGTAACTACGAACTTTGAAAAAATGTTTCCGAATATCGACCCAGAACTCTGGTGGAGTCCTACTAGCGAAGAACTACACCAGGAATTCTTTTGGTATCTCGATCACCCTCGGGGACAACTCACGCTGAACTGTAACAGAAATAAGATAGTGAAGGCTTTTCAACAAGATAATTATTTCTGTGTTGAAAAGACAATGTGGTATGATTTGGACATCCGTAAGAAAATCCTCGAAAATCGCATGTATTACCTGAATAAAACCCCGGATCAACTTAATACTTATGATATACTCTCTGGATTCAAAAAAAGCGCGATTTACTACGGTTATGGAGGATTTAATCCACAACTCTGCAAGTGGGTCTATCAATGGATTCAAGATAATGTGGGGATCAACATGAAACAGATGATTGTGTTTGATCCGTGCGGGGGTTGGGGGCATAGGATGATTGGCTCGACAGAAATCAAAAAGTACATATACAACGATCTCTCGTATCACACATATGATAAGGTAGATAGCATAAAGTCTTATTTTGATTTTTGGAATGCTGAGCTCCACAATGAAGATGCGAGATCATATACTCCACAAGAAGATTTTAACGTTATGTTCACCTGTCCACCATATTATAATCTCGAAATATATGAGTGTGGGAGATTCACGTGTACAGATGAGTTTGATGAATTTTTAACGTGCTTGTATAATAAATTTTTAGCGAAAGATTCTTGTATGGTCTATGCTTTGGTCATGAGAGAAGACCTGATGAAATCACAACCAACTCCGCAATATTCTTTCAAACTCTCAAAAAACCGCTCCGTACACATCAACAACAAAACCCCACATAAACACGACGAATATCTTTATATTTATGTAAAATAATATGGCGTTTATTATATAAAAAATAAGATCCAAATCATGAAGGATATTAAAGAGTATATAGACGAAAGTATCTTTAGCGGAAATGTCGATATAGTCAAAAATACAGAAAATGTGTTGAAGCAAGAGGCTATAGATGAACTGGCTAAATACATATATCAATATCGTGAACTGAAGCGTCTTGGTGTCCGATTGGATTTGGATTCGAAAGGATATGTGATTACTTGCCCCTCGAATGTGAGTGGAGTGTCAATATTTAAGTTTCCGGAAAAAGGACTTAAATATAAAATCTCCCAATTCGTTGGCGATAAGGCAAGATGTTTAGATTTAAGATCGTCGGGATGTGTTGATCTTACAACAGTGTTCACACCTGATTGTGAGTTTGATAGTAGGCTCTCAATAAATTGTTGTGATTGTCTTACTAGTCTTGAAGGGTGCCCAAAGAAAGTCCGCGTTTTTGAATGTCAACATAACAGACTTTTAAATTCAATTGAAGGAGCACCGAGAGAATGTAAATTTTTCTACTGGGCTTACAACGGAAGACACTCAAAAGAAAAACCAAAAAAAGACATGGAGCCGACAATAGAAAATGTGCAGAAATATCTTAAATCGAAAAGTGTTATTATAAATATAGAATATTAAATTAAATTAAATTAATAAAAAATGAAAAATATTCAAAGTTACATTAAAGAAGGATACTCTAATCAGGAAATGATCGAAGTCGATGAAAACGGAAAATATGGATACATGTATTATGATGATAACTCTGGTCTCGTCGGGGTTTATGGTATGAATAGTTATAAAGATTTAGTTAATGACTTTGGAGAGGACGAGGACTGGGCTAAAAAACTAGAGAAGCTCAAAGTGGGTGAATCTCTCTTCCACGTTTCTGGTGCTATATATTGTAGAATTTGGTAATTAATATCAATGTACAAAAATAGTCATTTTTCTTTTCATCACTTCATATTTTATTATTAGATTAAATATACCAAATAATTGATATGAACAAAAAGATTTTAGCAGATCTTGAGTTTGACAAGATCATCGGTGAGTCATCAGCTCAAACAACTACAGGTTCTACACTTTTAACTAATTACAAAAAATGGCTCATGGCTAATGAGTCTACTTGTTCCCTTGTAAACAGTTTTATCAAAGAAGCATCACAGTGCCGCTATGATAATGGTGTAAACGAGGCGCTTGAAAGTGTACTTGATTATGTAAACTCTAACAAGACCTCCTGGGCACTCGCAAGCGCAGTAGAGAAAATCAACGAAAACACTTCTCATTATAACTATCTTAACCGCAACGCCGCTTCTCAGGTAGAAAAACTTCTTGAGATGGATGAGGAAAACGTTGTGAAGTATATCAAAGCCGGGGCTCTAAAAAACGTCATGTACTGCGAAGCATTCCGTAATATAGCAAAACAGGTTTATGCTTCTTCTCCTGTTGTAGAGGCTACAGCTGAATATACTTGCAAACATCCAGTTTCACTCATAGAAAATACTGGTGATGGATATTGTTTTGAAGTTCTCGGGCGACTTTTCAAAATCGGAGAAGACAAAAACGTAGTAGAGGCATCTTGGAACGAAGTATCCAATACATTTAAGACTATTAGCAACCTGCTCGAAAGCAATCTTGCTGAGATTGATGATAATAACATCTATGTAACCGTTGGAAACAACGCTTATATCATCAGTGAGGATGGCAGCTGCATCAAATGTCAGAAAAAGGCTCTTGAAAGACTTCGCGGTTGCAACTGCAAAGACCCTGAGGTTCTAAAGGCTTGCAATGCAAAAGAAGTCACTTGTGAACAACTTCGTGAAGATAACAACATGATCGTTGCTACAACCAATCCTAGATTCAAGTATCAGATTGCAGGACAGCTCGAGGCTGTTGCGCTCTTGGCCGAGAACTATGACAGCGTGGCTACTTTGGATAACGTAGGTATTTACGAAACTGCTCGTGATACATTCATGGTTATTGAAAGCGGAGACACCAACATCTATGCCATGTCACTAAGTTCAAAACATCAGCCAGCTGGTTGGTCAATTAACGAGGATGTGGTTAAGGCCATCAGTTTCATCCAAAGCAAAACCAATGTTAATCTTGGAGACAAGTATAAGGAACTTGTAGAAAGTTACATGGCCAAAGCAGATGAAGAAGACCGCAAGAAAGTCGAAGAAGAACTGGAGACAAAAAAGAAAGATGATATTCGTACAAGAATTGCGGACTTGACAGAGAAGTTCAAGAATGACCCTGTAAAATTAGCAGTCCTAAGTAAACTAGCTCAAGAACTGACCGAAAATGAATAACATTTCATCTTTCTTAACTAAAAGGAGCCCATACGGGTTCCTTTTTTTATTCTTTTTTTATTATATATACATGAAAACATTACAATCTCATATAAGCGAAAGTCTCTTTGCAGACGGTGACATAAATCGTACTGTTAAAAACATAAATAATTCTTTAGTCCTATCTGAACTGCCAAAAACCAAATTTGAATACATGAATTATTTGGCTGCTTGGCTTGATACTTTTAATATGTTGACGCTTTTTGAGGATAACTACAAAGATGGGAAAGATTTGGCGCAGTATTTGGTTGAGCTGTATTTAAATAACTTGCCAAATTTTAGTTTAAATACATCGAAGTTGAAGCAGGTAGATTCGAACATGAAAGATATTGCACGTTCTCTCCCGAATGCAGTTCCAGGAGATAGGCGTTATTCATTTGAGTTTGATGATCTGGTTGTGAAGGATGGAAAACCGAACCTCAATCATGACGAACAAGATCTTAAAAAGATGATTATAGCTTACCCCAAAGAAATTGCATCCAAAAGGGTGGATATTATATGTTCAATTTTATATGGCAAACTCAGTCAGATTAACCGTAAATGCATAGATACAATACTATCTGTAAGGCGCTGCAGTTTTATCGAAGATGTTGAATATTTAAAATATTATATTGATGTTAAAAATAACGAGGATGTAGAAATCTCGAGAAAGGCACGCGCAGATATGCATCGCTGGAGTCGTGTTTTAGAAAACTCTATTCGAACATCTCCATATGCAGACACATACTCTAAAATCAAGCGGGATTGGCTGAGATCTTAAATAATATCTCGAGCAATTTTTAGAATCGGGTCTGCTAATTCTTCTAGTTTAGGCCCGATTTTTATTTTATAATCGTCGTCTTGAAAGTTATTGAATGATAACTCTGTATCTTTCTTTTTATGACCTGGTCTTTCTACGTTAATTATTACCCCTCCGCTATCCTTAACAAACATTAACTCGGAGATAGACTTAATATCCATATATATTCTATATTTATACTCTTCGTTAAAGATGTTTATAAACATATTTGAATTGGCTTTGTATGACTTTACCCAGACATTTTTCCCAAATCCCATCTGCATAACAAAGATTCCAAAATAAAGTATAAATTCTCGCAGAGTCATAAATATGGGTTCTTCTTTGCTGAGATCTGCAGGTCCGTTCTTAGACTTTTCAATCATAAGTTTGTTCACTTCGGCTGCGGTCTTGACTGAACTCGGAACCTCATCGTACTCTTTGCATGTAAAGTCATTCAAACAAACCACCACATGATCTTTCATATAGTCACTATACAACCAATCAGTGTTACATCCCAGCAACATCTTTACATGAATCCTAGGAGCATCTCCAAATGAGTCAAAGTACACCCGTTTCAGATCTATATTATATATAATGTCTTCATTCTCACAAATATCCTTGCACCAGAGTTTAAAATACTCTCGGAACTCTTCGATGTCTATTGTTTGATTTGAACGCTCTGCCAGATACTCTATCGTCTGTCCAAGGAGATATGCAACAGTTTTTTTGCCGCTACCTCTATGTCCTCTAATTCCAATTAAACTCATTATTTTTAGTTATTTTTGTTTATATATAAAATAATATATCTCTGTATAGATCTCTTAAATTTTCGTAGGTTTTGTTTGATTTATTGGAATTTTTCAAGTGCGTCATACATCATCTCAGGATCGATATTATACTTGACCTGATTTTTCCTAATGGTTTCCAATACATTTTGAAGTATCTGACTTACGCGTGCTATTGAAAGTTCTTCCTGTTCAGCTATTTCTTTAGGAGTCATCGGTCTTGGAATGCCGATTCCGAACTTCTTTAAGAATATTGCTCGGTCTCTAGTTTTCACCCCGTCTAAAAGTTTCTTGAGACCGGATTTAAATGTGTCGTAAGCCTCTCCGATATCAATACTACTGGGATCGTCATCTGTACCTAAAATTTTATCCCCTATTGTCATACCGTCATCGTCGCCTATCGGTTCATCTATATTGATTAAAGATTCCCGCCTATAAGCACCGTGAAGTTCTTTGTCTGCTATGATTTCGGATTTAGGCTTTTTTACAACCCTGCTGTACTTATCTATTTCTATAAGAATATATGCCCTAATCCACATTACTGCAATACTATTGAACTTTGCATTTTTGATGTTGTCTTCTACAAATTTCAATGCTTCCTCTTTGGTTATCTTTTGCTTATTGAAAATTTCTGATTCGTAGAGTTTTAATGTGGCGTCTCCGTATTCCATATATTTACTGATTATGTTCTTGAAATCTACTGAAGAAATTTTATTCGGAAGATCTTCTAACTCTTTGATAATCTGATCTTTAATCTTCATCCTGGATGGGTCATATTTCTCCCAAGCCGTGACCAACCCGACATTGCCGGCACTGATCAAATCAGCTAAATCTAATCCCAGACCCTGGTATTTCTTAGCTATACTGATTACGGTCTTGAGGTTCATCTCAATAAGCTTGTCTCGGTTTTCTGGGCAATATTCAATGTCATAATTATTATCATTCTTATTATATATGTCATTCACTTCTTTAAAGTATGATTGAATAACATTTTCCGAATTTGAACGATCTACAGAACCCTTAGCTATCAGATTGTCATATGCGTCTACTATATTCACGCCATAATCTATAGAATACTGCACTGCATAAGCCAATGTCGATAGTAAATTTAATTGGCCACCCGATTTCCGGTATCTAATATATGATTCTTCTATATCATCTGCACTTAACTCCAAAGGGATATTGTCGTGATTAGAATCATACTGTTCTACAAGTTGTGAATTGTGGTCTATATATTGTTGAATTTTATCCTGTATATTCATGTTAAAATAATTGTATTTATATAAAATATTTCACAATGCGTTATTCTTTAGGCTGTTGTTCATCTGGCTCCTTCACTATATTCAAAAAATCATTGAGTATAAAAGACGGAACATTATTTCCTGAGGAGTCTGTATGTGTTTTTTCTTTCCATATCAATTCCATTTTAGTCATTTCTATATTTCCGTTTTTCTTAGGTCTCGATGTTTTTATAAGACATTTGAATATTTTTTCGAGATTTTTTATCACGTTGTCCATCGTCATATTTGCCAGCTCGACTTTGACCGAATCTGTTGAGGCTTGGCCCGCATATCTGTTTGCAAACCCTCTCAGAAAAGCCCCTATATCTGATTTTGAAGCAACCTTTCTTTCTGAGAATTTGTATGCCTCATTCATAAATTCTTGAATAGGAAGGTCAAGTCTATTGATCTTATTATTATACTTTATGTTAGCAAGCATCCTAATACGACTTATGGCAGCAAAATTATAGGTTCCTCCCTTGGTTCTACAGAACTCGAAAATTTTTGGTATATCTGAAAACCTAAACAGTTTTGAAAGAGATATGAATATAGGCACCACTTTTTCAAATATTTCCATGTTTCTAACCGTAACCTTCTTATTACTTATATCTATAGCCCACTTATCTCCTTTCTTGACATCGTATTTGCCAGCCAATATGTCTTTGTAATTCTGCAAATCATTTTCATTGATGATTTGTATTAACTCACTAATATGTTCTGAGTTCATCTCAAGACCTTCATCGTATGCCAGTTTAACCATGTCCTTTAAGTTAGTAAACAAAAGTCCATCGCCTTCTTCCGTACAACTTTTCATGTTCTCAGACTTCACTCGATATCCATACGCTTTCATACCAGCCATGACAACTGGCAGCTGTTGAGCATAATCTCTGTACTTCCTTTCAAACTGAAGAATCTTATACGAAGTTTCGTTAAGGAAATATTTATTTTCGACATCGTTATATTCTATAAATTTGTTATCATAGATGATACTTGATATCAAACTGTTATACTTATATTCTATCGGATTGCGTTCTATGGTATTGTTACACAATCTTAAGATTGCATGAATGTTCTTTATTTCTTCGTCGTTTAATTTGAAATTCAACGGTTTAAAATGATTTAGATTTCTAGTGTTACCATCTGCATCATTTTTTGATATATAAAGATTTGCATATAAGTCATTCTTTCTCAATCTATTACAGAACTGATCTATCTCATGAGGAAGTATCAGGTCTGCGAAATATATACTAAACTTGAGCCTATCCATCACATCTACACCAACACTCAAATAATTAGAACATAGAAGAACTTGCACATCTTTTACGGTCTTTTCAAAGTTAACATCATCCATAAACTTTTCTCCGATATTAGACTTTTTATAATATTTGAGGTTCACCGGCTCGAACATTTGATAGTCGTTCTTAAGAAAATAGTTCACCGCGGCTTCTATCTGTTTACTATACAGAGTTCCCGAGTTGGTCGGAAAAAGAATCCTTCTTCCTTGCGAGATGTCTTCTGCCATCTTTCTGCACATATGAAAAATAAGATCCGACGGGGAATCTACCATATGAACAGTAAACTCCTTGATTCTATCATCGTCTTTAATTACATGTATGTGCGTGGCGTCTGGGAAGAAAACCAGTTCTCCGCAAGGAGTTCCGCTCATCATCACAATAGGTACCTCAGAGCTCTTTATCAGGTCTACTACTTTAGACATAACCGGCCTATACTCACTCAAGAACAGGAGGTGACTCTCGTCTATAAATATATAATCATATCCAGATGTTTTGACATCCATCATGTTAAGATACGAAAATTTATCGATTGTCAAAGCCAGCCCAGGACACTCATTAAGTTTCGGTTGCCTGTTCCCATAACTATAATACCATTTGTCATCATTCTCTACTTTGGATTTGATGGTACTCGTAAATGGCATAACCATCATAATCTTTTTTCCATCTCGAACCAGCTGTTTAACCATTTCTGTTTTTCCCAACCCCGGACCGGCTTCTAGAAGAGTTATGTTAACACAAGACTCTGAGACTTTTTGAAGTATATCATTTCGGATATCACCAAGATATTGGTTTTTGTTAAGATGAAAGTTTATCAGGTTCGGAGACTCTTTAATTATAGTAGGGTTTCCGGCATCTTCCATCGCTATATATACCTCGTCTTCATTAAGCTCTTTGGTAATATTGAGCTTTATTTTAAACCCATGCTGTGTATTCAGTCTCTGCACTGCCCAGGGATCGATAGGTTTTTTGTGCCTGGCTGCTGTTTCACAGTCTGCGATCAGCTCCTGATCTCGGATAGTATTCGAACATATCATTCTCATGTAAGCCTTTCCCTGATCTTTTCCAAATAACCCAACAAGTGTATTCGCAAGTCTCCATCGTTCAAAGTGTTTATAGTGGACCTTTAATACATTGCTTGGATCGTCCGGTCCTTCTTTGCTAACAACATTTGTACTGATGTTGTCTTGATCCCCATCTCCATCTTCGAACCATTCCCACCTCTTAAAAATTTCTTTGAGGTCTGGGTACGTAACCCAGTCTACATCAGGATGACCTATATCGTCAACATTATCAAAGTTAACATATATAAAGTCTTCAAAGAAGCTTGAATTGATAAGAACTGCTGGGTCATATCCCAACAAACTTCCCTGTTGTGGGCGCGCCATAGCTAAGTCCATCCAATTCAGAATATCATCTTTTGTAAAAAGATACAATTCTGCTGCACTTAAAAGTGCAAGATATACATAACTATATTTATGGCGGAAATTGACTAAATACAACAGTTTTCTTTTTGAATAATCATCTGTCTCCGGAACGCTTATTTTTGTCCACACGTGTAAGCCTTTCCCGCTAGAAGAAAATCCAACACCTAAAAACCAATTACATTTGTGGAGTTTTTGAAATATGTGATTTTTTAACCTGCCTGCCTGGACACTATCTTTGATATCCAAGTCTATAGTCTGAAATCCATTCCACTGAGCATATGCGTCTTTTCCAGATAGTCTCGTCCCGGCTGAATTGCTGAAAACTATTGTTCTTCGTTCCTTTGTAACTTTTTCATTCTTTGGGTCTCTGACTATATTCACCAAGTCCTTTAGAGTTCCGATCTTACAAGGAGAACCAACCGGCATTGTATAACCAGTACCTAGTGTTATTTGGCATTCTTCAAGTCTTTTTGAAAACTGCTCAAAATCTTCCTCGTTAAGCTCGAGAGCGTTATCCTTCGAGAATTTTTCTTTCACAAAATGCTGCTTCCATGAATACTCTGTTGGAGTATTCATTACTCTATACTTCTGCAGCGATTTTTCAAGTGTTATTTTTTTAGACTCCAATTTTTCCACTTTTATTCCGTTGAATTAATATATTAAAATTATGATTATTATTTTATAACGAAAATTCAACAAATAGATATGAAATCGCTGGTAAATTATATTAAAGAAAGTATTTTTAAAGATCCTATAGAGATGATTAAAAGTATAGACCTCACAGATATTTTTAAAAAATTTAAAAGTAAGTCTACATTCTCTGATGGGTTTGAAGAACTCAAAAATTTTGTTGCAGAACAGCAACCAGGTAAACAAGACAATTCTGAGCTGGGAATAATAAAACCAGATGACTATGATAATATCGACAACGACAAGAATTACATTGCTTTCATAGACAATGTTCAAACCGGCGAAGTGACTGCTCCGCATTGGGCTATACATATCTATATGGCTAATGTTGATAAAACTATAGTGATTGGCGGAGACTGGGCGTCGATAGATGGTAGTTCTGAAATAGACAATTACACAAAAAGAATTGTTAACAAGTGCGACCCGAAAGAAGAACTGACTTCTATGAAGGAATTTGGAATGACAAAAGAAACAGTATATGAAATATCACCAGAATTGATAAATGTATTTTATAAAGAACTGTCCTCACTTGATATTGTGAAAGAATGTGGAGATGCTGGTGGAGCTACTCCCGGGAATACCATGGGCGCCGGCGACCCAGCACTTCCAGGAGAAAACGGTGAGCTGGGCAGCGGAGATTCGTTTCAAAGAATGCCTAGCCCAAAGAAAGAAAAGCTTTCCAAAAAACACAAAAAAATCAAACAACAAGAGTATAACTGATGCAATTTAAAGAGTTTATAGCAAAACAAATGATTGGAAAGAAACTACATTTTAAATGTGACTGTCTCTTTCCAATCGATACCGTTGGAACCATAATGTCCTATGTTATAGAAAACAATGAGATTATATTCAAAGTTGCGGTTGAAAATAAATTTATAGACATATCAGAAAACCACCCCAAGTTAAACGTGGCAGTAGTCAATCAGTAAAGTCTTCTACTAAAGATTTAACGTTGACTTGATGTTATATATTTCATTTTCTACACTTTCAAGACGCCACAGGGTGTTATTCTTTAACTGCAGTTCGCATCTATCTACTTTGGCCCGCAATTCTTGTAAGTCAATTTTAATATGTTTTATATCATTGCGGGTTGCCTCAATTAGTGGTTTTATATATTTTTCCACAATATGATCCTCTAGCGCCTTTTCATCAAATTCGCGAAATGTTTTATTTATAGTTTCTTCTGAATTTTCTGCAAAAATTGACATATCCTTACGAGTTTCTTTGTTTATCTCCTTGCCACTGACCGTTATATAAATTATCTTTTGATACCGGATCGCTTTCAAAGACTATCGCCTGTGCTACTCTTGCTCCGCGTTCTATGTACACAGGAAGAGTTACGAGCAGATAACAGCCCATAAAGTCTGTTTTGAATCCTGCGTCAAACTGACCACTAAATACTTGACATCCACATCTAACCAAACTGCTTCTGGATTTAAAATGCAAAGTTGCATTATCTGGAATAGAACATCCTTCCATAAGTTCAAGTTCGTAATAACCTGGTTCTAAATACCAATATTTTACTCCTGCTGGGATTGAACATACTGCACTTCCATCAGAAAAAGAAGTCGGTATCACTTCTCGTTTTGGTGTTATAGTCTTCCCAGACTTAGGAATGAACCCATACCTCCCACCGACACTGTATATAGAGAACACTCTCACGTCGATTCCTTGCTGTTGTACCTGCTCCGGGGCTTCTACCCCAGTGACAATTCCTCTTTCTATTATTTGTTTTCCTGTTAATTGCATATAAGTTGTTTTATTATATAGTATAAAATATCAAACACCCATATTATATTTATGAACAACCTGCAAAGATATTTGAATGAATCTTTATTTAGTGGTGGCGGCGAGGACGTTTTCGTAAATTCTGCTAATGATCAATTGAGATTGGAAGAATTTCAAAAATATGTAGACTGTGGTCAAAAATGGGCACCGGTTCAGGTGTCTTGCAAAGACGGCGAAATCAAAATCATTGGGCTTTATCATCCGGCACACCCCTCACTAACTCGTTCAATTCGTATACACGATCTAGATCATACGCCAGATTTTAATATATCCAGTATCGAACAATGTTCCGCTATACAAATATCAGATAGCAAAATAAAGGATCTCAAAGGTATATTTGCCCCAAATTGTATTATACAAAACACAGGCCCCGGAGATCAAATCGAGATACTTATAAATAGATGTAACAATCTAACTTCTATTAAAGGGCTAGAAAACCTAAAATACAAGAATCCGGAAAACACAATGTATTTCATAAACGATTGTAATAAATTGTCTGAACTAGGGCAGTTACCTAGTGTAATGAATCATCTATCTATTGTGAAATGTCCGAGCATCGGCAAAAACAATTTTAATATATCACAGTTTCCGAAGACATTGTCGGGATTCCAAGGGTTTTATTGGAAGGACAACGGCATATCTTTTATAGATTTTTGTAAGAAGATGGACTGTGGTCCGAAAACCGTTATATATTTGGAAGATCTACAACAACGCCACTCCCGTAGCCCATATGAAATAAATGCAAATAGTGAGTTCCAGTTATATTCTCATGAGTGGAGACAACTCATAAAGAACTTTAAAAAATAAAAGAAAGAATTAATTATGAAGCAGTTACCAATATATTTGAATGAGACTCTGTTCGGTGCGGAGGACCCGAACTTCGAAAAGATTGATAATGATATAGTAATGACAGAGTTCAAGAAATATACATATCATCCAGACGACTTTCTCAAAGAGTATTCGATATGGGAAAAGGGAAACATAACCTGCAAAAACGGAAAGATTGAAATAGATGCACCAATTGGTAGCATACTATATATTGACGGACTCGATAATACTCCTAATTTTAGCATTTCTCGTATTGTTAACCCAACAAACATATACTTAAGGAATTGTAAAATAAAAAATCTCGAAGGGTTGTTTACACTGGGATGCACCATGAATACAAAGAACGCTCGCACTTGGCCAGTAACAATTGAGATACAAGATTCAGAATTGGTTTCTTTGTCTGGTCTGGAAAATCTAAAATTCACAGACTCCAAATACGTCGGATATCATTTTACAAACTGTCCAAACTTAATAGATATTAATTATCTTCCAAAAACGATAAATACTCTGACGATTGATAAATGCCCAAAACTTATTAAGAGTAATAAATTTGAAATAACTAATCTTCCAAAAAAAATTATAAAAAAATTTTTTTGGGCTGAAAACGGAAAGTTTCTTTCCGACGTTTGTAAAGATGCAGGTTGCGGTTCGAAAATATATGATTTACTAGACGCAAAAATTACGAATTATACATACAAGCAAACAACCCTTACTGGTGATGAATGGGATTATATTATGAAGAACTTTAGAAATTAAAAAGGAAGACAATGTCTTCCTTTTTTATTCTCCTATAAACCCTCGTACCTTTTCTATTAAAGTATCCTTCATGTTGGCTCCAACGAGCTTGTCTACGAGATCATCCCCACGGAAGAAAAGTATGGTTGGGATATTTCTTATACCAAATCTTTCTATAGTATCTGGAGCGTCTTCGGCATTACATTGGAATCCAATCAAGTCATTTGAAAACTTTCCAACAACCTCTTCAACAATCGGTCCATACATCTTACAAGGTCCACACCACGGTGCCCAAAATTCAACTATAGTTGGCTTGATGTTGTTGAACACCATTTCATCAAAATTGTTATCGTTTACACTAATCATATTTATATCATTTAATTAATTTAAAATATTAAATTCGCATGTTTACTTTACTAAAACAATTCATCGAATAAATCCATCTGAATACTACCATCGGCGTTGAGCTGCTTAAGTCCTATGGCGTTAAGTATTCTATTAAATGGGTCTATAATGTATTGTTGGAACATTAGGTTCTTTGCCACTGGTGCATACTTCGGAGCCCACTTCGGATAGTCCATACTCGTAAAAGCGAAATACTCTGGATTTTTAACGTTATTGTTCGGATAATACTGATATACTTTTAACTTACCTCCGTAGATTGGTTCTCCAGGGAGTTTATAGTGATTTCTTATCCAGTTATAGTTTCCTACTGCCTTACAATTGAATGGAGTACCTAGAGCAAACTTAAGTGGTTCATTTCCACTGTCATCAATAATATATTTCGTATAATTATTGACTTTAATATTTGCGCTCATATCCTCTATAGATGCATTGTAGAACTTTTGTTTCTCTTCTTGCATCTTTATGTTAAGTCTTTGAATCAAATAACTATCATCTTCATCTTCAAGCAAGTATCTAACCAATCTCTTCAGGCTTTCTCTGGCTGCTTTTGGAATACTTGCTTTCACCATCTCAAGTCCTTTGACTTTCAGGGGAAGGTCATCTGTATCATAGTACTTACCATCTTTCCAGAGAAGTATCTGTGCATATCTCTTTTTTACATCCAACCAACAACCTGCCTGGCTAAGTGTTTCCATCTCAAACTTATGAACGCTCTTGGCATGTCTCGATTTATAATATTCAGATATAAACTCCTCGTTATGCTTGTCCACAACGTTAAGATTAAGGTCTACGATGATTCTTGCTTTGTCTTCCAGAGACATCTTATCGATGCCTTTGATAGTCTTCAAAAGTGTTGAAAATGAAGAGTATATACTATCTGTATCTCCGTAAACACTTGATACATAAGACTTTACCTTAGATGCATCCGGATCATCCTCTTGAATCTTTACGTCCTTTAAAAGTTCTTCTGGGTTGTCAATCAATTCAATACCCAGACTCTTATGAACATCTTTCCATTGCGGCCAACCAAGGAAGAACTCCGGTGCGTGGTGTTCCATCTTATGGATGATATTTCTCGCCTCTCCGGTAATATCATTTGCAAGCCAAAGATTAAACCAAAAGAACATGACATGACTCGATCCTCCATACATACTATTTCCTAACAGCTTCATTGCCTGTTCGTTACAAGTGTGATATGTAATTTCATCTTTAAGTTTGCGTTTAAATTCTTGCAGCTGATTATCATCCCACCCACTGAAGTCATTACCACTTTTCACTTCATAACCTATTTCTTTTAGCGCTCCTTGAATTCTTTCGTCATATTCATGGAATTTTTTATGCTTGTGTTTCAACGCATGCTCTATATCAAGCATTACGGTTGCATCCAAGTCTTTAGCCAAATACTTACTTTTACCTCGATCGCTTTTGAGTTTTGCCTGGATTGTTCGGAATGCATAATCTTTATCGTTCTTGTATACATTTCCATTTACGCTCACGAAATAGTTCGGGTCGTCTTTGTATTGTAACAAATCATTTTCTTTAAAAGTTCCATCTCCTACACCTCCTAAGAAATTTTCAAATGACAAGTTACAAGTAATAATAGTAGATGGATACAGACTTGCAAAGTCATTACATACTACGAATTTATGTTTACCAGGCATTGGGTTTTTAACATATGCTCCAACCAACTCACCTCTCTCTGGTCTTTCCCATCCGTCTGTGACCACTTTGATTCCTCTTTCGTAAAAATAGTTAAATGTCAAAGCTTCAGAAATAGCTATTTTACTAAAACAATTATTAACCTTATCTTTACAATAAAGAGCCTGCATATAGATAGTATCCATGGTCTTAAATCTCTTATCTATCAACTGAACCAAGAAACTATCGATAGCATTATAAAACACATATTTATCGTAATCTGTTTTATATAAATCTCCTAGAGTTCCGTCATACTCGATTTTATTTACACCTATGCTCTCATGTGCTATATAATCCAACGAGAGACTTTCTTTTATAGGCATAACTGCGAGGTCAAATGTACCTACCACATCCATCATATCTAGAATCACAGTGTGATCCGGTAAACTCAAATACACATCGTTGTTTCTCCTGTCCGTGTATTTGCGGTTGTGTGTAGTCAATATAGGACTACAATAGTTAAAAAATATATCTTTATAATATCCTTTGATTCTGTTTTGAATATACTGCCAGTCAAATAACAGTGAGTTCCATCCTGCCAGCACAGGTACTTTTGCTACGATATTCTTCAAGAAATATTCAAGCATGTCTCTTTCCGAATCGAACTTGATATATTTAATGTATGGTTTTTTAAGTCCTAACGTGGAAAAAAACTTCGTGTTATTTACATAATCATCGAATCGTTTCTGAAGAAGTTCATCAGATTCTATATCCCGAGTTCCCAACACAATCACATTACACTCTGGGCTTGCTATGGATATGGTTGTGATTGGAAACTTTGCTTCGCATGGCTCAGGGAACTCATTATCGTCAGGAATATATGTTTCTATATCGAAAGTATATAGTTTTGGAATTGTCTTGCCTTCGAATATATATTTTTTAACTTCTGGTGTTAACCGATTTCCATTTTGAAGTTCTCTTATGAAATACTTCTCTGCTGCCCAATCAGGGTCTCGCGAATATTTGATGTCGCATGGAGCACCGTCCCAGTTCTTATACTTCCCATCCGCGGTTTTATAAAAAGATATAAACTTGTCTATATTGAATCGAACTATGTCTTTTGCACCGTTTTCTTTAATATAAGAAATAGAAAATATTCTTTTATTTTTAGAATAACTGTAATCAAGTATCATTTAGATCTAATATTAATGTTACATAAAAATATATTTAATCCTACATTATTATTAAATCATGAAATATGCAAATGTAAATATCTCAAATAACAACGGGTACTTGTATCCCTATGTTGTATCTCTAGACGAATCTGCTACGCCGATGGTCTCTGGAGAGAGCTTGAGTTATTTTAAAATCGACTCTGAAAAGATTGCTGTTTTCTGTCCCGGGTCTATAAATAATATAAACAGAAATGTCAACAATTTTATAAAAACCACATGGTCGGATCCGATTACATTGTCTTTGACAAATTATAAAAAGTCCACTTTGCGGATATATTGGCCTACGGACAGCGTGGATGTATACGATCGTACTAAATATGTGTTTACAGCATCTATTCACATATCCGGAGTCGAGATTGTCCTTGCAAGCAGAATAGTCTCAAGAATCGAAGACGCGCTGGCTTGCCCGAATGGTGTTCAAAGATTTGGTAACAACGAATATGTAGAGTATACAGATTTTGATATAATCGACCCTAGTTCTATAATATATGATGATGGGTGGGATAGTTTTCGTAAAAATGTCTGCGGAGAACCTCAAGATTCCAACAGCGAAGGTTCTCAAATAGGATTTTCTCTTATCCCAGTAGAACAGTCAACCGATTCTCGTGACGAGTGGATAATGAGAGTGGGCTATGTGGGTTCTCAAAATTCAATAAACGTATCAGGACCAGATAACAACTTATCACTGAACTTACAATTCGACATCAATAGTGATTCTTATTCTGGAACACCAATGATCGTTTGTACAGCAAACTTCAATCCAATCTATGATAATGATCTTGTATTATATCTTAAAGAAACATATGGATTGATAAATCCTGCTGTAAGATATGAATTGATAGTATCTAAAGACAGGCTTTTAGCTGTTGCTGCAACAAATTACCACCTGGATATCCTCCAAAAGCAAAGCCCGTTGACCACAGAAAACCATTATAGTATAAACGCATTTATGTTTAACGACTGGACTGAATACGTCCCGGGCATGATCATCTACGGAACTATAAACATATATGATTTGAGTTTTTACGATGAAGGAACTAGTGTCGATGACATGGATGAATTGTTTAGCATAAAATCAAATCCGCTGCCTATCACCCAAAAAGAGTTTAGGTTTTTAACAACAAATAACAATAACCACAAAAAATACGATCTATCACAACTTGATATGGATACATATAATATAACTATTCCTAACATTACTAACAAGACTGTTATTTCCTATGATAATATTTCCGATTCTAAATCGAATATCATCCAACCGGTCTTCTTCAAAACTTTTGATCTTGAGTCTATTGTTGTTCACCCAGCAGTAACCGAGAACATAAGTCTGAACCTAGACATATATAAGTCGAAAGTCGAAGCGTTTCAATTACAACTGGAAGGAGTTTTGTTTCCGGAGATTGGACGTTTGAGTTCCGGAGTTATTTTTAAAATACAAGGCAACAGACTTCCAAAAGAACAGATGGATGGAAACTACTATATTTTGGATCAAACTGGTACAATGGTGACCACAGGAAAATACACATATGATATGTAATGATAGATTTTAACTTAAATACAGACTCTGTTGTTATATCAACAGACGAGGAACTCATCACGCAACAGCTAGATATTTTGTTTGATACGAAGCCTGGAGATGTTCTTGGTCAGAGCGAGTATGGAACAAGATATGATAAGTTTTTGTATGATTTGACTATATCTAATGATGCCATAAGGCAAAAGGTTACTGATGATATTAATGAATTGCAGCTTTTTGGTTATAAACCAACGGTGAATGTATATTTGTTACACGGAACGCAAAACGACATACTTTTGTTAGATATTCATATGAGTCGTGGTGATTATTCTTTTGAAAAAACTTATAAGGTGATTGAATAAAAACAATATAATATGAGACTTTTTAATTTACTTCAAACTCGGTATAATGAATTCATGTCTGCTGTGCAGTCATCTATATCTAAGATGCTTTCTACTAACGCGGCTAGGTATGGTAACTCCACGGTTTTCGGACAAATCATTAATACTCTTGGTGCTGTAATTCAAAATATGATGCTGTATATAGAAGACTCTTTAGTAGAACAAAACAAATACACAGCTCAGAGAAAAAAGAGTATATATGGTCTTGCGGAGTTAAGCGGGTATAATCCATCTTACGGTAAGGCTGCGGGTGTCCAGTTGTCTCTTACCTACACGCCAACGAATGAAAGCTCTTTGAATATACTTATAAATAATCACGAGAGATTGACTTGTACTCAAAATGGTCTAGGATATGTGATGATACTTCCTCAGGAAGCTGTCGTTATCAATCTAGGAAAAGATAGTTCTACTCGTTATTTCTATGCTGTGCAAGGACGTTTTGAAAGTCAGAGTTTCATTTGTCGTGGAGGAGGAATGTATTATACTCAGAACTTTAAGTTCAACGGCAACCTGGATGCAGACTACATAGAAGTAAAGGTAAATGACAAAATGTGGCAGCGGATGGATTCTTTTTATGACATGGATCCAGCCGGAGAACAATATACAATAAAAGTTAACTATATAAGCGGAATCGATCTTATTTTCGGAAATGATAGACACGGGGCAGCTCTGAAAGACGGAGATGTTATACAAATTACCTATCTTCTTCATGATGGAGAAGCTGGTAATTTAAATACCAACAAAGAAACTTGGTTTACATTTGACGATCCTCTTAACAATATAGCTGGAGGAACTGTTGACGGTAACGCAATGTTCAATGTTACTTTTGCTTCTCCGGATTCTGTGGCTTCCGGGACAAACTCTGAACAGGTCGAGCAAGTCCGCCAGATGATTGGTCTTAACTCCAGAAGTCTTGTGCTGGCAAGTCCGGAGAACTATAAAAATTTCTTAAATAAATTTTCTTTTGTTGGATATAATAGAACCTGGAGCGAAAAAGGAAGTCTTGTCGTAAACTCTTTGGTGATGAGAAACTACGCGCAGAATCTGGAAAATAGTTTGGATTATTTCAATCTTACTAAATCCGATTTCGTTCTCACAGAGCTTCAAAAGCAATCTATTAAAAACTGTATAGATAAGAGTGGTAGTCAACTTGCTGGTGCTTCATATAACATATTCGACCCAGAAATCTGCGGATATGCACTCTATATGTATATCAAACTTAAAAAGAATGCACAAGATAGGACATATATCGAAACTAGAATAAGAACATTAATGGGTGAATATTTCTCAGATATTCAATCAGATACATATATTTCCAAAGCCGAAATTATAAAATATATTATGGACAGAGTATCTGGTATTGACGGAATCAATCTTTATTTCTTGTCTGAAAAGAATGAGACAGCTATTATAGAAGGCCAATACGAAGATGTACAATATACTTATGACCCAAGTAGAGGCATATATAACAAAAAAGTAGAAACAGTAAAGATTTACGAAGGGCAAAATCCAAATCTAGGACTTGATAGTCATGGGAACATCCTTCTTTTGAACGACGAACAATATCCTGCTTTGATCGGTGGTTGGAAATTTAAAAATGCTTCTGAACAATTGGTTGATGTTATTGATCCGCTTGTAATAACATTTGAATAAATATTAAATAGATTATATGATAGATACTTTACACAATAATTCAAATAGAATTGGTGTTAGAATTAATAATCAAAACAATTTAAATTTTCCTGGGACTTCAAAAATAGATGAGCATCAGGTAGATGGAACAACTGTATTTACTTGGAAAACTATTATTGATTATGATTTTGTAGTTAACGGTTCCACTTCGCTCTTTGTGACGGCAGGACGGGCGAATGGCAGTCCTTTTGGCGGTCCGTTCACTGAAGGAGAATCCAGAGTTGTATCATATAGTCTTAACGGAGGAGAAGATTGGACTGTGTTACAAGACATAGTTCAAACAGATATCAAAGGAACTGGGTTTTTAGTTAAAGCTTCGAGTCGTAATAATTCGGCTATAGTTGGTTTGGAGTTTCCTGGAAATTCAAATCTGATAGGAGACACTGAAATTGTGTTCAAAATAGAAATGATTTATGAAGATCCGGCCGAGACACATGAAGCATATAAAGGACCAGAGTACATAGTTGTTGTACTCCGAGGTCGTCAGAAACTACGTGGGTTCGTTGACTCAGAATCTGGAGTGTTATTTGACGGAAACAAACCTTACATATTTTGGATGCCTGGTCAGGGACAAAGCACAGCCATGAACTACTCTCAAACCATATGGGCAGCGGGCACATCAGAAACAATAACTGTCAGCATGAATCCAAACAGCGTCTTTAAGTTGATTGATAATGAAAAATTGGCGGATTATAGTTCGTATTCTAGCATATCAGATATGTTTGTGGATACTCTAGAAATCACAGGTCAATATCTAAATGATAGTTATATATATCCTATTTATATATACTCCATGGCTTCTGAACCAGGCCAGTATGTTCATCCATTTTCTGTAGGAGATGAAGAATTTTTTGTAGGTTGCGATGTTTATGCTGAAAACGAAAACCTATATATAAATCTGGCCAACATGGGTGTAGAACTTCCTGACAGTATTCAGAAAGCTCTGTATACGAGCAACATACAGGAAGAAAAGAAAGATAACATATTGATTAACAGAAAATTAAAAGAACTGATTAGTCAGTATTGGGATGTTCTCGCTGGCAGAGGGTCATATAAGAGTTTGATAAACAGCTTGAACTGGTTTGAATGGGGAGATATAATAAGACTGCGTGAGATTTGGGCAAGGGATGGTGTCATGAATAACAAATATTTTACAGACGAAGAACTATCTAGTTTGCTCACCAACAATTACAAAGAATCTTTATCAGTATTCAGAAAGACAACATACCTATCGATATACGCTGCGCTGCAAAAAGCCAAGCTATCAAATGGTGATGTAGTTTATGACCCAGATCAATTAGTACCAGAACTTGAACCGGTTGTCACTTTATGGTCAAAAGAAGACCTGAGTTTAAAGTTGGCGATGCTGGGAGCATTTTATGAAACATTCTTCATGCCTATCCATCTCGAACTGCTTCACTGTACAATTGAAGATATTGTATATACAGATTCATTCAGATCTATTTTTTCAGGAACTTGTCAAAGAATAGATTATTCCTATCAAACTCGAGAGATTGAATGTAACATAAAAGATGACGATACTTTCCCGCTTCATAACTGCCAAACATATACAGCGTGGAATACTCTTTTTGCTTGGGACTATCCGCGAGAATATAGCGATGATAAGACCTATGACGAAACATGGGGATTAAATGGTACAGACCAGTACTCGGCTGAAGTATTGGAGGGGTATGAAATTCAAAAACAAAGCCGAGATTATAATACAGCTGTGGTGGTCGGAGTGCAGAGTAATTTCTATAGTCCTCAGGACCTTATGCCTGCAAGTCCATCAGGCAATAATATATATAATAGTCAATATGATAACTACCAAAGAAATTATTGGGTACAGCGCTTTGCCGGAGTAGGTGTAATAGTTCCTTTTAACATGACTTTGTGGCTACCTGAGGTGGATTCGGTGTTTGAAGAAAAGCTGTATGTGATCGAACTCGATAAAAACAACCAGCCACTGACAGAAGTTTATAGAGAAAGTCATATTTCAATCCCATCTGAAACTGAAATAGATCCTGATACAAACAAATATAAATTACCTATTTCGTTTCAACTCCTCTTTACTAGAGATGCGAAGTGGCAATTGAGATTTGAGTTTAGATTGACATCTGGTGAAAACATCGTTAAAACATTGATTATCAACACAGTAGATATATCAAACGCTACTATAAAAATCATGAAAGTATACGCAGATGAATCACGCACTGTCGAGAGTTTTAGTCAAGAAGAACATGGCATTAAACTGCCAGTTTCAGATTACATGATGAGACTGCAGCCATTCGATGAGCTTCAGACCGACTTGTCTTGGGGCTCAAAAGATGAAGAATCTTGGACAGAATGGACAAAAAATTATAGATACAACATATTCATTCCACACAGCAGCGAAGAATCTTCTAGTATAAGAATGAGTAATATATTAATATATCGTATCACTTCACAAGACCAAGTTAATAGTTTGGTTAATTCTATGTCTCCATACTATGAAGTATTTAAAAAGTACAAGCTAATACTTGAGGGAAACGATTGGGTTCCGAGCAGTACTGTACAATACGTAGTAGGTGTTTCAAAAGAATTTAATTTCGATCCTACAAGCCTTCTCAACAACCCCCAAAACGTAATGTGTACTTATAAAGATAATATATATAGAAATGATTATGGTTTTATAAACTGGAAACACTCCACGAAAGAAATGGAAAATACAAATTTTGAGGACTGTCTTATAGCACCAAACGAGACCCTCTGTGTGGTTCCGGATATAAAGTACAGCCATGAGATAGCGGCTGTCGAATGGGAGTTTAAGAACGTTTCTAAGAACAAATCATATTTCGTAAGATCATTGAATGGAAATAATATAAGTACCCAATCTCCGTTTGTGGCAGCAAAAGAAAAACTTGAACCAGGTTTCTATGATATAATTTTTAGATACCGGCTCAAGTCTGATCCTACACCGCGAGAACTACGAAGAAACAGTGCGTTTAAACTTCTGAAGTCTTAATTACCTTGTGATCCTGAAGGTGCGGGACCTCGCATCTCATCTATTGTTTCCTTCCAAGCTCGCTGTTCCTCTTCGAGGCTTTTGGTGCCTTCCGTTATGGTTCCGTCAGGGTAAACGGACTTGATAAAGTCTCCTGAACAATAGTACCTAGGCCCCTCCCAGCTGTTCCTGCCTTCTTTAGGGTCTGGTTCTATACCGTATACCTCGCCGTTGATAGTCTTATGACATTCGTCCCAGTTTTCTTTCAGATCCGAGAGCATATATATGTCTATAGAAAGTCGACCATATTCCTCCATGAGCTCTTTGACTCGGTGTTGTATGGTATACAAAGGATCCGATTCTTCAGAGATAAATTTTTTAGGTTCTGTCATCAGAGCGAGAGCATTGATTTCTGATTCGATACTCTGAATATTTCTTTTGGTTTCGCTAATCGCATCCTCAACCTGGCTCAAACAAGTATAGGTCTCACGGTTGAAATAGTGAGTCATCGTAAAATAAGTTCCCCATCCCATAATACAAATCTATTAAAATGTTTATTAAAAATATAAATAAACATCAAAATATTTAAAGTGATTTTATATTATCTCCTTCTCGTCGATGATCCGCCAGATCCATTGCCAGAATTACTCTTCGGGCTTCCCTGATAGCTGCTTGTACTCTTTGTACTCCTTTCGTTATATCTTACAGATGGTTGATAGTTTCTTGGAGTGGAAGAAGAACTGCGATAATAGTCTCTGCCTGTATTCTGGGATCTACTGTAACCTGTTCTTTGTGTTTGATTTCCAGAGCTGTATCTGGTTGAAGTGCTTCTTCTCTGAGTGGCTGTTCTTGTAGAAGAACTAGACCTGTTGGTAGATTGCTTGTAAGTGGTTCTATTTGAACGGGTTACACTTTTAGACCTATAAGATGGTGTAGGTCCCACCATTCCTCCTCTTCTCGTATACCTTACTTCTCTACTCGGCTTATGATTTGGACGATATGGTCTGTGGGTATAATATGGTCTGTTCCAGTCCCAATAGTGTCTGTAAGGATTGTAATATCTGTAAGGATTGTAGTATCCCCAGTATCCGTAACGGGTACCCCATCTCCAGTTCCAGTATATCTCAGAATATACATACGGAGATAAAGCCCATCCTGAAAATCTCCAATAGTAGGAAGGGTACCATGGGGTCAGATTTAATTCAACAGCGTAGGTTGGAGAATCAAACTTACGAAGTTTTTCTGTATAGTTTTCAGTCTCAATGGACACTGTATCAGAAACCGGCTTTTCTATTTCATCGACAGATGTGTAATAGATACTATTCTTTGTATAACCGGAGTTTGTTGGAAAGTACATTGCAGTACAAGCAGTTAACAAAAATACTGCAACCAGGGTTGTAACTGTTTTCATAGCTGCTTATATATTTATTTATTTTATAATAAAACGTTATTCTGGATACTTTTCAAAATACCTATCTGTAACACATTCTGCTATTCTAATCACCTCTTTAGCTAAAAGACATGGGTCCAGCTCACCAATAATGCCTCCTTTGGCTTCTATAACTCCCTGAACAGCCTGTAAAGCTACCTGTTGTCTAAATTCAGATTTTGACATATTGACATATTAAATTTCTTTATACATTCCTTCTGGTGCTTCCAATGCAAGACCCATGGGAATCAAGTCATTCCAATCAAAATGATGAGAATTATAAAAGGTAGTTCTCATGCTTAATAATTTAGCGTCTATTTTCCATTTAAGTAAATTACTGCCTGCAGTTAACCAATCATCAAGATATACCTCGCTTATTTGTCTTAATTCATCCTTTTCCTCTTCAGTCATGCTTGACATTGGGCGGAGATATGGTTTAACTATGAAATTAAACTCACTATTCATGAGTCTCATCAATCCACCGCATTTTAATACTTCAGTTATCTTGTCGGCCTCGTTATATTCAAACCACATGTCGCAGATTACACCATAAGGTAATCTTGCACTGAGGTCTTTGAGCAATAACTGTTTTTCTTCTCTTGTCATTTGTTATCTCCTTTTTTTATATTTGAATATATAACCCAATAACTCACTATTGGGTTATCGTCTCCATTTTTCTCTATGGTAGACTCTCCTACAAAATCATAGTCTTTTACACTCATATCTTATACAATTCCTTTCTGTTGTAGATACTCAGTTAGTTTCAATGCAGCAGCCACGGAAAGTCCATCGTCCTCATCCGTATCATAGCAATAAGTCGCATCACACAACCCACTCCAACCAATGTCACCCTTGATGAAATTATTCATCGCTTCAGTAATGTCGTTGTAAAATCTACGAAGTTCTTCTTTCACAAAACTGTCACATTTTATATCGTCTATCGCAAGGTCAATGTTGAACAGCAATATGTTGCGATAAATGTGACAAGCCTCACGAACAGTCAATTTACGCTTCATCTGCAATCCGTACATATACGGATTCTGCTCCGACCTACGAAACGCAACAACGGGATTGAGTTTTATTCTTCTTTTAAGTTCCATTATTATTTTTTACTGTTTTTTATTTTATTTTATTCCCCTTTAATTGTTTTATTACCCACTCTGCACCTGATTTGAAAGCATTGTAGATAGTCATTTCTTCCCCTTGGTCAGCAGGAGTTTGAGATTCTAAGTACTTAGCCACTGCTTCATCAAAATTGGAGGGAAGAATGTCTTCATTAAGTACTTCCAAAGCAACTCTAAGTGCTTCAGTAATTCTTGGGTGCTCATTTGTTAGATACCCAAAGTTCTCCTGTAATGTCAGTTTTGCTTCTTCTCTTGTCATATTACTCTAAATTTAGATAATCAAAATCCGGTAAATCATATGGGTAATTACTATCCTCCCAAGTTTTAACGCTTACTGTTATTTGCGTTTGTGGTGGAAAATAAATATCTCCATCTATAGCAACGGGCAATTTTTCATCATACTTCTGCAATTCTCGTATTAATTCACCTACTGTCATATTATTTCTTTTTCAATTTTTCTATTATTTCTTTCTCTACTTCCTTCCGTGTACACTTATCTCGCTCAGTAAGAATATCGTCTATTGGTAATATATGATAGGTTACAAGCATAATCGCACTCTAACCTATCATATATTAAAAGTTTCTTAAATAAGCAGCAATGGTGTCGGCATCATTTTTCAGCATCGTCGCCATGGATTTTAAATGACTTGTTCCAAGAGATTTATTCCAAAACGACCTATCCCATTTTTCAATAGTTGAAATATCTTCTTTTAACCGTTCAATGGTTTTTCTTATTTCTTCTGGCATTGTTTTTCCCCTTTCCTGTTTTAAAATCTACATTCATCGACCGTATCAACACATTTCGAGTCAATGTAATAGTTAATGAGTTCTTGGACGGTCATTTTTACTTTTTTCCCGATACACTCAAATTCAACCGTTTTCTCCAAGTCCACATCAGGTTGCTCCTGCTTTAGATGTGGACGGAGTGATTTAAGCATTTCGATAGCCTCTTGTTTGGAAACAAAATATCCCTTGCTAAAACAATACTCGGTATTCTTCACTTGGAGCTCAATGAGCCGAGAGAGGAAGTGAATTTTCTTTTCATCCTCTTCGCTCCACTCTGCGGGCTTCTGCTCCTTCTGGAGAGAGTCGACAAACCTGGATATTGTCCCAATCCCCGTAAAATATCCATCATCAAAGTCACATTGTTGGTCGTGCTTTGGTGCTTCACCATCATATAGCCTTTCTATCTCTGCTTTCAGTTTTTCTGTGTCAATATATTTCTTTGCCATACCTATTCCTCATTCTTTCCTACAAATCGCTTGTTTTCTTTCAAAACCAACCTGTTCTATTACTGACTCTCTTTTTTCTGTGGTTTGCAAACATATACATCCAATGTAAATAATGTAGATGGATTATAAGGACTATCAGCTTGCAATGTTTCTTTCACATCATCTTTATGACTGTCATAAAGCAGTACACTTATTTCATCAATAAGTTCACGTCTTATTGCGTCATCAATATTATAACTAAAATTATGTCTATGTGCATTCAATACTGCATCACTCATCTTATATTGGGCATGAATCCTCTCTACATGATACTGGTCATACATTATGATAGGCTGTGTTGATGATGGAATAACAAAAGAATTATTCATCACTGTTTTTTCATCCAGTTTCTTTGCAGTATCAAAAAACCACTTTGATAATTTTTCTCTCAATTTACTCATATTCACAATTCTTCTATTATGTGATTTCTCCAAGGGCTTCCCATATCGGAATCATTAGAACTCTTAAGTTTCTTATTTGGTTCTTTATTTCCCTTTCTGCCAAGTTCGTAGAAATGACGAAAACTATTTTTGAGATAGTTCCACCAATATACGTCTTGGTCGTCATTATAGTGTGCTCGCAATTCTTTTTCAATCTCAACATCCAAATCCACATTTGGTTGCTCTTGCTGGAGAGAGATGATGAAATCTTCAAGTTTATCGAGGACTATCGCAACTTCATCCGTCTCCCACCTTGATGTATGTTCTGCGGAAAGCCTTTCTATCTCAGCAATCAGTTTTTCTGTGTCAATTTTCATAACTATTCCTCCTTTAATTGTTTTATTACCCACTCTGCACCTGCCTTGAAAGCATCTCTTATAGCATCGACTGCTGCTTTAGAAGTAATGCTATCTGAAAAATCTGGTGCGTATTCTTCTGCTGCCTCATTAAGTTCTACTTTTAGTTTTTCTGCGTTAATGTAGTTAGTCATTGAATCCTCCATACATTTTATTTCCTGTAACTTCAAAATAAAGTTGCTCAAACTTTTGTTGCACCTCTTTGTCTATTCCGATTAGATTCCCACGAACTATTCTTGCGAATCTTTCAGCAACACTTTTTTCCTCCTTCTGGAGAGAATCAATAAGGTCGAGAATATCTTCATACACATAGGAAGTAGAGAAGTAAGTCCCCAACTTCATCATGTTATCCCTTTCCTCGATTCTCCTTTTAAGTTCAGTTTCCAACAGTTCTGCGTCAATGTATTTCATATCCAACCTTGTTTAGGGATTATTTAAAGACTTCGGTATTAGTATAAAATCTTTATCTAACTCTTTTAAGTGATCTTCTGTCCAAATAGGCTGATGTCTATCTACAGATTGTATGTACCAACTAATCAAGTATCCAAGAGAAACTTTCTGATTGACAATTGCATCTGCACCTGCTTTGAAAGCATCTTTTGCAATTTCTCTTGGGTATTCATTATCAACAGGTGGCTCATAATCACCTGTGCCCCATCGTCCAACACATGGCTCATCTGGGTATTCTTTATTTGCATATTCTTCTGCTGCTTCTTCAAGATTAGAAGGGAAATCAGGCTGCTCTTGCTGGAGACTGTCTCCTTCTTTTTCAAGTTGCGTCAAATCTTCAAGACAAAGCCAGTAGTAGACATCTGAATCTTTGACCTTAGCAGACCAACGATATTGTATCCATTCGTTTCCATCCCATTCTCCTTCAGCAACGCCATGGGTTGTGAGCATAAGGATAGAATGTTTTATTGCTGGTTTATTGTCATTTTTATTTAGCCTCCAGCCGGGTATGTGTGGATAATCTTTCATAGTAAATATCCTCAATCTAAAATGTTATGCAACCACTCTGTAGAATACCAATCATCAGCATCTACAATCATAGGAGTAGACCACTCCGCGAGTTTTCCCTCCTGCACATTTCCACGATAAAGTCTGTATATCTTTGCCCCCAAAGAAAGCATAAGGGTTAGAGCCATTTCGGCACCATGTTCGTCAGGGACACGGAGATGTCTAATATTCAATTCTCCATTATCCAATAGTGGATATTGGGGATTGACATACTCAATGCAATACCTCATCCTATCTTGCTCCTTCTGGAGAGAGTCGATGAAGTCTTCTACTTCCTCTAATGCATTTGGTACAATTCCCCAAACATCGCAACAATTCCTTTGGGCATGTTCTTTTAATTCTCCCACAAACCTTTTTAGTTTATCTGCATCAATTTTCATGACTTGTTTGTTTTTACATCTTCAATCATTTGTAGTATTACAGTAGTTTCCATAAAGCCGCCAACAGGAATTCCTCTACAAAGATTATCATAGATCTCTCCAAATTCTTCTCCATATGCTTCTATACATTTATCACGAAGAGATTTACGTTTCTTAAAAATTTTCATAGTTACTTTCTTTTCTTCTTTTGGCGTTCTAACTCTCTGCGCCTCCTACGCTTCTCCTTGCCTGACAGTGTTTCAAACACAGGGAGTTTACATTCTGGAATGCGATAAGGCATCAGTAGATAATCAGGAATTTCGTGTTTGAGTGTTGTTTTTTCTTTTGTCATGTTATTTTCCTTTAGCAGTTTCGTTTTTAACAACGCAATAAGTTCGATAAGGCAAATGAATAAATTCTCCTGTTTTCGGATCCATTACAGCAACCATTTCAGTGCCTTCATCATTACTGTAACTATAGACACAATTTGTTGTATTTAGATACCTTAATGTTCCGTCACTGAACACTAAATGGTCTGGTTGCATATACTCTCGCTTAAGAATGGTTTTTAACATATCTTGAGCCATTCTAATGGGTATTTGAACAGATGCTTGATTGCTTACAACATTGTGATGACCATAAGGTCCATATGTTTGAAAGTCTTCACAATGACAGTCCCACCCATTGAATTGTATATAATCATGAGCTACATCTACAGATGGAATGCCATTTGTGTCCTCTTTACCCATTTCAACTATGAAATGGTTTTCATCAAGCTGCTTAATAAATTTCATATTAAATAGATTTCAATTGTTCATCATAAGGCAGTTTATCAAATTTCCCGTGCCACTTACCCCACCCGGTCTCTTTACCGTTAAGGTACTTTCTTGGAGCGCATTCAGAGCAAAGCGGTTTCCCTTTATATTCTTCTCCAGTCTCGCTCCAATCAAGAGATTCAATCATCTTGGGGTCGTTCCTCAGCCAATAAAACCCCAAAGCGGAGTTCTCGGCACAGCCGCATTTTGCACACTTAAAAACGCTCATGAAAAAGTTTTTTAGTCACCAGTTTGTTTATACCTACTGCTATCTTTCTTGCGGTCTTATCATCTACAGCTACTGTAAGAGAACAAGACCCGTCTTCCGAAGTCACTGTAAGAGCAGATGTGACAATATCTCTTACTTCTTGTTCGAAGTCTGTAAGTTCCGGTTCTTTCTTTTCTACCTTTCTCTTCTCAGGATTCCATATATACCCGTTTTCATCAAGTTCCTTGAAGAACTTGTCAGACTCCTCCTGGCTGGCCGCTTCGTAAGTTCCTCCAATAGATACAGTATGTCCATCACTTTTAAGGCAGTCCCCATCACGGTTTAACCACAGGTGACCGGTACTAAGACATTTTAATACTTGCCCTACCTTAAAGTCTTTAGCTGTATTTGCTGGGGCGATTTCAAGATGGTCATCATCATCAAATAAAATCAGTTTGGTTCTCTTATCTGATTGAATCACTCGATAGCTGGCTTCTAGCATGTCGACAATCTTATACTCAGTTCCGTCACCGTTCTTATACCTCACCCCATCTCCAATTTTGAATTTGGGCTTTTTAGTGATGGCCCCCAAAACGGGACTGTATTTATATCCATTTTCATCAAGTTCAGCAAAGAACAGATCAGTTTCTTTTCTATTTGCCGGGTAGTAAAGTCCCTCAGAGTAACGTCCTGCAGGACTAAATGTGACTCCATCGCTTTTGACAAGCTTATCGCTGCATCTTAACCAAAGAGAACCTTTATTTGGACCTTCAGCACATCTCATAACAGTCCCTTCATTATAATTGAATCCTGATAAGGGCTTTACAAGCTCGAATCCGTCTTGGTCATCAAACGTAACACGACATATGTCTGTATATGGACTATCAGAAACCACCCCGTATTTCTTTGATGCGTAATCAATTGATACTATATCGAAGGTTATTCCCCGGTTTACTATCCTATCCCAGAGTTCGAACTTCGGTTCCCAGGTATCTACAAGAAGTAAATCATACTCACAAGTAGAATCAGTAGAATTATACATTCCATTCTTGCGGTATGAAAGTGAGACTTCAATGGAATAAGCCTCAACAAGTGCCACAATTGGATACTCATCATCCTTTCTATTCCAGCAAATAATTCTCGCAGGATTTCCTTCCCTTGTCTGTACTTTGTATCTCCCTTTGTATCCGTTTTCTTCGGATTGAATGTCTTTTCTTAATTTAAAGTCAAAAGATATTGTCTTCATAACATTTATTTTGGTTGTTGAGGCATCGGGACTCGAACCCAAACCAGCAGACTCAAAATCTGCGGTGCTAACCATTACACCATGCCTCAATGATTAAATATATTTAATATTTATTTACTATTTACCATTCCTCTACTATTACACTATAACTTTGATCTTCGAAGTCAAAGCCAAACTTAATGTTAAAGTTACCTTCCTCATCTTCATCTATATGTTCAAGCTCGCTCTTGAGCATTGTACCCACCTCAGCAACAACAGTACTGAATTTCTCCAAGGTATCTACACGGAATGCATACACACCGTTGTCAATCCATTCAGGTTTTGCTCCTGTAATCTGTTTAAGCGCCTTAAATATCTCATCCATGGTTTTAAGTTTTTTATAAGTTTTTTAGTCTATCTCTTCCAACACCTAAAGGTAAGAATAAAGTGTGGGTCCTACAAGCCCACTTCGATGTTATCTGGTACTTTATATACTGTTACACTACTGAATCCCCTGAAATTACTACGAATGTAGTCCAGGATTGCTCCTCTCCCATCAAGAATCTCTGTACCGCTGATGATACCTATGAGTCTGCCCTTCGGAAGCTCGGTGAACTTCTCAGTCTTTGTGAGGCACTGAATCTCGTAGCCGCTCTCTGGGTAGATGAAATCCTCTTCCCAACCCTTAGCCTGGAGCTTTGCTACCTGCTCGCGATACTCCTCACTAGGGCACTGGTGCCACACTCCCCAGCTTCCGAGTCTGTGCCCCTTGTAACTCTTTCTAGGAATGCTATATTTGTAGGTCCTCGCTATAGGTCCTGTGATGACGTAGATCCTACCTGCTACGTTGCTGTCGGTGTACTCGATTGTCATCACTGGCTTTGTTGTCTCTTTGCTCAAATACTTGCTTAACTGTGTCATATGTTTTCCTCTTTAGTCTGAGTTAAAGTTTTCAGTTATGACTATATATAACAAAAAAAGAAAAGCATTTAGCGGAATTACTCCACTATAGCTGTGCCCCACTTATATTTATTCTTAATCCAAGTTGGCATAGACAGGTTAACGAACATGCCGTCTTCCTGCGCGCGTACCAGGCTCTGTGGGAGATATACAAATTCTCTTACCTGCTTCTTGTAAATGTTCCGCGTCATCTGGCCCAGCCAAATCTTAAATGATTTTCCCGCGGCACCAAACCAACAGCATCTTTTGAGTCTAACAACCGTTTCTGCCTTCTGTGATTTCAACCAGGCTTCCTTCCGGGCTTCCTTTTCTTTTTCCCTCTGCAGACGATTCCTTTTTATGGTTTCGTCGTAATCCCTTGCCTCGGCGTCGGTCATAGTCGATGCTGAGATAATTTTGCGACCCCAGTTTGTCAGCGTTCCGTCTGCTCTAACGGACCTGCCCTGAACCCAGGCTGCCCTGACTCCGTCTGTAACCAAAGCTGCGTTGTTCTGCGTTCTTCTCAGCACCTCTACTCGTATTTCGTTCTTGCTACTCATAATCTAATCGGTTTATGTTTATATATAACAAACCAATCAAAATATTTAGTGGAATTTTGATATGTTTTTTAATAGATTTATTTGTTTGGTATACCTATATTATATATAATAGGGAACGCTTAAAATAACATGGTTTTTGTGAGATTTATCTATTGTTTACGCCATATAAACGCGGGTTATAATCCGGGTTATGAATTACAATATAAACTGGTTTGTAACATAAACTGGTTTGTAACATAAACTGGTTTGTAACATAAACTGGTTTATAAAATAAACCAAAACAATAACTAAATTTTTTACAATTCCGGTTATATATCATCATATGATACGAGACATTGATATTCCAATCTACGATGCAGAGGTGCATTTTATATCAGCGCCAAGCCGCCGAGAGCTCAATTCTTGGATGAAAGATATGACGGAGCTCGGGGCCCTGGACAGAGAAACTAAATCTGAAATCATTGAGTGGTTCGAGGACGAGGACACAGCCGGCCAGGTGTTTACTTTGTATCACGGACACTATGCGGTTTGCATAAAGTCAGAGATCGGCAAGGATTTTAATTCAGACATACATGAGATGTTCCATTCCGTGCGAGAAGTGCTCAGAGACCGGGGGGTTGAGGTAGAAGGCGTAGCCGAAGCCTATGCATATGTGATAGGTTATGTGGCGGAGCATTTTTATAAAGGATATAAACTGGTGCCAGACGAGTAGAAGACACAAACGATGGTTCCAATTATTGTAAACAGTAAATAAACATTAAATCGAATATTATGAGCATAAAATACTACGATGGCTGGAATGAAGACGATTTCCAGGAAGTTTTAGAAGTTTTGGGCGATATCTACAACCTACAGTATGAAATAGAGAATTGCCAGAGAGGAGCTTATTCTCGGTGCTACGATAAAGAATCTCTAGTAAATTATATCAAGGAACTATCAGAGAGACTGAAAATGGCTGCTGAAGATGTGGATACCTATGAAGATGAGGATGATGAAGAAAATAGTTAAAAACAGCTATGACACAGGAAGATAAAAATTTATTGTTAAAGGACCTTTCTGCAAGGTTGCCTTATCAGGTGGTCGTAAGTTATAAGAATTCTGATACAGGAGAAGCATATAATCAGATATTAGACCCAATGGTATATAGTTTAGTTCAATATATACCTAATGTTGGTGGATTAGTAATTAAACCCTATCTCAGACCAAGGGAAAGTATAACCAAGAAAGAGCTAAAGGAGTATAATAAGATATTCAATAAGTCTCTTGATGCGTGGGAATTTGCTGATTGGATGAATGCTCATCACTTTGACTATCGTGGATTGATTGAAAAAGGATTGGCATTGGAAGCACCAAAGGGGATGTATACAGAGAAATAAAACATTGTCACAAGATTTTACATGAAGAGGATTTTAACTATAATAGTGTGTGTAATAATATTGGCGGCATGTTCTAACAAACAAAAAGTTAAAAGTACAAATGTCGCTATGACACCTCAGGATTCGTTGAATGTATCTATAGCATATGAAAATAACTGGGGTAAAAATTTTCCGGTGAACGATTAAATTTTTTCGTAAAGGTTGTTATATATCTTTGTTAACATTTAAAAATTGTATTATGACAAACAAACAGAATTTTTTGAGCGATGTGCTCACAGGCGTAGGTTACAAGGTTAGAAACATTCGTTCCATGAGGAATGGTTGCGTTGAGTGTGTCGTGGTGAATGGCGCAAAGGAGATTGCTCCTGTATATTGCTTCGCAGACAAGAGCGCAAACGATGGGATGACTGTGAAGTTCAAGATTGCAAACGGCGTCCTTCCAACAGAAACCATCCGCAACACCAGAAGCCTGGATGAGAGGGCTGTGAAGACACTCGATTCCGTGAGGAATGGCAATTGGAACAACTGCGTTGTGGATGTATACCACTCGCAGGGGTATCAGCCAGAGAACACCCTCAGATACAACTCTACCGTCCTTAGGATGAGGTTTGACGAGAAGCCTTGGTAAAGCCTGCGCTCATGTGTCAGACCCTTAAAGAGATGGATATCCATCTCTTTTTTTGTAAAAACTGTATTTTACTAAATATATTCTAATATTTGTTATATTTAATCATAATATTAACTATAAGAGATTATGCAGTGGTATACGAAAATTAACACGTGTTTTAAGCGAGATTTAGATAAAAATAGCCCTACCTACAATTGTATTATTCCTACTGAGTTGACTACTCCGGAGTTTGAACTGTTGGACAAGCTCAATGCTAAGTGGGAAGCAACAGAGAAGGTAGATGGAGAGTGCACAAGCATCCACCTTATTCCAAAGACTGTAGATACGGAAGTGATGCCTGGCAAGTGGTCAGAAGTTGAATACTACGATGTAGAAGTACATGGCAAGACCGACAAAGCAAATATGAGACCGGATGAAGTAGAGCTTCTGAAATCTCTCGGAGACAAGGATAAGCTCATTAAAGCATTCAGCTGTGAGCGGCCTGCTCCTGAGTACGGAGAAGGAAAAACAGACATCGTTCTGCCGGAAAGCGAGTGTATAATCTTCGGAGAGACATACGGCAAGAAGATGCAGGCAGCAGGAGGAAGGTATTGCAAGGATCGTCTCAAGTTTATCTGCTTTGACATTAAGATTGGAGATACCTGGCTGAGGAGAGAAGCTGTAGAAGATATCTGTGGTAAACTCGGTATCGATGTTGTACCTTACCTCGGAGAGATGACCCTGCAGGAAGCAATCGAAAAAGTGAAGGCTGGTTTTGCTTCTGCAGTTTCTGAAGACCCGACACTGGAAGCAGAAGGAATTGTTCTTAGGGCTCCTCTGGGACTTCTCGACAGGATGGGCCGCAGAATTATCACTAAGGTCAAGACAAAGGACTTTAGAGAACTGGAAAAGAAGACAAACCGCAATATTAATACCGTTTAAATATGAAAGCAGAACTTACAGTATCAGTTGACGGAAACATAGCGTTCCACAAAAAATTCAACAAAGAACATAAAGCCGAAGAGGAGTTCTGGAGATGGTATATATATGCTCGGCGATTGACTGATTCTGAAATTCCACAAACCGAAGAGCGTAATGTTCGAAGCAGGTATGTTTTCTTTGAAGAAGATAAACCAGACCGCAGTGGCCACCGCTGTACAATTTCGTTGGAGTATTGTAAAAAATCATAATATGAGAATAGTAGATTTTAATATAAACCTTAAGAGTCAGATTCAATCGGTGGAAAACGGATATACTGGCAGGTATAAAGTACAGACAAGGGACGGAAAACCTGTGAGGGTTATCTGTTGGGATAAAAAGGATAAAAGAGACAGACCATATCCAATAGTTGGTTTGCGAGCCAACGATGATACTGAATTCATCACAACTTGGATGGAAGATGGGAAGTATGATTCTATTACTGAATTTAGTATCAACGACCTTGTTCTCGTTGATACTTTAGAGCCGAAGTTCAAGGTTGGTGATTGGATTGCTGATGATAACGGCAACTCATATTATATCTTTAATGTCTCATATCATATCGTTATTAATGGTACTTTAGAAGATGGATATTTGGCTGAAAGATGTTCTAGTATAGAACAAGTCTTCATTAGTTTTGAAGATGAAAATAAATATCATCTTTGGACAACGGCTGATGCAAAAGAGGGCGATGTACTTACAAATGATATCGGTGATATGTGTATATTCAAAGAAATGTTATCACAAGATGCATTTTATCCATATTGCTACATAACAAAAGATATTATTACAGAATGGGACACAAAATGGGTTTTTACGAATGCTTGCTGTAATGCACTATGGTATCCACACCTCTTTAAATTTAAACCATCAACCCGGAAAGAAAAAGATTTTTTCTTTCGCCTAATGGAAGCATCGGGTTACGAATGGGATAAAGAAAATAAAACACTGAAAAGAACGAGTAAAGAAGAAAAAACAACTATTGTTGAATGAATCACAAATAATTTATTTATGATACTACCACTAACATTACAGTTAATATCACCTTTCAATCTGAAAGAAATGATTTTGCGTCGTGATGAAACAGGACTTCAAAATGTAATAAAGCAGTTGAAAGAAAAAAGAAATGACTCTCCAGGTAAAAACTATTCCAGATACACAAGAGAAATAACAATACTTAATAGTTGTCTCAGGGAATGTAAAACAGAAAACGCAATTAATTCCCTCAAGGAATCAAATAAAAACTATTAGCATGACACAAGAAGAAAAACAGTTATTGCTAAAAGATCTCTGTGGCAGGTTGCCATATGGAGTAAAATTTCAAGGGGAAGATTCTAATGTTTATACTTTAGATGCTGCCAATTATTTCGTTTTTCAAGTAGAGGATGTGGTTTTTAAACCCTATCTCCGTCCAATGTCAAGTATGACTGAGGAAGAACGGAAGAATTTCATTAAGTGTGCTGGATATGAGGTTGAAGAATCCGAAAATGGTAGGCATTATGATTACTATCTAAAAGATTTTTGTGGTACGGAAGATGCACCTTGTGCAAATGCCGATGCTATAGACTGGCTCAATGCACATCACTTTGACTATCGCAATCTTATAAAGTTAGGTCTTGCTCTTGAAGCACCTGAAGGAATGTATAAAAATGAATAAACTAAAATGCCAAGGAATTTGGGTTTATGAAAAAATATATACGTATTGGAGAACTTCCAAAAGATGGTAAATCAAAGATATGGCACGGCGGCGAACAAATAGGTGAAGAAATCGGAATATCTTGTTATGAGTGTATGTTTTCCAATAAACGCTGGAATATCATATTACCTTCACCGATAAATGAGGCAAAAATTTCAACCCTTTACGGATTATTGTCGCAACTCGGCCTGATTTACAAAGTTGCAGACCCACAAAAAGCGTATCTTGTAGAAGGAGAACTTATTGGTTATGGAACAGATAATGAACCACTTCTAAAAAACGTGAAAATTTTAGAAGACATAACAAAAAATTTGACATGTAATTGAATATAATATATAAATTAATAGTTATGACCATAGAAGGACTTAGAAAAAACAAACTGATTATTTTTGAATATGTCCGCGGATCTCACATGTACCATCTCAACACAGAGACATCAGATAAAGATATAGGTGGTGTGTTCGTGGCTCCGGTTCAGCAGATTATCGGACTTCGTTCTACATACACAGAACAAGTCTCAGACAGCAGGCACGACACTGTCTATTGGGAGTTCGGGAGATGGATAGAACTGCTGCTTAAGTCAAATCCTTCTGTTCTGGAAAGCCTGTTCGTTCCGAAGGACTGTATAGTTGGAGAAGTACATCCGGTGATTCAGAATATAATCTCTCATAGGGACCTCTTTCTCTCGAAAGAATGTGTGAAGAGCTTTTCTGGGTACGCTATTAGTCAAATATATAAAGCCAGGGGGCTGAATAAGAAGATAGTTAATCCTGTCAGTGAGAGAAAAGATCCGCTGGATTTTTGCTATACCTTCAAGAATCAGGGATCTCAACCCATAAAGAAATTCCTGCAAGACAACCACCTAAACCAAAGGTACTGCGGTCTAGTGAACATACCGAATATGAAAGATGTCTATGGAGTTTACTATGATTGGGCTGCATTTTTCCACTTTGAAGCACTGCCAGATTGGGCAAAATGTAACCCCTATCCAAGTATCCCTTACCCATATAACAAGCTTATCAAAGATCCTCAAGAGGCAGTCCGGATACGAAATCGTATTTGGGAAAAAGAGTTCTACGGTTATGAAGGAATCGTGAATCCTGATGACTATACCAAATCCAATGACATAAGACTTTCCGCTGTCAAAGAGGGAGATTCACCGATTTGTTATCTTTACTTCAACCGAGATGGGTATACTTCTCACTGCAAAGACTACAAGGAATACAAGGAGTGGGAGGCACATAGGAATCCGGTCAGGTATGAGAGTAATCTGAACAAGAATTATGACTCAAAGAATATGATGCATTGTGTCCGGCTCTTGAGAATGTCCAATGAGCTTCTCCGGGGTGAGGGATTTAACGTGGTTCGAGATAAAGACAGGGATTTCTTGCTAGATATCCGTAATCACAAGTATGAGTATGATGAAATCATGTCTATTGTGAATAAGGAAAGAGAAGAGCTCATGATGCTTGAAAAGACATCTACACTGAAAGATCATATAGATTATGATGCAGTGAATAAACTTTTGATTGATTCTAGGTATGATTTGTATCATATAATATCAACAAATAAATAAATTATCGTTATGAAACTAAAAACAAAAACAACACAGGAAAGAGATGTTAAATATTTTTGCATCGACTGCCTGCCTAGATATTGGGAGGATGCAGACATAAACGGAGAAGAAGATATATCTTTTGAAGAACAGGAAGATGGAAAAAGTCCAAGGATGCCGCTGGCTGTATATAGCGAACAAGAAAAAGCGTGGAAGTGGACATTGAAGATCGAAATGGACACCGGCATGATTTTGAATTGGCCTCGTGGAACCACCGCAGATGTTCATTACAAAGTTTGTGATGAAGGAACCTATTGGTTTGAAGACGAAAACGGCAATATCATACGTCATTCGCTTGACGAAGACATAGAACAGTATTATGTTCCTCCTATTTTGGACCTTTATGGAGATTCATACGGAGATTATATCCTTATGAATATAGATGAAAACGGGCACATCGAAGGCTGGCAAGATCATTTGAAGAAATATTCCTCCTGTGAGAAATTGTTGGGAGATTCTTTTAAATAAAACTAAATTTTGCATCATCATTTAATATATATTAACATAACTAATGATATTTTAAGCTTTATGAGAGACATTAAGATGAATACTATGCTCGCCAAGGTTGAGCATTCAAGCGCAGGTATTGCAAGGTTATTTGCCGATTACGCAAGCTTCTTCAAGAATAAGCAGGGGATGTTTCGCGGTTACAAGAAAACATTTGTTCCGAGAGACGGATATTTCGAGGACCCTTCAAAGATGGGTACTCAGGTAGTTGCTACCACAGTAGACGAGAAATTTGACTGGTTCAATAAGCAGTTCAAGAACTGGCTTACAGACGTGTTCAGTGTTGAGTCAACGAACTCCAAGGGAGCAAAAACCACCGAGCTTGTAGTTAACGGACACTCATTCGGAAACCTTACCGCTCTGGAGCTTATGAGACTCAAGAACATCCTTACAAATAAGGACCTGGAGGCCGTCTTTGCAAACATTCCTGTTCGTAGTGACAGCGAGGTTTGGAAAGAGACAACCGACTCAGAGTATGCTGGTAGAAGAGTATTCGAGACCGAGCTTGTCAAGGGTGTCACTCGTACGACAGAGAAGGAGGAGGTTATCCTTAAGGACCCTAACCTGGATCCGTCACATCTTCCGTCAAACTACACTGCAAAGACCACAGTCAAAAGCAAGACAGTCGAGACCGGTGACTATACTCAGCAGATGTTTACTGGTGAGTGGACTCAGAGGGAGAGAGCAGAGTTGCTTCGCAGACGCTCTGACTTGCTTGCAGCAGTGATCGAGGCTCTCAAGGTTGTAAATGACACGGAGGTCGAACAACCGAATCTGGATGTAAACCAGTTTGTAGATTATCTCTACAGGGGTTAGTTGCAGAGCGCAGAAGTTACAGCGCTTAAGCGGATGTAATCGAATAAGTGAAAGGCTTATGTTCTTTTGAAATTATTGACAAAACATATTGACCAAAGCTTCAGCTTTAGATTTAGTTTTAAAAATCCGAGATAATCAGATTTAGAATTGGGTCAAGAGCTTTAGATTTAAGGTCAAGCGAAGTACCAGAGAGGATTTACACTTCAAAAAAAAAACTCCTAATTCGTGGGTTCGAATCCCATCAGCACCTCTAAATATAAATATATTCAAACATGGTGCTGTGGCGAAGAGGTCAATCGCAGGAGTCTTATACTAATACGTATACAGCTTTATTCTAAAATCTCTGAAGGTATCTTTGCGAATGTACTCGGTTGATCAGGATGGATATGAATGATCAATCCAGGCCCGGTAGCTCAGTTGGCAGAGCGCAAAATTGCAAATTTTGAAGCGTAAGTTCGATTCTTACCCGGGCTACAATTAAGGTGGGGTGCTGGAATGGCAGACAGGCAATCTTCATTGAGTAGGTTGTGGGTAAATTCTCGGTTAAATCCTATTGGGGGTTCGAATCCTTCTCCCACCACTAGCGGGATGTCAGAAGTCGGTATCTGGGCGGTCCCATAAGCCGCAGCGAAAGCCTCGGAGGTTCGAGCCCTCCTCCCGCTACCAATATTATTAGAATTTATTTAGAAATTTATAAAATTTATTTAGAAATTTATAAAATTTACTAAATTTTTTGTATTGTTTTATTATATTTATTAGAATTTGATTTTAACATAATATCTATCTAAAATGAAGAGAATAGTCAACATATCTATCTGTAAACGCTCGGTGAAAGATCATCGCGGCTATAGTTGGCTATCATTTATTGGATCTGACGATAATAGATTTGATAATCTCGCGTTGGCTCAGAAGCCCTATAGCAGAGGTTAATTAATCGCAAATGTAGGTGGTTTAATCCACCAGGTCAGATCAAAACAATCACATATTACATATTAAATCACTTACATTGCGGTAAAGAGATGGGTCTGTAGCTCAATTGGTAGAGCAACTGGCTGTTAACCAGTAGGTTGTAGGATCGTGCCCTGCCAGACCCGCAAGACTATCGAGTAGTAGCCGAGTTGGTTAAGGCGCTACATTTGGGATGTAGAGACCCCACGTTCGAATCGTGGCTACTCGACCAGGTATTGATAAAATGAGTAGATTGGATTGTCGCGAAAATCTATATTTGAAAGTTTTATAATACACACGCCTGTGAAGTACAAGCAGGTATGAGAGAATTACGCTAGTGGTTTTTGCGGGCTGCTGCGGAAGCAGCTGATCACAGGTTCGAATCCTGTATTCTCGACAAGACATAAGCCGAGATAACGGAGACGGTCTGTAAAACCGTTCTGCTTTAACAAATATCCGTATTGGTCTCGCAGTAAGTTAGTTCGAATCTAGCTCTCGGCACAGGATAAATGACTAAAAATGAGACGATTTAGACGCATAAAACGATTTAGGTTTAAGTAGGCCCTCGGTGACTCCTGAGTAGTTACCGAGGTTCCGAACCAGGGTATTACGCGGGAGTGGCAGATGAAGTCATTGCGCTTGACTGAAAATCAAGAGGAATTGGGGCGGTACCAATCTCCCGCACAGAGTAAATATAAGCCTCTGTAGCTGAGTTGGATTAAAGCACCATCCTTTTAAGATGTGTGATCGTGGGGGCGGGACCCACCGGAGGCACAAGCTCCTGTAGGATAATTGGTTAGTCATCCCGACTCTTACCCGGGAGGTTCCGATTCGAGTTCGGGCGGGAGCACAAAAATGCCCCAGTAGTTTAACGAATAGAACGTTTGGCTACGAACCAAGAAGTAGAGGTTTGATTCCTTTCTGGGGTACAAAGCCCTGATAGTTCAAAGGATAGAACCACAGTTTTCTAAACTGTTAATCTACGTTCGAGTCGCAGTCAGGGTACAAATGCAAGATAGGTGTAAATGGTTGCACGTCTGGCTTCCAACCAGAAGGCTTAGTGGGTTCGATTCCCATATCTTGCTCAAACGCTTTAGCTACGAAGAGCGAATCTCGTAAAGTCACTTGAAATGAATCAGCTACAATGATATCTAAGTACTGATTCAAAGTTAAGGAGGATGGAGATCGTAGAGCCTGAAATAGCCCTAACGTATGATAATGGGTAAAGCGTTAACATTGGGATATGGTGCAATGGTCAACATATCACGCTCTGAACGTGAAGATTGAGGTTCGACTCCTTGTATCCCAACAAGAAACTGAGAAGTGACGCAAATGGTCAGCGCAGGAAGCTTATACTGGTTCAAGTCCAGCCTTCTCAACACACGCGGAATTCGTATAGAAGTTATTATACCAGCTTGCCATGCTGGGGAGGTCGGGGCAGTTCCGGCATTCCGCTCAAACGTATAGACTTGTATCTCAGTTGGTTAGAGAGCTTCGCTGATACCGAAGAGGTCCTTGGTTCGAGTCCAAGCAAGTCTACACCGGGTCCATAGCTCCAATTGGCTAGAGCACCTGATTTGCATTCAGGTCGTTGTGAGTTCGAATCTCACTGGATCCACCAAATATAGGCTATTGGTCCAACGGTTAGGATACTAGACTGTCTATCTTGTGGTGAGGGTTCGACTCCCTCATAGCCTGCATAAGGAAATGTAACTCAGTTGGTTCAGAGTGCAACTCTTACAAAGTTGAAGTCGGGAGTTCAAATCTCTCCACTTCCACAAAGCTCCTCTAACCCAACAGGCAGAGGTAACTGATTCAAAACCAGTCAAGTCTAAGTTCGAATCTTAGGGGGAGCACGAAGACATGCCAGAATGGTTATGGGTACGCCTGCAAAGCGTCACTATCTTGGTTCGAATCCGAGTGTCTTCTCAAATAAGGAAGGGTGCCAGAGATGGATTATTGGACCGGTCTTGAAAACCGTTGGAGCCTAAAAACTTCCGTGGGTTCGAATCCCACTCCTTCCTCCGGGACCTTGGTGTAATGATAACATTTTCGGCTCCAACCCGAAAGATGTGGGTTTGACTCCTACAGGTTCTGCTAATTTATGGTGTTCTTGGCCGAGAGGTTTAGGTTCTGGATTGTGGATCCAGCTACACTGGTTCGATTCCAGTAGAACACCCGATATTTTTAATGAAAACACTAAATATTTTAAGTTATTTATTATATTTAATTGTTCATTGAAATAAAATAAGGTTACTCCAAGATTAAGGGCACTCAGGTGTGAAGACACCTTGCAAATACTCGCCGTTCGCGTACAGGCCGGGATCGTGCACAATTAAAAGCTACTGTACACTTGGTGAAGTCTCTATAACCAGAGGGATAAAGGCCAATAAGACTCTGGGAAGTGAGGCGGAGGGCATAGCAGGTAATCCGTATGGGCTATGACGAGAGTTGATTTTGGTGGTAACCGTTTGCTCCGGTAGCCCAACTGGCAGGAGGCACCAGACTTAGGATCTGGACAGTGTAGGTTCGAATCCTACCCGGAGTACAAAATGATACATCCCGAACGGATAGTAGGGTCCCCTTGGGCGCGTGTTCGATTCAGCAAGCAGCGGAGTTCGACTCTTCAATGCGATGGTTTTCCACAAAGGGGTGAATATAAGTCAAAGAGCCTGCCGGAGGCAAGATGGACGCATCTTCCGCTAAGTTACTTTGACAAAAAACAGGAGGCAGTTCATACCTGCTGTCTTCCTCAGGTGAATAAATCAGTCCTGCGTATAACGGGTAGCGTACGATATGAGTCTGCCCACCTATACGGTTCTCACTATTCCGTAAAAGTGAAACTTCCGAATTGGATTCCTCATTGGAACGAATCGTAAGTCGTTGAATGGAGTGTAAGGGTTCGATTCCCTTATCGGAAGCAATAAATCATCCGAGGTTCAAGAAAGCTAACCGAAAATTTGCATCAAGTAGGTTGGAAATGACTTGAGAGGACCCCTTAAGATAGATGCAACTGTCTCTATAGGGTAGATGTGGAGGTCATGGATGGAACGAGCCGACCGGGTAGGATGATTTATGAATTTCGCACAAAAACCGCGAAATTTTAAGAGAACTCCCTCGATGATATATAAGATATCAGAAAGGGTGTTTTCTTATGTAAAAAGTGCGAAAAATACGCTTAAAAATTTGCAAAATTTCAGCCCAAATCACTAAAGATTTTCCAAAGTTTGTTATATATAGATGTAATTAGATTTAGCACACACAACTATGACAAAGACAGATTACATTTACGCGGCGTTTATAGCCGTTTCAATAGTAGCTTTAGTAGTTATTAACATCGTAAGATAATATGACAAGGCAGACAACTTTGGCCCTGGAGAAGGTTCGCAACAAATTACAGGAATGCAGAAACATCATTGACAATCACTTGTACTATTCTCCAGATAGTGCAAACGTTTCAGAAGAAGACTTGACCTATTGCCGCAAGGTCTATGCTGCGGTATGTAAAGCTATGGATTTGCTATGACACCAGAAAAGACAAGAGAATCTGGCCTTCGACACGGGTTGATTATATATGACAAACACGTTGCTTTCTATGGTAGCGGACTGTCAAACTTTTACAATTGTAGAGTCGAATACCACGGCAAGGTCTTTAAGAGTTCTGAACAGTTGTTTATGTATCTTAAAGCAGTTCATTTTGGCGATGAGCTGACTGCGAGTCTTATCTGTGCAGCCGAGACCCCGAGAGATGCAAAGTATCTCGGAAGAAAAGTCAAGGGATTCAAAGAAGACGACTGGGTTGAGCATAGGCAGGAATATATGGAGATTGCCCTGATGGCAAAGTTTATACAAAATCCAGCACTTAAAGATCTCATACTCGACCCAGAATTCGAAGGAAAACACTTCGTCGAAGGAAGTCCGAGTGATAAGATTTGGGGTGTAGGCATTCATTACACCGACCCGAGAGTTGACTGGCCAAGCGAATGGCAGGGGAAGAACCTCCTCGGACAGTGCCTGGATAATATCCGTACGGTCCTGCGCGAAGCATACCAGCTTAGCGGCTACCCAGAGAATTAAATAAGTTGTGAGAGTTAAATATATTTATACGTTCATTGAAATAAAAACCTGAGCGCTCAGGAAGAAATTCCTGAAGTAGAACTCTCTAAATTCGGTGAAGGCTAAAACATAGTGATATATGACACCCCCAACTAACAGTGGGGAGCCGGTTCGAATCCGGCTGTTATGCTAACACCGAGCCAATGTTAAAATCTATACTGCAAGGCTATACTTCAATAATGAATATAGTCCTGAGAACAGGGGACCGCAGATATAGAATAATAGACAGTGTGTAGAGACTAGATGGAGAGAGTCTAAGTTGAAATACGGTTTGTACCAGTGGAAGCCTGGTTTTAGTTGCATAAGCGCATGTACCGACTCCGGAGATTTCAACATAGGACAACTGCCCTCGGTTGAAATGATTGTTAATTGAAAGTACGGCCAGTTATTAAGGTTCGACACGTTTTGATGTTTGCTAAAATTAACAATTACTTGCAAGATTTCAATTTAGGGCATTTTTGCCAGTATAGCTCAGTTGGTAGAGCGATTCATTTGTAATGAATTGGTCGGGGGTTCGAGTCCCTCTACTGGCTCTCAGATTAGCAAAACATCTGACGGAGGCGACTAATCCGTTATCAAGTTCGTAGTTACCACTTATAGGTAAAGTGGCGCGTTGCTCAACGATAGTGAGTTCTGTTCAGAAAGCCCGAAGTACAAGGGAACGAAGATGGGAAAGGCTTCTCATATAAGCATACTTTTCCTCCGAATCGTAGGTCGGCACAGTTGGCAACTCTGGGGTTATTTTAAAAGTTGCATTTTGGGACCGTCAGCTAATTGGTTAGGCTCTCAGATTTTCATTCTGAAAACTCCGGTTCGAATCCGGGCGGTCCTACGTCTTGCTAGCCATCTTATCACCCATGTGAGAAGAAGCATGTAGATTGGAACAATGCGTGTGGATGGTACATGGTTAAAATTTGTGGTGGGTATATGTAGGTAAATCCCGAATCCAACATAAGGGTGGAAGTATCATAAAGAGGCCACATTGGTTTAAAAACTCCGAAGTCCTGGAGTGTTTGCTGTGACGACATGAAAGATGGATGGGCCCACGGAGAGTGAATCTGCTAGGAGCAGGCGCAGTTTGCTAAACTGTTGGATCGTTTATCGGTTGGGGTTCGAGACCTCCGCTCTCCGCAGCAATCAACAATAATCAAATAACATGAGTACAAGTATTTATTTTTTCGTTGAGGTTCAAGACAAAGAAAAAAAGTGGCATCTTGCTAAATATTATACTGATTATGCTTTTGTCGAAAACGAACCTACCGAGTGGGATTTTGAAAAGGTTGTGAATGTCGACGGAAAAAAGATGATAGAGAAATACGAGTTGTGGACTGGACTTGCATGGCGCGATGAACTTGTGTGGCGCAGGGAAGACGCGCCTTATGGATTACCATCGGATGTGAGCGAAGAACTGAAGACACTTCTTGAAGAGATGGCAGAGAAAGAGAAAAACAAAGGCATATATCCAAGTGACTATGATTATTCACGCAGATACTCTTACATATATATTGATGAAATGTGGAAGATTTCTAAAGAAAAAATCAATAATTGGAAAAACAGTGTTAAAAAGCATGTGCGCGATGAACAGTTGGAAGATATTAAAAGAAGAATTGCTCATCTTGAAAAGATTGCGTTGAAGAAAACAGACAAGGCAATGAAAGAAAAGAAAGGATGTGATGATGAAATCGACATAGATTATCTTCTTGATGAGGACCTTTCAGATATTGTTACACTCGAACAGGAAACGTCTGAATTGTATAATTTAGCATCTCAGTTCAGCGGAAATAGCTGGATTGATTTTGATAAGGTTCGTGTGATTTATTATTTTAACTGATGAGAGATCCAGTAGCTCAGTCGGTAGAGCGTTGGCAAGTAAAGGTTGGGGAGTGTCCGCGGAGAAATCCTCGTAAAGCCTTGAACTAAGACCAAAGGTCGTGGGTTCGAACCCCGCCTGGGTCACAAAAGTTAACAATTCAATTTAAAAATCCACTAAATATTTTTCCTTTTTTGTTATATATATCTGTAAGTTTAATAATAGTAAAACACCACAGATATGAAAGACACTATGCTTTGCTTCGGAAACGACAATCTTTCCACAAATTTTCTCTCTCGTGAAGACCTCAAAGAACTTTGCCCAGTGGCATTTTGTGAATCTCCTACGAACCCAGCACTGTCACAGCAGTACGTCACTGCAAACACGATGACAGTTGTAGAAGACCTGGAGAAACTCGGTTGGAGACCGGTTCAGGCAGCTTACAGGAAAAGAGCAAAGAAATCAAAAGGAATATATAGTTTTCATATGATTGCTTTCCAGAATCCTGGAGTTCGTATTATGAAGGAAGATGGACAGGGCGGACAGGTAGTGGACTGCTACCCGAGGATTATCCTGACTAATTCTCACGACGGAGCCCATTCGTTTAAGTTTATGGTAGGCTTGTTCCGACTGGTATGCAGCAACGGACTTGTGATTGCTACAAACGAAATGGCCAATTTCAGCGTGAGACACATCAACTATGACTTCGAGACGCTGAGAGGTATTGTTGCCGATGTTATCAAACATGTTCCGTCCATGGCGCAGAAGATGAACGTGATGATGGTAACTAAAACCACAGATTCAGTACGTAAAGATATGGCTGAAGAAGTTTTCAGACTTAGAAACAATATCCCATCTACAGAAAAGGTCCAGATTGATACATCTACTGTAGATAGTATCCTTGCTCCTCTCAGAAAGGAGGACAACGCCGATAATCTCTGGGGTCTGTTTAACGTCTGCCAGGAAAAGATGATAAACGGTGGTTATATGTATCAGACGAAAAAGGGTCGTTTTAGAAAGGCACGTCGAGTAAGCTCAATCGAGAAAGACCTCGCGCTGAACACAAGCCTCTGGCATAAAATCGAAAAGTACGTACCGGTTGCAGCATAATTAATCAACATAAATAGCACTTATGGATACAAGAATAACTATTCGTAAATTCTTCGGTCACCTTAAGACTGTCCTGGTACACAAGTACTGGGTTCTAGTCTACTGCCGCAAGCTTGGAATTACCTGGAGAGGGCTCACGCACGACTTGAGCAAGTTCTCTCCAGTGGAGTTCTGGGAGAGCGTGAGATACTGGGATGGAAAGACTTCTCCTATAGTTAAGTGCAAGGCAGACAAAGGATATTCTTTGGCCTGGCAGCATCACAAAGGAAGAAATAGGCATCACTATGAGTATTGGGTGGACAATCTCGACCAGGGTGGAACCCCTATAAAGATGCCTTGGAAAGACTTGCTGGAGTTGATTGCAGATTATCTCGGTGCAGGAAGAGCATACAACAACGGAGTAGGAAAAGATTCTATCCTGAAGCACGAGAAGGAATGGTTTAGGAAAAAGATTCAAAACGACCATCCGAAGATCCACCCGGCCACAATAAAAATGATTGATTTTTTGCTCGATGAATTTGCAGAAGACGAACTGATCCTCGATTTTTTCCGTGGGAGCTCTCTCAAAAAACTCTGGGAAGAACAATACGAACTAATGAAATAAACGAAATGGTATTAAAACTAAATTAATATCGCACTATTTATATATTTATATATGGATCAAAAAATAGTCAAAAAAGAACTCAATGTTACGGCGATCAGTGATCTTCATGGGTATCTACCAAGCGTATCAGATTTCCCTGCTGGAGATGTTCTCTGTATCTGTGGGGATATAGTACCGCTAAAATATCAGCTGAGTGGTTTAGAAACCGTGTCCTGGTTGCTTCAAAAATTTACTCCGTGGACAGACAAGCTTAAGGATTACGGATATAAACATGTTCTGGTGATACCCGGAAACCATGATTTCTTTTTTGAAAGCGCAGAACTAGGTTCGCGAAGATCCGGGGTTGATATCTTGAAGAAACTCTACCTAGATCAATACAAACAACATATTGTAAAACTTCTTTGCGACAGTAGCGTCGTGATAGAAGGGCATAAGTTCTATGGGACTCCTTGGATACCTGATTTGAGCAGGTGGGCATTCTACGGAAACAGTTCAACCCTGGTAGAGAAGTTTAGTCGTATTCCGAAGAAATGCGAAGTGTTGTTGACTCATACTCCTCCTAGAATAGGATCTCAAGGATTGGTTACTCAGAACGGTAACTGGAATTACGGAAAAAATTTTGGATGTCAGGAACTTGCGGATACAATTAGGCCAAGACAGATAGATTGGGTACTTTCCGGGCATGTCCACTCGGGACTTCACGAAGTTGAAACAATAGTGACTGATTCCGGGCACGAGACTAAGATGAGAAATGTCTCTCTTCTTGATGAAGATTATCATCCAACCTATGATCCGTTTACTTTTAAATTAACTATTTAGATAGATGGAAGAATTAAAAAAGCAAATAGAAGTCTGGTTGAAAGATCGTAAATTCATGTATCATAAAGACCCAGAAAAAGGATTAGAGGGGTGGTATAAGATCTGGTGGACTCCAGGGACAACACAAACTATAATCATTAATGGAGAGAGACAAGATGTAATCAATCCTGCAGACCAACATGCTGTTGTATTCTCGTGGGGAGCAGAACCTGGATACGTTTCTGATTCAGATGGAGGCAATAAACATGAGTTCTTACAGTGCTATTTTATGTATTTGGCAGTCCCTGGTGGGAACACAGACAATAAGCAGCACCAATCGTTAAACATAAACGTTTATAATTTAAACGATGTAATTACTTTATTGGCTCCATTTACAAACAACGAAAATTGAGAAAGAGAACATACATAAAAAGTATAAAGGCTGTAGATAGAAAGCTCGAAATTGAAACCTTCGGGAAGCTTATTAGTACAAGACCTACAAGAGTTGTTAAGAACAAGAGAAAATACGATAGGAAAGTTCTCAAAGCACTCGATAGACGAGCCGGGGTGGCGGAATAGGTAGACGCTTTGGACTTAAAATCCAATGATCCGAAAAGGTCGTGCGGGTTCGATTCCCGTCTCCGGTACAATTAAATTTTCAATAATATATGATAGACGGCATAACAGATTTTGTATTTTTGATTAATAAAAACAACGCAGACGTATCTATTTGTGCACCAAAAGAAATTGTTGTAGAATATGATGATTCGTTTGAGTTGTTAGTTGATGGAGGATACGGAAAGTATTTTTTCAAAACAGATTGGAAGTTATTTGATAAACTCGGAGATATAGAAAAAGAAGAAACATACGATTTTTAATTTATATGTCGAAAGTAATTAATATACAACAAGTTACACCTTGGATTCGTGCATTGAACGCCGCCAGGCAGACTGTTGGTAAGTCGCAACTGCCTGATAATCACAAAGTTAGCTCTGACTGGGAAGCAAAGATGCTTCTAGCCGAACATTCTCCTATAAGACTGGTTGAGTATGACTGGAAATGGGAAGACATAAAACAATGGGTAACCACTCATCTGGTTCGACACCACGAAGGTTGCGAAAAGTTCGTGCACAGTCAAAGAGACGATCGAAGAGAAAATCCAGTTTCGAGAGACGAGATGCCCCAAGGATCTTTGAATGACATGCTTATGTCTGCCAACGCACAATCATTGATAAACATTTCAAGAAAAAGACTCTGTAGTTGTGCTTCTCCCGAAACACGAGAAGCTTGGAAACAGGTCAAAGCAGCAATACAGGATATAGACCCGGTTCTTGCATCGAAAATGGTTCCTGAATGCATCTACCGCGGGTTCTGTCCAGAATTGAAAAGCTGCGGATATTATAAAACTCCAGAGTATGTAAAACGCTTGCAAGAATATAGAAAAGAAGCCATAGAAAACCATGAAAATGCTAGGAGTTAGACGCGTTTGGTTTGAGAGAAGAAAATGTAACAAAGCATGCAAGCACGTGACATTCTATTTCTTGCCTTCTCTTCGGTGGGAGAACGACTGGGGAGACAGGTATCTCATTTTCGATTGGTTGGTATTTACAGTATATATAAACTTTAAATACAAATACAGATAAATAACTCAGACTGTTAAAATATATTATAATATGGGAATTTATCAAACAATTACAAGAAAAGGATCGTTCGATGCCGCTCACAGAGTGATGAATGAACGAGTGAAATGTTTTAATCTACACGGTCATAGATTTGACTATGAGTTAACTTTTGAATTCAAGGAAGAAGAAGGTCTTGGATATGCTATCGACTTCAAAGAAATTAAAAGAGTTGCATGTGCTTTTATTGATGATTATTTTGATCATGGGATGATTGCCAACCCGAAAGATGAGAAATTGATCAAAGTAATTAATGAAATGGGGTTAAAACTCTGGAAGATGTCTCTCAACGGGACCAATTATTGTAACCCCAGCGCGGAACATATATCTAAAGAGCTTTTCATGGCTATCAGTCTTTTGATGAACACTGACAACATCTGGTTGAAAAGTGTTCGATTGTACGAGACACCGAACTGCTGGGTAGACGCTGATTGGGAACATATAAACATCTACCAGCAGAGCAACTTCTATGACGAAAGACGCGAGCTTTTGAACAATTACAAAAAGGAGAAAGGAGTATTTGAGTACGACGACAGAAAAGCAAATGACAAAAAATAACATAATTAATATGCTTCCTATTATAGAATTGTTTTATAGTATTCAAGGAGAAGGAATTTATGCAGGGCAGCCTTCTATTTTTATCCGCACGAGCGGGTGTAATCTGAGATGTGTGTTTGGACATACGCGTTGTGATACACCATATAGTAGTTTCAACCCAGAGAAACCTTCGTATAGTGAAGATGAAGCTCTTCAAAAGATGAAGGAAATCGTTAATAAGCATCAAAAAGTAAAGCATCTTGTGATTACTGGCGGAGAACCGCTTCTGCATCATAAGGCATTGGAAGAATTTCTTGGACGAGCATTCACTATTAAGGACTGGATAGTTACCATAGAAACTAATGGAACGCAGATGCCACTGAATCCGCTTGCCCGAAATTACAAGGTGAGTCTTTATAGCATTAGCCCAAAACTTAGTACTAGTGTAGCCAAAGATACAACTATCCTTTCGCAAGAGCAAATAGACAATCACAATCGCTCGAGAATCAATCCAAAAGTCTTATTTAATATAGTCAGTACCGGGGTTCCATATCAGATGAAGTTTGTTTATAGCGGACCAGAATGCATAGACGAGATAAAAGAAATCTATGCTCTGATGAGCAAGCATGTGGACATGGGGGACAGTGCACAGCTCCGTTGGTGGATGAGAAACCACCCAAACAACTACACACTTTTAATGCCTGAAGGAATAACTAAGGAAGATATCGATGCGGCTTGCCTCGAGACTGCTGAGAAAGCACTGGAGAACGGCTGGGGGTATAGTGATAGACTTCATATTAGAATCTGGGATACAAAACGAGGAGTGTAGATTATTATTTATATGCTGGAGGGGTTTAACGCTTGCGTTTCTTTTGATATCCGTCATTATGGTGTTCTAAAGTAACCCCTTTACTTGACAGGATATTGTCACGAGAGAACCTGATTACGATCGGGTTCTCTTTTTTATTTCAAATCAGTGAACTACTCAGCCGCTAAAGGCGACTGAGCTTCCTGCTCGAAAAGATACTTATATTTACTATAAATAACCTTTCTCCCAGGCTTTAAGTCGACAGTTCCTGCCGACTTTATTTTTATATAGTAATCAATCATGTTATTAGCAGCATGTACATCCCTATCATATTCAACACCACAATGAGGGCATATAAATATTCTATCAGATAGTGATAAATTATTATCATGTCCACAATCAAAACAGTGTTTTGTAGTCGGGAACCATTGATCCAACACAATAACATTATCGCACTTCTTTAATTTGGATTTTATACGTCCGATAATAGAATGTTGTACTGTCCTAGAAATATGTTCACTTTCATGCCATTCATTTATTTGATCGTCCTGCATGACAACAATACTGTTTTGAGTTAACTTATTAACTATCTTATTAGAGATATCTTCTTTTTTGTTGTTTATCCTATTGTATTCTTTTCTGATTTTAGAAACTGTTTTATACCAATTGTTAGAACGCTTTGTTTGAGTAGCAAGACGGGCTTGTAATCCTTTTAATCGTTCACTTTCTTCAATTGTTATTTTCATCTTTCCACCATCAGAAGTTGTTACAGTAGTTTCACAACCAAGATCGATTCCTATTATATTATTATTTTTTATCTTATTTTCTTTATCTATATAACATGTTAATGATATAAAGTAATCATACCCATCATATAATAGATTAGCAACGGTATAATCTATATTTTCATATTGATTTAATTGTTTTAACCCGTTTACTCTTATTGGTTTTTTAATACCTTGTATTTTAATTCTATTTCCTTTTATGGAATGTGTGACACCATATTGTTTTAAACTAATACTATTACATTCGGATTTAAATCTTAAAGCACCAATTTTATTACCGTTTTTCTTCGAAGCTGAAAGTCCTTTTATAGAATATTTCATACCAGCTATTATTTCTTGAATAACTGACGTTTTAATATATTTATTATCATATTCTATAAGATTCTTATCTTTATCGAGATATGTTATATGATTTAATTTTTTATAATCATATTCAAATAAATCAACTCCATTATTTATATCATTTAATATATAATTGTATGTTCTTTTTGCCTCAACAAAGAACATTTTAATGGATTCTTTTTGTTCTTTAGAAAGGGATGATTTATCTATTTTAAATTTAAATGTTTTACATGTTTGAAGAGCTCGCTTAGAGCGAGTAGCACTTATAGCTTCTTTTAATATTTTATTTTTCTCTTCTTTTAACATTTAAATGAATTATCTTATATTTATATAATAAAGACACACTACTAACATTTTAAATTTATTATAAAAAACATTTTAGTATGAATAAAGATCAGAAAATGATATATGAATGTTATAGGCATTCAAAAACTAGATTAAGATATCATCTTATATTGACAACCAAATATAGAAGGAGTTGTTTACAACAAATAAAAAATGATGTATTAGAATCATTTAATCAATGTGCTTTACATTCTGATATAAAAATACATTTAATGAATTTAGATAAAAATCATATTCATTTATTAATATCATTTCCTCCAAAATATAGTATATCTCAAACAGTAAATAGATTAAAACAATATACTACAAACTACCTATATAGAAACAATTATGATTATTTAAAGAAATTTTATTGGACTAATAAAAAACGATTATGGTCTGAATCCTATTTTATAACCACTATAGGAAATGTATCAGAAAATAAAGTATTAGAATATATTAAAAATCAAAGTTAAACTGTTGAAATAGTTAATTCATCTAGGCGGCTGAAGACCGCCTAGGTTTTTTAACTTATTTTTTCTAAATTTTCTGAGATTTCTATTATATATAAACATAAATAATTACCAGCTATAAAACATACAACTATGGCAACTTTCAGAATTATACTTTACGTTTTTGTATCACTGCTGAGTTTGTTCCCGTTGGGGCTAGGAACTTGGATAATAGTACAGGTCATTAGAGAGAACGGTTGGAGGGGTATGGATTCACTCACAAGAATATTGGTGATCGGTGGTATATTATTTGGAATTTTTATAATAATGTGCGTGGTTTATGCAGTAATTAAAGTACTTTAATAAATATTAATATGAATATCTATCCGAACATTCGAGACTTATTTTCTATCATCGCTGCTACTCCCGGTGCAACAGACAAGAAGACGCTGATACAAGCCCACAATTCAGAACTGTTGCATCAAATCTTTGAAGATACTTATGACAAAAGCAAGAAGTATTATGTAAAGAAGTTTGAAATGCCACATCCGGATATCTTAGGAGTGAACACTATAGATGAGAATTACGCCGTCTTTCATGACATGCTCATCTCGCTTTCCAAAAGAGAGGTCACGGGCCAAGCCGCAATAGACTGGGTTGAAGAGACTATAGGAAGTTTCGTTGCGGAAGATCGCGACATACTTGCAAGAATCCTCGATCGCAATCTGAAAATAGGTGTCAGTCTTGATAACTATAACAATGCTGTTGGAATACAAGCTATAAAGAAGTATCAGGTGGCTCTTGCAGAGAAACTCCAGGATGTCAAAGGAGTAGATATATTCGATGGAACATATTACATGAGCAGAAAGCTCGATGGTTGCAGATGTAACATTCACATTATCAACGAGATACAGCCAGATGGAAATTTGAATCAGGAAGTTAAATTCATTTCCAGACAAGGCAAGGAATTCAATACGTTAGACAATCTCATCCCATCCATCAAAAAAATAACAGAAATGCTCAACGGGCATTGGGTACTCGACGGAGAAGTGTGTTTGATAGATGAAAAGGACCAGGAGAACTTCCGCGGTCTGATGAGTGAAGTGACAAGAAAGAACCACACCATTTCAAACCCAAAATTTATGTGGTTCGATATAGTAAAATATGATGAGTTTCTTGGGCAGGCAACAAGTCCGGATTTTTCTATCAGATATCAGAACATGTGTGAACTCTACTATGAATCCGGAACTCCGAGCGATGTGGAAGTTCTCAAGCAAGATCTTTTGCTGACAGAAGAGCAGTTTAATCAGGCTCAGGAGATAGTTAAAAAAGAAGGATGGGAAGGCCTAATGCTTAGAAAGAACGTTCCATACAAATCCGGCAGAACCAAAGACTTGATCAAAGTAAAGAAGATGCAAGACGCAGAATTTGTAGTGGAAGACGTGATAGAAGGTCAAGCCGTATATAACGAAGGAGGAACGAAGACATACGATGTAATCTCTGCTCTGTGTATAAGGTATAAAGGAAATGTAGTGAAGGTAGGTAGCGGGCTCAGCAAGGAACAGAGAATAGCCTGGAGAAAAGACCGCAATTTGATCGTCGGAAAAACCATCACAGTGCAATATTTTGAAGAGACTATGGACAAGAAAACAGGAGAATACTCGCTCAGGTTTCCTATCTTGAAATACGTGTATGAACACGGAAGAACGGTTTAAATTTATACGTCATTCTACTAAATTTTTTATAAATCTTGTTATATATAATCATAACAATAGTCTTAACGGAAAACATTAATGGAACACGAAGTATATACAAAACGAGCAGATCTTCCATACAGAAAAATGACATACGCTTTAAATCAGGAAGTACCATTGGCTGATATTTCATGGAACCGATGCTGGGAGGTATTCTGTGATGCTGGAAATCTCGCAGGTGCCTTAGAGACAAATGAGAAAACCGGGGTTACTGAATTTGATTTGTATCGAGGGGATGATGTTGTTAAAACATTTTCTTGGAAGAACAGCGACATCTTCTCCAACGGGGATTGGGACTGGGGTAAGATATATAAAGAGGTTGTGCCGTATATCATAGACAAAAAACTGATTAAGAAACCAAGGATGAAGCGCAAAGATGCAGGAAAGCCGAAATCTAAGAAGCTTAAACCAGCGAAATCTATTGATAAATCAAACAAAACCAGCGAAAATTTGAGAGATCTCCTCTTGACTGATAAAGATATTGAGTCATTATTTAAACCTCAAAAAAACGTGGATTCTTGTAATCTCACAAAGGTCGAGATTCAAAGATGGAGGAATAAACAGTTCAGTGCAAGATTGAGCATGTATAAAAAATATAAGAATCATCAACCATACGACAAATATATGCTTCGGTACATCAATATTACTAAAACCATGAGAAATCTCGGCATAAATACATATATTAATTCAGACTGGATTAAGGATTATTTCGCGTTGTTGAAATAAACCCAACAAAAAATAACATATGAGCAGAATTGGTAAAGAACTTGAGTTATGATTACAGAAGATTACGTAAGTTTTGAAACAGCAAAACTATTAAAAGAGAAGGGGTTTGACGATAGTTTAGTTCCCGTAAATTATGGGTTCAACACATATGCTCCCACAGGTATACTGATTATGAACAACCCTACGAATTCTATTTTAGCGCCTACTCTCCAAATGGCAATGAGGTGGTTAAGAGATGTGCATAAACTTGAAATATATCCATATCATCAAAATTCACCAACATGTGATAAGTGGTGGTTTGAGATTGTAAATTTCCCATCCCAAGTTAGCGAATATGAATCCAATACAATATATATCACTTACGAAGAAGCAGCTGAAGCAGGAATAAAGTATTGTCTTAACAATTTGATTTAGATATGTGTTTGTATTTAACTGAAAAATCAGGAATAAAAGTAGCGAAAGAAGATATCATTTGTTATAAGGTAATGGAGAAATGGGGTGAGATTTTAACATCCCCTTATCAGAATATGCGCTATAAATGTGGCACCATGCGTGTGTCAGAAACTCCTATAACAGTAAAACACATATTTGCAATAGGACCATGCGTAGAAGAAGGATTTCATTCTGTTTCTAATGAACAAGAAGCAGAACGCTTAAAGTCAGGCCTACAGACATATGCAACGTTGTTAAATCTTATCAACTACAAATATGTGGTGGTAAAGTGCTTGATTCCTGCAGGAACAAGTTATGCAGTGGGGGTTTTCAACGACTTTGGAGAGCATTTTAACAGTATATGTTCAGAACGAATAATAGTATTGGAGGAAGTTTAGTTATGTGTCTTTCAGTAAGAGATAATACTAAAATTGAAACAGCACAAGAAGACATCATTTGTTACAAAGTCTTCAAAATAGTATATCATTCAGGGGGATTTATGTTTTTATCATACTACCGAGGAGTGCAATATAGTTTCAATGTATTGTATACCTTAGAAAATTCATCTCTTGAAATAGACAGCACATGGTCAGGTCTAGTTGTTGAAGAAGGATTTCATTCCTTCGTATCTCAAGCATCAGCACAGAGGTTTTTGACTGAAAACTTCGGATATTTCGGAGAAACAAGAACAGCAATATTCAAATGTAAGATACCAAAAGGAGCAAGGTTTGTACGAGGAATTTTTAGTCCTAATGAGTGGTCTAGTTATGAAAGTATCTGCTCAGACCAAATAATTGTGTTAGAAAGTGCATAAATATGTGTTTGACTTTAATTGAAAATTCAGAAATAAAAGCAGCAGAAGAAAACATAGTCTGCTACAAAGTGGTACAGAGACTGCAGCCTGGAATCTATAGATCAGAATTCCGCGATTACATATACAACGCGGGAGCCTTAAATTATATGTTGAATGGTGGTCTTGTCGTTACCACATGTCCAGTTATTACCTATCCCGCTAGATATTCGAAAGCATGTACGAGTATTGCTGACAAGGAGTGGCGGTTTGTTGAAAGAGGGTTTCATTCTTTCACATGCAAAGAAGATGCTTACAAGTATAATGCCGATATACATGTTTGTAGTAGTTCGTACGTGGTAGTAAAATGTGTTATTCCAAAGGGTGCTAACTATGTTGAAGGTACATACATGGGGTATCTAAACTACGCATCCGATAAAATAATTTGTGTAAAAGAGGTTTAGTATGTGTTTATATACAACGAGTAAAAAAGTAAGGATAGCAAAGGAAGATATTATCTGCTACAAGATATTAGTAAAAGAAAGAAAAAACTGGATTTTTCGGATTTTTCACAAACCCACGTACAGAGCACCTTTCTATAATTATTACACTTATCAACTAAAAAAACGCTATTATTTATTTAAATCTCTTGTTCACGTTTTTACTACCTATCCTGAACATCCATATATGTTTAATGAAGGATTCCACTCTTTTGTAGATATTCAAGATGCAAAGCGTATGTTGTCTGAATCGTGTTATAGGTATGATAAAGGGTGGACAATAGTACAATGTATTATTCCAAAGGGAGCCAAATATGTGAAAGGTGCGATAGACCTGTCCGAAAACAGTCCAGCGGGTTATGTATCTGATGAAATAATTTGTGTAAAAGAGGTTTAGTATGTGTTTATATACAACGAGTAAAAAAGTAAGGGTAGCAAAGGAAGATATGGATTGCTATAAAGTTATGGTTGAATATTCTGGAGACAACGGTTGGTGGATGTCTCCTTATCAGGGTATGGCTTATAAGGAAGGGCACACTTATGAATTGGGAGAGCAATTACAATTGATGGATGTTTCCGAAACCCCCAAAGAACTTCGTTATCCTTACAAGGTAGAAGAAGGATTTCATTCTTTTACAAACTCGACAGATGCTTTGTCTTTTCGAAATGCTCTTGAAGCCAGGTTTTCACGACTGAGTATCAGACAGTATACTTATGTTATAGTAAAATGTATCATTCCTAAAGAGTCTGTTTATGTAGAAGGATCATACTTTGATTGGGGTAATAATTTTCCTAGTTTTTGTTCCGAGAAAATAGTTTGTGAAGGTAAAATTGAAAGCGGATATTAAAAAAATAGATAAATGGATTTATGATAACAGAAGACATTAAACTTATAGATGACCTTCTTACTGAAGTTACCAATTCTATAGCAGTGGGAGAGATTCATGAAATGGGAAAGGAAGAGTACTACCGGGAAGTATTGATAAGGTATAATCTTCTTCATAAAGATGATACACATAAAAACAACAAGAAACACCAATTTATGACAGCAAACGAAATATCAGAAATCCTGAAACTGTATAGTGAAATTTCAGGTTCTTTTGAATCTAGAAACAAGACAGATGATGAAATCTACGAGGAAGTAGCAAAACGGTTCAATGCTAATGATAATGTACTTTCCATTAAAAAGTGGGAGGATCTCTTTGAAAAGAAGTTCTATACCATCAGCAATGGTCAAATCAGGGAATGGGGCGTAAGGAAAGTAAATTTCTGCAATTACAACAGAGATGAATATAATAACCTTGGTGTCCCTCGTGACTATGTAGACATGGAATGGGAACTCAAGAGCGGAAATGATACTTTGACAGTGAACGGGAATATGATTGGTAAAACTATCTTTCGCTCAATAGAGGATCTGATGGCTTACCTAAAAGAGCACATGAGAACAAAATAAATAGAAGAATAATATGAGTGACATTAAATTTTCAAACTGCCCGTTCTCGGCAAAACACTGTGAGTGGTGTGGAGAATTATATTGTTCTGATAGAGAGTATGAAACTCCTAAAGTAACTATAAGAACTTATAATACAATTAATATGGAACAGCAGAAAGAACTAACAGCACAAGAAATCGTCGAGAAACTTATCGACGAGAAGAAAATCAGCGGCAAGGAGGCAGTGATATTGCTCAATGCCATAAATAAACCCGCTGAGATAAGGATAGAGAAAGAATACACTCCTTATACTCCGTACATTCCAAACACAACACCTTGGTATCAATCATTAGATGCCAGAGAACCCAAGTGCTATGAACCAGGAGGTACCTGTACCAATCCTCATATGGATTGTGTGAATTGTCCAAAGACCCACAGTAACGGTAATATAAATAGTAATATAACTTACACATATACAGCAACAAGAGAGATTCCTAATCCTGTAGAACCAACAATGAAAGAGGAATAAACAGGACAATTAAAGAACTATGGCAAAATTCAGAATATACGCAAAGTATCCCGTATATGTCGGCGGCGGTTGTATCCCCTATACAATTTACTTTGTTCAGAAATTTGAAGGAGGCTTTTTCTGCGACAAATGGATAAATATAAAGGGATTTGAGAACAGGAAAAAAGCCGAAGATTTATTGAAGTTATTGAAATAACCAAGCAAACAATTAAAGAAAAATAACTATGAGTGGAGGAACATTTGACTATTTGCAGTATAGATTACAGTATGTTGCTGATAGAATACAGGAAGAAATAGACAACAACAATACCCAATCTGAATGGTGTAGTGATGAGTATTGGGACGGATATAGATGGACTAATGATACTATTGCAGAGTTTAAGAAAGGTCTTGAGTTAATTCAGAAAGCCAAAATCTATATGCAAAGAATAGACTGGCTTCTTGCGGGCGATGACGGGGAAGAGACTTTTCATGAAAGACTAAAAGAAGAACTTAAAAAAATTAGATAGGAGATAGAATAGATGAAACCAGGAGACAAGGTGTGGTATTTTGATAACTACAATAGGGTTATCTCTTCCGCCATAATTAAAAAAATTGATTACAACATTCTGGAAGCAATTGACGAGCATACAGGTATGCCGGTCGGCTTCGACGAACACACCTTACCGTTTCCCACCCGCGAGGTGCTGTGCGAACATTACAGGAAAATATTTGAGTAATTAAATAAATTATAAGCGTTATGTATAAAGCAGGAGACTTTCTTTATAAACTCGGTAGCAAAGGAATTAAAAGTGAAGAGCACAGAGTTTTCATTCATACTGGTTATGTGACCGGTGACGGGTATGGTGTTTTAATTGGCTTTGATCCTGACGGCAAACTGAGGAAATCATCTGGACATGCCAACTGGCAGTATGGAGGTGATGTAAGACTCGCAACAGAAGACGAAATCAAGAAATTTATAAATTCTGTGTTCAACTACCAAGGTTCAATCAAGGAATATGGAAGACCATAAATAGTTAGAGAAAAAACAATGAACAAAGAACCGAAAAAGGGGCTGTAGTAGGCATTAACTCTCACCTGAGCCCCTGAGCCTAATCATAGCAAAAATGCGAGGAGTGGGTGTACTAAAGAACAGCTCGCGAGATTTTAATGAAAATTAAAATAAAATTATGTTCAATACCTGACTCGGCTATTGGGCGACAGACCACGGGGTAATCCCCAAGGAGTGCAGTAGTGAGAGTTTTTTATTAAGACAGAAACAAATGACATAATATTTAAGAGATATTTGGCACCTAATATGTATATTTATTTCCGAAACTCTGTAAAAATAATGAGTTTTAGAAATAAAACACCTGTTACTGTATAAAATATGTCGGATGAATAAGGAAGACCTTTTTGGAAAGTACTATACGATTTGGTTTTCCTACCTGCGAGGCGCTGTGTGAACATTACAGGAAGATATTTAAATAGGATAATATGATTGAAATTAAGAGAAATAACGGCTCTCCGGTGAAGGTTTTCGCCGAGACCTTCGAATATGAGGCTTATGACCAGGTGAAGACTCTGGCCAACTATTCTCCCTATGCTGATTCGACTATCCGGATCATGCCGGACGCACATGCCGGCAAGGGTTGCACAATTGGCACAACGATGACTCTGCACGGTGCGGTAACCCCAAATCTCGTCGGTGTAGATATTGGCTGCGGTATGCGTGTTATGAAGATTCGAAAGATGGGCGAAACTGATATTACTGAAGACGATTATAAGAAACTCGACGAAGTAATACACAAATTTGTTCCATCGGGATTCGATATTCATAGCCAGGCCTGGGCAAAGTTTCCAGAACTGGACGACCTATATTGTATCAACGGTATAGATTCATCCAGAGTAATAAAGAGCCTTGGGACTCTTGGTGGTGGAAATCACTTTATCGAGCTCGACCGCTCAGAAGGGGGAGACGTTTACTTAGTTATCCATTCCGGTAGTAGAAATCTTGGGGTTCAAGTATGTAAGTTTTATCAAGACCTTGCATTTAAGTGCCTCAATGAAATGTCTACTGCTAAAAGAGCGCTTATTAAGAAACTTACCGCAGAAGGTCGCCAGAAAGATATTCAGAAAGAACTCAAGCTTCTCAAGAAACCATCTGCCTCAAAAGACCTTGCACACCTGACCGGTGAGAACTTCAATTCGTATATTCACGACATGGAGATTACTCAAAGATATGCCGTAAAGAATAGGGAAACCATAGCCAGAATCATTTGTGACAAGATGAACTGGGTGGCTCAGGATGAATTTGAAACCATCCACAACTATATCGACGCCGACGCGATGATACTTCGCAAGGGAGCGGTCCGCGCCGATGCCGGCGAGAAGCTCATCATCCCGATGAATATGCGTGATGGCTCACTGATATGTATCGGCAAAGGTAATCCTGACTGGAACTACTCTGCCCCACACGGCGCTGGAAGACTGATGTCCCGTGCCAAGGCAAAGGATACCCTCTCGGTTGATGAGTTCAAGAACACAATGTCCGGAATCTACTCAACAACTGTCGGAAAGGGAACCATTGACGAATCACCGATGGCCTACAAGCCAATGGATGAGATTATCCGGTGTATTGAACCCACAGCTGAGATTGTAGATATTATAAAGCCCGTGTATAACTTCAAAGCTGGTGAATAACCATTACAAGAGAAACATAACCATTTTGATAGAATAACAATGATAAACATTAAAGAACTAAGCATAGGAAACTGGGTGAAGTTTCCATACGGTATAGATAAAATCGTAGACCTTCCTTATGTTGAGGGTAGAGGCGTGTGTGCAAGCTTCGCAGCGAGCGCAACATTATTTCCTGTAAGCGTAAAAGACCTCGAACCCATCGAAATCACTCCTGAAATTTTGGAGAAGAATGGATTTTATGAAGATAAAGATGGTGTATATAGCGATGATAATTCTTATCTTATTCCTATGTACTCAAATGGATTTGATGCTGGAACGTGGGAAACTCATATAGAGCCAACTGAAGGTATTGGTGATTTTAGTGGAACATTAAAATATGTACATCAACTTCAAAACGCACTGGCTTTGTGCGGAATAGATAAAAAATTTGAATTATAATATGTGTTTATTTAAAAGAAACAGATTCTTAAATACCGCCATTTTGTCACAGTGGCGTCTTGAGGCTCTCAAAAATCTGGATTTTGTAGGGGGTTGGTCTGGATATTGGACAACAAGGATAGAAGGTGTTAAATATCGCAGTGAACGGGTTAGCGGGTTCAATGCAGTTGTCGGAGACTGTGGTGCGTTTATTCAAGATGTTCTAATTGATAGAGCAAAAATCAAACGAAACCCCAAGAAATTCAGTAAAGAATTGGATATATGTGCAAGTGGCGGAGTTCGTTATGTAGATTGGAGAGGAGAAGTGACGCAGTTTAACAGTTATGGGTGGTAAATATTTAATATTTCAACTAAATGTTTTTCTAATATTTGTTATATATAAACATAAATAAAAACTAACCGCAGGAAACATAAAATGAAATTGCATTGGATATTACTGACAGTTGCGGTCTTTACGATAGTGAACACTCTGCTTAATGGCTTTCTGATACAGGAAAGTCTGTATCTCGTAGAGTTTATTGTTAACGAGATTGTGATTGCAGCGGACTTTTCTATTCACAATAAATTCGGAGTAGGCATAGCAGCTAGTACAATCATCTTGTGCTTCGGACAGATGTTCCGCAGCGGAAAACAGCAGAAGTTTGACAGCTTAGAGTCATTCGTCATCGGAGCTATCATGGGCCCAGTCAGTACAAAAGTACTAATCATTTTAATTGTAGGTGTGATAATTTTAATTTTAAGATAAAATAATACAGTTATGAAACCACAGATAGAAGACATTTACGTTGCCGTAGAATGGCCAGAAAGCCAGAAGTATGATGAGTATTACGAAGAGTGCATTGCGGCCGCAGACGGAGACATCACTTTTGTACCGTTGAAAATTTACAATAAGGTCAATCACATCAGAGTTGCAGTTGTAGACAAAACAAATGACTAATTATGAGTAATGTTAAAACTATAAAATTAACGCAAGAGCTAAAGAATGTTTTGAGAACTCGCATTTTCGAAAATTTTTATACGTTGCATAGAGATTTTGAGTTCTCGAAAGTTGCGGATATGTTTGAGAAATATAATTTTACTTGGGCGAATCGAGAACCGTCGTTAATTGACTATTATGCGCTAGAGGAGAATGAAGATTACATCATAGCAACTGCTGTAGATGATAGCACCAGTGCTATGGAGATGATAATTCCAAAGGAGAGATATATCAGATGTTGGGTAGATGGTACACTCAGGAGGATAGTAGATAAAATCATACATCAGGACAAACTCGAACTACACCCCAACCAAAAATATCCGTATAGCGAGTATAGCAGTCATGAATGCACTGGAAGATTTGATATTGGAGTTGATATTTATTATATCGAAGACAATCCGCCCGAGGAGAGATTACAAGTTGAATTTTGTGTCAGATTTATCCCTTTTGAATTTTAACCGTGTCTGTTTTTACTAACATAGATCCAAATGCCGTTGCGACTGAAACCGAATCTCAGGTGTTAAGAGACTCATACAAAGATTTTGTAAAGTTTATCTGTACTGAAGCTTATGTTATAGCTTATACTGGCATCGGACCCAATTCATATAAAGTTTATAATCTGTTTGATGAGGATTGTATAAAAATGTTTTTTGATATTGTTCCGGTTCCGGAGCAATCAAAGTTCTTAGAAAATTTTAAAAATCTTTCTCAAGAAGAAAACGAAGAATTGTATTTTTTAAAACTTTGGGGATTAAAACCTAATGTAGGAATCACTAGTAGGTTCATTAGCTGGGAGTTGAGACATGCAATGATAAACTCAGAATTTTTATATATAGAAAATGATAAACATACATTATAAATCTGACGATTTTCGATATATTTTTTTAACGGGAGATCAAAAAGAATTGAAGGAGCTGGAAAAATATCTTAATAAGATTCCTTCATATATGTTTCTCCCTTCTTATACCGCCCCCCCAAAACCCGAAGTATATCTCAATAAATTCAAAACGAAAGACGGAGTAGTTGTATATTGGGCTCATAGTGGTCTATATAAGACAATTTATGACTGGGGTGTTGAAAACAAAGTCACTGTCAATGGCATAGAGAATAATCTTAAATATACGAAATTCGATATGTCTCAGGAGGACTTTGTAGTCTATGTAAGGAATTGGAACTTGAATATCGAGCCTAGACCTTATCAGCTTAAAGCCGCTTGGCTGATACTTAAATATAATCAAAGCCTAAGTGAACTTGCTACACGAGCCGGAAAAACACTGATAGGGTATATTGTTTTTCGTACTGCTATGGAAAAACTCGGCGTGAAAAAGATTCTTATGATCGTGCCGTCTATTCAGCTTGTCAAGCAAGGTGTTGAGGATATGAGTTCATATGCTGAATTTTTTAAGTCCGAAACTGTTTGGGCACAAGGCGAGCTATGCGAGAGCTCTAATTTAACTATTGGCACATTTCAAAGTCTAGTAAAGAGAGCTGATAAAAAATCTGCAAAATATTCTCCGTCGTTTTTCTCGGAGTATGACCTTGTGTGTGTCGACGAGGCTCATAAGCTCCAATGCAAGTCTATCAACACAATACTCTCACAACCATTTATGAAAAATGTAAAGCTCAAATTCGGGTTTACTGGAACGCTTCCGGATGAAGGAACTATTGAGAGCTTTGCATGTCACAGTCTTATGGGACCAACCATTCAACAATTGAAGACCGCCGAGCTGGTGGATGAGGGATATCTTGCTAAACCGGTCATTACACAGATCAGAATATTTCATCCAGAATCAGAAAGTCTTGATAATGAATATATTACATGTGGTGAGTATCTTGTAGGGAATGATAAAAAAGTAGATGGGAAGGTTCAAAAACTGCCGGAGGAGGAAAGAAGGTTTACTATGGTGAACGTCAAGACTCTTCCGTTTGGTGTTCAGCAAGCAAAACGCATGTGTACAAAGAATGAATATAAAGATTATCTCATAGATCTTTGCAAGAATACTGCTGCTAATCTCTTGATGCTTGAACAGATGTTAGTGCATAATGACATAAAGCGGTTAGACATTATAAAAAGAATTATAAACAGCAGGGGAAATCAAAACTGTATCGTTTTTGCACATCATGTTGAATATATTAAGTTTCTAGCAAAGTATATAGAACAATCTTTGCCTCAGAAAACAGTCTTGGTCATTACTGGTAGTATCACTCTTAAAAAAAGACAAGCTATAATAAAGACAATGAATGAAAATCAAGATGTGATATTAGTAGCTTCTTTTGCTTGCGTTGGAACTGGATTGACGTTTAAAAATGTAGACTATGCTATTAATGCTCAGTCATTCAAGTCAAGCATCATCAATCAGCAGGCGCTTGGTCGAGGACTTCTAAAGACTGACGAAAAGAACAATTTTTATTTATACGACTTGATTGATATTTGGCCTACAAAAAGAATATACTCCCAGGGATTGGCTAAAATAAGATTATATAAAAAAGAAAAGTTCCAATTTTATATAAAGGAACTTTAACTTTTAGGATTTATCTATTTTTCCAATGAACATTTTTGAAGTTCTTTAACTCGTCTATATACTTAAACACGAAAATTATTGAACTTTCATATACATTTATTATATATTTCGTGATTGGATTTTTAGCATTGGTTATAGCCGGAGACATTATGTGCTGGACAAGACCTTCTTTTTTATAATCATATGGAAGATTCTTTGCTTCATCCCAGGCGCTATATTCATCCAAAAACGTTCCCTGGTCATCTATTTTTAACTTTTCGTTCATAAATATATAATAACTTAACTTATCTTTACATTAGACGATAGTATACTATTGGCTTTGTTTTGAAGCTTTGTTACCAGAGGTGCAAGACATAACGCAATCTGTTTTGTGTATGGGTTCTTCATAGCTGCGCCTTGGATAGTGGCAAGCGCCTCAACTATGTCATTGATTGTATCCTCTAAGTTGTCTCCCAGGACAGCTGGTTGTGGTTTTGATGCATCGCTACCTCCACCAATTACAATTCCTTCCTGAGTTATATTAATGTCTCGCGCAGGGTAATTAATACCCATGTCTATATCTCCGCTGCTATTGATTTGTACATAAGAATCGTCTTTTCTAAGAACTACTCCAGATTCTTTAGAGAAGTATAGTGATCCTTGCTGTCCGCCATCGTTTTTATTAAATATAACCTCAGTTGCATTTCCTGGTTTAATCTTCTCGTTGTCCGTGTCATCCAAAGCCTTTCTGTTGTCTTCTGCATCTTCTTGATCGTCTTTACGAATCCAGTAAAGTTCGGCCGGATTATCTTCAAAATTCAAGACCCAGACCTCATCTAATTCTTTAACTTGGGTTATGGAATTGGCCACACCGCAAGGAAACATTCTGATAGGAGGAAGTTTCTCAGGTGGATCCTCAACAGAAAAAAGACCGGGGACACTAGCTTTGATAATTCCCCCGTTTTCAACTTTTCTAACCACACCGGGTCTCATTCTTCCTTCTGCAAAATCCATAATTAAATATCTCTATTACTTATTTTTCTACTGTGTATAACCAACCCGTCTCCTCCTTCATATTCAGGAGTCATGTTCTCTTGTGCTTTTTGAATTTCTTGAGACGGTGCAGCAGCTACTCCATAGTTAAATTTAGATATCCATTGGGTGGCCGATACTATGGTTCGATTTTGCCAAACCGGATAAGAGGTTTCAACCTCTATAGTTATACTTATCTTACGATCTTTTCTTTCTGTTGTGTTTCCATCTAATGTCATCAAATGCTCCTCTGAAAGGTTTGTAGGAATAGAATATGAACAAAGGATAGTTTGACCCATATAAGAAATTTTATACGTTTGTATAAAAGTAAGTTTGGAGATAATTTGTTGCATCAACTCCAAACTATCTGTATAGCTATCTACATAATACGTAAGGTCAAACCCCATCTTGATAGGATATCTTCGCATTTCTCCAACTAATGTATAAAGATTTCCACCGTGGTCTAACTGCAGGTTGCCTTTAGAATACGGAGACGTTATTTGATCTGATTGAATGTCAATGGATTTTGGCTGAACTATACAGCGCGGGATTTTATTGTAAACATATTTTTCGTTTGAAATTTCCTGAGGTTCTATACTAGCGTCTTGCCCTTTAACATTTAGATACATTGTATCATCGCCGGTGTGAAGAATGAATGCAGGAACACTTCCGTGGCGAATAGAAATATCATTGTTTAATTTCGTGAGCAGACCTTTGATAAGAATACTGAAGAAAAGAGACTGATTGTTAACATCAATCTCTCCTCTTCGTATTGATTCTACTATGGTTTTTACGTTCTCCTTCATGCAGATTCAATTATTTGTTTACTGTTGGTTGATATATAACCATTCTTTGTGTGTCGCGGTTTGCTTGCTGAAGAGTATCTTGAGCGGTTGGTTTCTTATTTGCAGTAACAATAAAAGTATATGTGATTGGATCTTGGTATAAACTTGTCCTCAGGTCAAAACTCATAGCTTTCATATAAGGTTTAATATTATTATCAGTCATACTATTCATGTTATATTCAAACATGATAGGAATGGTGATGCTTTGACCAGGGGCAATCTGCACGTACATACTATTCTGTGTCATTCTTCCTTCTTTTTCATTCTGAACATTGCCGATAGACAGACCATGAAGCGAGTTGATATATGGATACATTGCCGCCCCCTGATCGCTTCCAGGCAAAACCACATGAGATGCGTCACCGGCGAGAACATAATCATCTTCGTATATACTGCTTCCACCTATTTTATAGAAATATGATGGGCGACCAGTATTACTTATTGAATTTTCAGTTAAATACCTATCTTTTGTCCTAAATGCAATAAACTGATTCATCGTTTGTAAATTTGGAGTTTCATTATCAGGGGAAACCGTATGTACTCCATAATCACTTCCTTCATCAAAAACACTACCGTTTAATGAACCATAATAGTCTCTCAAATCAAATTTATATGACCTGGCGTTATTAAGTATAATTTCATCGTTTCCAGGAGCCAAACTATATAATTTAATCACGTGATTCGTTGGATTTGAAAGGATTATGTTAAGTATTGTTGATACTTTTCCAGTAGTATTGTCCTTAACATATGTTCCGTCAAGTATCCTACCTGACTTAGCTGTCAATGAATCATACGCCGCCACACTAATCATATTGTCTTGATTTGTGAAAAGGTTAAATACAATATCTCCGTTTTGGATAGCTACGCTAATGTCATCAGCGGCAGTTCCTCGAACCTCATCCATCAGACTTATAATATTGGCGTCTATCTCAGAGAGCTTATCTCGAAGTGGAATCACCCTACGCTCGCTAGTGTAAAATCCGCTAGCTATACTTTCTGGTTTATGGAAATATATAATGTCTTGGTCCACAACCTTATCATTGATATGAGATGTAATTCCTTGACTATCAATGATGTTCTGAAATCTATTGGTTTCAATATCATTGTTGTTTTCTTCTATGATATCGAGTATCTGAACATCTTTGAGGTATTCTTCTGGGAATCCTACGTTTAATATATCACTCCAAGCTGAAGTAAATTTAACAAACGGATATCCGAAATCGTATATATATCTTACCCTTATATCCACTGTTTCACCTTGAGTGATAGGGATATCGATTTGGTTGAATGAAGGTTCGTTGATCGCATCGTTATTTACTTCTAGTGTATATGTACGATCTCCAGTCTCAGCATCTATCGATAACAAACGCGGTCTTAAAGGATTTACTAAAGCATTCCAATCCGAGAATATAAAATCTTCTCCTATAGAATTGGCTGTGCCGTGAGCCTGGTCGATGTTTTTATAACGATATTGAATATCCACACCTTTTATCTTGTTTTCTACTCCAGATTTTGAATATGGAACGAACCCACGGATTCTATATTTTGCATTTTCAATCGGGACAACGCTGTTGTTTGCTTCTATAGAAATTTGATTGACTATGTTCGTGAGAGTGCTCACTAAATCGTTTCTCCTGGCGTTGTACTCTGTGAGCTGGCCAGTCAGTGTCGAACGAATATTTGTGGTATCATCAAAGTTTGTGTTGGTGATTGTATCGTTAATAGATTGAATCTTTTCCTGCACTTCTGAGAGTTCTGCCTGAGTCTGTTTCTTTTGACTGTAGAGGCTTCTGATGTTTTGCACTGTAGTTGAATTATCCAGATGTTGATTGATCTGTATGACTTCAACGTCCGAAGCCCCCAAAGATGGTGTGATGGCTTGGTATTCTGCTATCTGTTCGTTGTTAAGAGTGGAAAATGTATCGGAAAGCATAGTAGAAATCTCATAAAGTATGTCTCCTACGTTTCTCACATTAGCATCGTAAAAGTCTTTAAATTTGATGTCGGTGTCAGCCAATTTTAAATCAAAGCAGTTTATAACAAGTCCTTCACCGAAACTTGCTTGGGTATTCAGCCTGTCGTTCAAAGGGGCGATCGCTATGAACACATATTGATCCTCTTCTAGTGAGACTTTAACTTTTTTATAACTATCAGCATCTACGCTTTGATAGAATTTGAGTTTCGAAATATCTGAAATCTTATTTACATCATCTGTTGTGCTCCCAGCCAAATTCATATAAGACTCGTTAAGAACTTTAACACCTATTGTGTTGTTTTTAGAATCTAATGATTCAATCTCCATCATACAGTTTTCAGAATATGTAACTATCTTGTCTCCAACCTGAAGCGGTGTTTCAATCAGTTCATCAAATTTCTTATATGTGAGAGTATTTGTATATATAGAGTTATCTATATTGTTTCTAAGTTTGAGAACAACATGTTCTACCAAATTGGCGTCTATCGTATCGCTGACAACCTCTTCAATCACATAAAGTGCGCTGCCTGATCCTTTACGAACAGGGAGTTTAACTATACTATCATACATGACATAGTCAGTTCCCTTTGTGTAATCATCTACTGCTTTTCTTATGTCAGCTTCTAAGACCCTAGCAGCAGTGGTACCGGATTCGATGTAACTTGCAAATGTGGTTTTTAACTCTTCGTTTCTAGGTACAACTTTTCTTATAACTACACTAGTAATATCATCAGAAATATCGCTCAGATCAAACTGAAGGTACGGGTTCGGCGTGAGAAAATCTTTGAGAATGTCATTGTTTTCAACCTGAAACTGGTTATTACTAATATTATACAAACTAGCAAATGTGGATGCAGCTGGGGTATTGTTAAATCCTTGTACAACTATTTGCTGTGTATTGCCGTTTAAATCAAAGTACGCCTCCCCGGTCTTCGGAGAATTTACAAGATTTTGAAAATTTTCCTGGAGGGTGTTAATCTTATTTTCTAAAGATATATATGAAGGGATAATATATTGAGAGTCTTCTAGTTGAACAGTGAGATAGTCGTTTTTGGTGAAAAACGATTCGTTGATTGTTTTTAAGATACTAAGATTGGTATCTGTAAGCTTTTGAAGCTCTACTAAATACTGTTGTATTGTATTTGCTGACATAATATTAATTTTATTATTAAATCTATAATAATTATTGTTAACTATTGTTTTGAACATAATTCAAATATAATATTATTATTTTAGTATGAACAACAAGTTATTTGAATTACATAACATAACAGATTCTAGTATCGTATCAAAGGTTAAGAGGAATCGCGAATATCTTATCTCGGATCGGGTAAAGGATGAGCTGAACACATATAGAATGTGGAATAAGTTTGAAGCCAACGACGATACTTACATGGTCAAGTATGAGGTAAACGGAAATAAAGTTAAAGAAACCAGAACTTCAGCACACGGAATGGCAGTTCGAAGTTTGCTTAGTCGATATGGTGCTGTTTTGCTCGGAGATGCAAATAATATAGCAGAGGTATATGAAGATGCATCTAACTGGAGGATTGGTCTTAATGCTCCGTTGATGGAAAATCCTGAGATTCGTAAGAAGATGAAAATCAACTCAGGTTGTTCAATCAAAGAACTTGTTGAAGCAAGCGAAGCTGGTGCACTAGGCCGTGAAACATATTCATATGCGGACTTTATGTATTGTAAGCACCTCGGAAAGATGCCAAATACATATATGATCACTCTAAGAAGGTTTCCTGTTCCAGTAGATGATTATATAGCCTCTGAAGGTATTGGAAAACAAAGAACTGCAAAAGAAATATCATCTCAGAATATGCAATCTATTGGTTGTATGGTGACCTGGCTCGGGACTCCGGGGAACGAGATGGGCGACGTGTTAAAGTATTCGGTATCAATGCCTTATCAAGAAAAGACTGCAAGATGGGAGGATTCAGGTGTTAACGCCGATAGCGGGTCTGGTATACTGAACTCAATAGCTGCAGCTATGGATCCGGCATATCGTAAAGCATATACTTCTGGACACGGAGGAAACGCGTTTAATGCACATATTGGAAAAATGTTCGGAGTAGATGCACAAGGAAACTATCCTATGGGACAGCACGATCAAAATAAAATATATGGTCCGATAGATGCCATTAAAACTGTAGCGATGAGGAGCGATGAGGGCCTCAAATTCGAACAAAGCGTAAAACTCACATTCGAATACGAACTTCGTTCTTATGATGGAATCAACGGGAGGCAAGCGATGCTCGAACTCATATCTAACATCTTAAATGTTACATATAGCACAGGTACATTCTGGGGTGGTGGATATCGTGGTTCAGGTATGCATCAAAACAATATCTTTAATAACTTAAACGTGTTTAAGACCAGCGGTGGATTTACAGATTTTGTAGATGCTATGCAAAAAGACTATCAAAATCTATCTGGTATGGCACAAGCGAAGATAGCTAATGCTGGTGGAGGAATCCAAGGTCTCATCAATCTTGCAAAACAAGCACTTAACCAACTTGGCGGTATGATCATTGGTGGTGCTCTGAATAAACTTGGCCGTCCAGTTCGTGCAGCTGCAAACTCACTTCTCTCCCCAGCTCCGATTGGTCTCTGGCATGTGACCATAGGAAATCCTCATCATCCAATTATGTCTATGGGAAACATGATTCTTAAAAACACAACGATCGAACACACAGGACCGCTCGGATTAGATGAGTTTCCAACTGGTATCAAAGTTACATGCGAGTTAAAACCAGGTCGCGGACGCGATATTCGTGAGATAGAAGCTCTTTACATGAAGGGTAATGATAGAATTTATACATCCATGTCTGAAAAGGTGTTTAATATGTATGCGGCTGCGAGGACGAAAACAACTACTAAACCAGTATTATACGAAGACTCTAAATTTGTCGATTTAAATAGTCAGAATTTTACTATCCCGTCTGCAATTGAGACGACTCCTGTTGGAACCAACACTCAGACAGAAACCCAGGCAGATCCAAAGCAAGCGAAAAAGAAAACACCGAACGGCAGCAACACCAAATCAGAAGACTCTGAAAATACTGTCACAGACTGGGATCTTTCATATACTTCTGAACGTACTCTTTTAACATCAACAGATTTAGATACTATTCGTGACAGACAAGATATATTGCAGAAATACTTCGGCGAAACCGATGTATATAGTATTTACTTTGCTTCTGCAGAACAAGAGCGTGGTGCTACGGTTAAGAGGGTTAAACAGACAAATACTGGAGCTCAACCAAACGCCGATACTCGGTCTGCTAGCGGAAACAATAATTCTAAATAATTATGCCCAGTCATAATATAAAACAGTTAAAACCTTCTAAAACCGGAAGGTATAAACAAGGATATGTGAATCCAAAGTCATGTAAAAAAGTCTTTGAAAGTCTTCGTGGAGAACCTATTATATATAGAAGTTCATACGAATTGACTTTTATCAATTGGCTTGAGAAAAATCCTAGTGTGGAAGGTTGGGGTAGCGAATGTATAAAGATTCCATATTATAATATAATGACTGGAGAACATCACACGTATTATCCAGATTATCTGGTTAAGATGAAAAACGGAGAAGGAATCGTAGTAGAAATCAAGCCAAAAGATCAAACCCAGAGACCGAAATGCAATCATGGGCGGGTTTGGAATGAATGGGTGAAGAACTTAAGCAAGTGGAAAGCTGCAAAAAAGTACTGCGAAGATCGCGGATTGAAATTTAAAATACTCACTGAAGAAACTATAGGAAAGATGTAGTTTTTTTATAAAAAATGTTCGGTGGGTACTTTTAATAAATCTGTAAAAAATTAAATAAGGTTATATATAACAATTATAATTTATATATGCATCAAAAACAGAAAAAAATCGTTAAATTTAATCCGATTAAAGAGGATAAAGATGGGGTTCTTGCAAAGCGTGCTGTTTGGAGTACAGAGTCAATTAATCTCGCTCTTCAGGGCTTGGAAGAAGGACGTAAACTCATAGCAAATCCTTTTTATGAATATAATACTAAACTCTTAAAGGGTGATCTTGTGTTTGATCGCACACCCGAAGAAATAGAAGAGTGGAAACACTGTGCCAGTGATATAATATACTTCGCTGAAAAGTATTGTAAGTTGATGACCCCTGATGGAATACAACACATACATTTGCGAGACTATCAACAAGATTATTTGAATCACTTGATGAAAAATAGATTAAGTATATTTTTGTCGTGCAGGCAGTCAGGTAAGTGTCTCAGCTTCACATCATGTATTAAAGTAAGAGTTTCACCTGAGATTGTTGCGAAGTTAAAAAAATCATGGAAAAAACACTATCACATAACGGATAATATATATCAAATTCCTTTATTTGAAATATATAATTTATTTCACAAATCTAAAAAATGGTATATTAAATATAATATATATAAGATTTTGTATGCGATGGAGAATTTTAAAGGAATAGAATATACTCAGATTATAAATACTTTATATAGAATAATTGAACTTATAGATAGTCATGTTCCTGAGGATTCACCAAAACTCATAAATTCTCATATAGTGAACGGAATATACGTAGATACTCCTGAAGGATGGGCTCCAATTGCATATGTGCATGAAACTAAACCATTTATTCATTATGAATTAGTAACGCACAATAATCTGAAATTGAGCTGTGCTGATGAACATATATTATTCAATGAATATGGTCAAGAAGTTTATGTGAAAGACTTAAAGGTCGGTGATAAAATTCTCACAAAGAACGGAATAGATACTATTAAACAACTGATCAAAACTAACAGAAAAACATGCATGTGTGATGTTACTGTGTGGAACGAATCTCAATCGTATTATTCCAATGATATTGTATCACACAACACAACCACATCTGCTATATTTATGCTTCATTATATATTATTTAATACTGATAAGAATGCTTTGGTGCTTGGTAATAAGCGCAAGACCGCAGTGGAAATTCTTGACAAGACAAAAAAGATTTTTCTTGAGCTTCCATACTTCCTCAAACCTGGAATTTACAAGTGGAATGAAGCTGAAGTGGTGTTAGATAATGGATGTAGGATCATGGCGGAAGCAACTACTATTAACTCTGGTATCTCTTTCACGTTCCACTGTGTTTTAGCAGATGAATTTTCTAACGTACCAGCTAATATAATAGACAAGTTTTATAATAATTTGTTCCCAGTTATCACCGCTGGTCGCGCAAGATTTATGATTACATCCACCCAGAACGGATACAATCTTTTCTATAGACTTTACACGGCTGCAGAAGCCGGTGAAAATGAATACGCTCCGTTTAAAGTTGACTGGTGGCAGGTGCCGGAGTGGAACCCAGAGAAACACTGTTGGGAGAAACGTGATGAGGCCTGGCATCAGTTACAAGTTGCGAACTACGGGGGTGAAGAAGCTTTTAATTATCAATTTGGTACGGACTTTGATCTGGGTGCACACACTTTGATCTCCAGAAAGATACTTCAAACAAATAAAACCAAGCTCGTGGAGTTCGTTGAAAAAGCGATTCCTGGCGTTTCGTATAGTGAATACTGGAGATGGCACCCAGATTATGATATTTCAAATCTCAGAAATGAGTTTTTGGTTATCACGTCGGATCTCGCAGAACAACTGGGTCAAGACCGTACTATCTATTTGATTTCTAGACTGATAGATCCAGGTTCTGCTAAACTTGAGGCGATTGGTTACTTTATGAATAATACGGCAGAACGAGAAGAATGTGCTAGAAGTCTTCAAGAGTTGATATGTATACACTGTAATTTAGAAAACACACTGCTTTCTTTTGAAAAGAATACTTATGGTGACATGTTTGAGAAACACTTAAACGAAAATCAGGAAAAATACAAACTCATAGCCCTGCGTTGGGACCCACATTGCTTAGTTAAATATGGTACTGACGGAGGAAGAGTTGTACATGCTGGTGTAAAAATCACACCAGGCAACAAGAGTCAACATTGTGTTCTCTTTAAAGAGTCATATGAACGCGGGAATTTTATCTTCGAAGCTGGTCAGTTCATGAATGAACTTTCGAATTTTACTGATCATGGAAATGGAAAGTATTCTGCAGAATGGGGACATGACGATCTTATGATGGCTGCCGTGCAAACAGAATTTGTTAAAGAAACACTTCAATATACTATAATGAAACAACTCTTTGACTCCACCCGTCAAATCCAACAAGATTCTACATATTATAACCCATATGATATGTCTGGTGTTTCAAGTTGGCCTGGAGATGAATCTTCTAATGTAAATGATTTTGGAGGAATGTATAATCCTTATCAACAGGATCAGTATGGTGGTTCTTCCGTGCTGTCCAGATTAACTAGAATGGGTTAAAAATTATATTTGAATATTATCTGCTCTGCCTCTAAATATGCTTTAAAGACCGCTGGGTCTATATCCTGGTGTTTTCTTTCTTTCAGAGTCTCACGCGCATTGAGTTGACATGCTTCTTTGGTGTATTGACTACATTCCCAATCTATGACCATTGCCAACACGTCTGGTTTTCTGTTCGGGTGTAATATTATCCATTCTTCGTGATGTCTTGCGTGAGTCCTGTGGAATTTCTGAACCTTTGTATATGGTAAAAACAACTTCAGCCAAGGTTTGTACCAGTCATGAAACAAAAATCTCCATCTCCAACATCCATGATTTAGTGCAGTCATTTGGAAAGCACACCAATGTGCAAATGTATATTTAAAGCCTCCTCGTTGTTTTTTCGTGAACATCAAATAAATATATATAAAAGAAAGGTTATATTTATTATATATTATATGGCCAAACAAATCATAAACAGAGAAAAAATACTTGAACTTCTTCAAGAGGCGCGCGGTACAAAAACCGAATCTGCAAAGGATAACACCCGCGCCCCGAAAGACTATAATCTTCTTAAAGCCATACGTTCTGAGAAAGAATATAAATCAAATGTTGGTCGGAGAGACAGGAGATCCAGAAAAGTACTTGAAGAATCAAACGAAGTTAAAAGTAAGGGATCTATCATCCCAGGTCAACTTATAATGTTTAATTATTTTGAACCAAAGACAAAAGAGGAACTTGAATATTATGATGCCATGCCTGTCACTATATTCTTTAATGTATTCAAAACCGAGTTAGGAGATCGTGTTCTTGGGTTTAATATTCATTATTATCCGCCTCGTATCCGTTGGCAAATCATGAATAGAATTTATGAAATATTTAAACCTATATATGATAAGTCTTGGGGAGAACCGATGTCAAAAAAGATCGCAGGTATGAATTATCAGCTGCTGTTGGAACAGCTTGAAAGTCAGGGACTTACATTTGGAGTAAGAATGTACGATCCGAAACTCATGGCAAAGATAATTCCTATTAAATTTAAAGACTGGTCTAAGGCAGCTCTCACTGAAGGTGTCTTTAAAAAACGTACTAGAGATGCTATCATGAATTACTGGCAAAATGAGTTCGGAAAGAAAAATAAACGAAAACAGCAAAAACAATCTAAAACCAATCAAAAATAAATACAATAGTTAACTATAGTATTAAAAATATCTTATAGTAAAATGATGTTGATAATTGCATTTGGAATATTTGTATCATATCTTATAATAGATAAGTGGTTAGATTTATGGAGTGGAAAAATAACATTAGATTATCAATTAAAACAACAGCGGATTCAGTACGAATCTGAACTTCTGAAACAAGCATCTATGAAAGAACCACCAAAAATCGAAGGTTTTTTGAAGAATAAAGACGCAGAAGAGGAAGTAGAATAGTCTTAAATTGGATTGGTTTATTATATATAAAACATATATGATAAATTATGAAAAAATTTGAACTGCTATTGGATTTCGGCCATGGTGTTCCTGCTCGGACCGGTGGAAAACATTCTCCAGACATGTCTCTAGTAGAACCGGTATACTGTAGAGAAGTTGGCAATATGCTTTGCAATGCACTTGATGAACTCGGTATAAAATATAGAATCATAGTTCCGGAGTTAGAGGACATTTCTTTGGGTGAACGCTGCAAAAGGATCAATACAATAGTCAACAATAATAAAGATACGGATTTTGTTCTGATATCTATTCATAATAATGCAGCACCACCAAACGATAATCAATGGCACAGTGCAAGAGGTTGGTCTGTTTGGGTATATAACGGAGCTAGCGAGAAATCGAAGATACTTGCTAATTCCCTTAATGATGCAGCTAAAGAAATGAATCTAAAAGTAAGACAACCGGAACCAAAACAAAAATATTATACTGCTAATTTTTATATATTAAGGAATACTAAATGTCCTGCTGTTCTAACCGAGAATTTCTTCCAGGATAATAAAGAAGACGTTGAATGGCTTCTTAGTGATGAAGGAAAAGCCTCTGTGGTTAACATTCACGTTGCCGGTATACTTAAATATCTTCATCACCCGTACGTCATAAAAACGTCATAATTGTATTGTTTTATATGTTTTTTTAAAAGATAATTTAATAAACGATATATTATTTATATATTATAAAAACAATTTAAATAACAAACTATTTTATTATGAAGAAAATTTATTTTACAATCGTTGCCGCTCTTGCAATGTTCGCTTTTGTGGCATGCGGAAACAACAACGCCGAGGAGGTAGAGGTAGAAGCTGCAGATACAACTGTAGTTGAGACCGTAGCTGATACAACAGTCGCTGTAGCGGACTCCACAGCTATTGAGGCAGTTGCTGAATAATTGTTACCTTACTTATAAAGTAACCAACAAAAAACCCACCTCTCGGTGGGTTATTTTTTTATTGGCTCATTGATTTTTTCATATCTTCTATAAAATCTTTCGAACCTCGATATCGGCCTTGTGCTGACGGTGTGTCTTCGTTTTCTTCTGAGTCTTGGTTATCAAAATTGAACTCAAGCTGGATACTTTTAACTAATTTATTTATATTATCCACCTTATCATCTATTTGTTTAGATACATTCAGCATGGTTCTCTGAAGATCGGTAAGTGCTCTATAAAGAGAGGCATTTTCTGGTTTTTTACTTATAGCTCTGACAATATTATCGTGGGTTATTTCGTCAGTTTTCCTCATCTTAATTAATACTCTCAGATTCTCTACTTCAGCATTGAGTCTCTCGGTGAACTTTGGATTATTTTTCAAAAAATCTTCATCGTTATATATAGAACTTATATTATTGATGAGTTTTTGAGCATCATCACTAGACTCTTCGGTAATGTTTTCAATTGGTACTTCTTCTGCCCAGTCAGCAGGAAGGTCGTCTAAACCAGAGATTGGCTCGGAATCTATAACAGCCTTCACTATGTCTTCTGGAGAAATGTTTATATTATCACTCATCTCATTTACATTTATTTATTCTTTTTTGGTCTACCTGGCTTTTTTGGCTGTGGTTTAACCGCGTCTTTCGAAGACTCTGGTGTTTTGTTTGAAACTGTTTCTGTTGTAACCGTCTCTTCCTTTCCTGTAAGTTCTGCTGGCTGAGCCGGAACCGAAGGTTGCTTTTCTAATCCATCAATGATATCTGCAAGCTTTTTCGAAAATTCTTCAATGAACATATCGGTATTTAAAAAAGACTTGTAGTATAAATATATATCATTTTTATTAATATTCATAACATTCAAAAGCATATTTATAGTATCTCTTGGCATATCCCAATCGATACTAATGTTAACTTTTGGTTTTGGATATGAATCTAAAGCCCTTGCCACAATCAGCTGTTCGACATTTGACTTTGGTTCTTGTGCAGAAATCGGAGAAGATTCGTAAATGTTATTCATAATATAACTACCTCTCGCAACCTTTGGTTCTTGTATGGGTTGTGTAACGTCTGGTGTGTTTAACATTTTATTATCAAAATCTTCCAATGTGTTTGATTGTATTTCTTCAAGTACATTCTGAGGTATGCTTTCCTGAGGCTGTTTCTGAGCCATGTTTAATGGCTTATCAGACTTAACATAATCTTGAAACTTGTCGTAACTGATCATTCTTCCGTCTGTGGTTCTTATGATGATCTGATTGTTTTCAAAAAGAGTGTCTCTAACCACGACCTTATCTCCAGTTTTTATATTATACCAGGTTCCTTCAAAAGATAGAGAACCATCATTAAATGTATATTCCATTATAATTTATATTTTTTTTAATTCTTTTGTTAACTATCGTTATATTCTAACCGTTGTAATTTTTTAAAAAGACAGGCAGCAAGTCTGGATGTTTCAAACAAGCATATATGATAGTAGCTATTCTCTCTGGTTGTTCATTTGTAAAATATAACACGCGCGGACCGAGTTGATATATTTTTTTTACAAAAGACTCCATGTCCTGTGTTTCTAAAGTCTCTTGAAATCCAAACGAATATGTACGATCATGTGATATATAATATGACATTCTATTTTCTCTGGTATTATCCAGCCAAACATAGTAAATATCTTCTCCTCGGAGTTTTGAAGGCGGGATGGCCAGCAGTTGATTTGGAGAGAGAATATGAACATCGTTTTGTTCGTACTCCCATTTTGTCAACCCTTCGTATGTCTTATAGTTAACAAACCCAATCTTTGTTTCTAAATCGTGAATGAACACATAAGAATCATTTTCGAATAGCTCGTTAACTATCTGAGTATCAAAGAGTTCATATTTATTACAATTATATATACTAGGCGATTCTTCGTCGAGATTTGTGAAAAGTCTCCCAACAGAAACATCCATGCTCCTTAAAATATCACCAGTCTCTTGTTTTCCGCTACTATGAAGCCCAACAATAATAAACTTCATTTTAAATGATGTATTTAATTTTATTCGAAAATAAACACATCTGGAAGCTTTTTAAAATAAAATGAAAGAAATTATCGAGTTCTAGTCAAAACACCGCCGGTTCCACCATTTCCAGTCAATACATTAAGGATTGCCCCAATGTCTTTTCCGTTCTTAGTAGCTCTCATGTAAGCCTTGCGACTCTCCTTAGAGATTGTGAATGAGTCGCCCTCTTGATCTTTACCGTATTGGATCAAGCCTCCAACCGGAGCTTTGGCAACACGTTTTGTTGCTGTATTCTCGCTGACAGCCTTTTCGTTTCCGCTGTTTGCGTTGTTGTCATCGATTGCTTCAGCCTGGAGTGCCTTCACATCATCTATCTTCTTTGACAGTTCTTCTATAATAGGAGCGATTTTATTATTAAGAGTGTCTGCTAAACCTTCGAAGTTACCGCTGATTGTCTCACTGAACTTCGCCATGTTTTTAAACATCTTTTCTGTGGTCTTGAGTTTTTCAATATCAACACTATTAATTTTTTCGAAGAACTTGATATTCTGCTCTACAAGTTGTTTGTTAAGTGCTACCTCGGCAGAAGACATGTTAAACCAAGACTTGAGTGACATAGATGCAAATCCTATTACGCGAGCCTTATTCATAACGGCCGTATTATCAAAATCGGCGTTTGCTATTCGTTTCATACATTCGCCGGTATATATGGCCGTAGTTAGAGCTTTTTTCATGTCTTCTTCTGAACTGCCTATACCCGCAAATAAACCAAACACCTCACTAACTCTTCCCATGGCTTTTGAAATGTCTTTGTATGCTTCGTTCAAATCTCTCCAAAAAGTATCTGAAGCTCCTTTCGGACCTCTTACAAGTTTTACAGCTTCTATAACTATCTTATTTGCTATATCTCCTGAAGAGGTTATAACAGACAGGTCAAAATCTTTGAGATAAGTCATTGTCTCTGCAATAAGCTTAATATCTCCGAACATCTTCGCTACCTTTCCTAGTTTCCACTTCTTTCCGATATTGTCAAATATAGTGCCTTCTATGTTAATCTGATTAACTATATCTTTTGCCACCGCAACAACTTGCTGAGCTTTTTGTTTGGCCAATTCTGGATTTACATCAAATTTGACAATTTCATTTAAAGCTTCACCAACACGTTTTATACATCCTATTCCTGCCAAAGACACAGCTAAGAAAAGAACAGATGTTATCATTTTTACAAAATTATAAAAGTCAGGAAATGCCCATTGAATGAGTTCACCCACCCAAGTTGATGGCTGTGCTGTTTTAAGATCTTTCTTAAAATCAAAAATGGAATTCATAACAGTCATCGCCGCATTAATAATTCCAGCCGCTTTATCTCTAGCTTCATTTGGATCTATGTCGAATTGTGAAATGGCTTTCAGTTGTTTTGCAATAAGCATAACTATACCGATAGCTATCACAGTCAAAGACAGGAAGGCAACAGATAATATAGCATCTATGATGGCTGAAAATCTCTCAAATGCCCAGCTTATGAACGAGCCGAACCAAGTTTTTGGTTCATTATCTTCTTTCTCATCCCTGTAATCAAAGATAGAAGATATTATGTTCCTAGCTGTGTCTAACACAAGTCCAACCCGTTCTCTAACTTTATTGTGATCAAGATCTATATTTTGGAGACCTCTCAACATCATAGCAATAAGAAGTATCATGCCAACAGACACAAAAGTCATGGCCAGAACAGCAACTGAAAAAATTGCATCTAGGATAGTAGCTATTCTGCTGAAAGCCCATTTTATAAATATCTGGAATCCGGTCTTTGGTTTGTCATTCTCCTCGGGGTTAATCGGGTCGAACAGTGTGGAAATGATTGATTTAGCTGTACCTAGAACCAAACTAACGTTTCTCTTTATCTCTTCTGGCTTAAGATTGATAACCTGTAACAGTCTCAATTCCAAAGCAATAAAGAGAATCATTGTTACAGACACAACAGTCATCGTCAGCAAGGCAGCAGCAAGTATCATTTCTATAATCATCGATGCCCCTCTGAAGATAGATTTGATTATCCTGGTGAACATATTATCTTTTTGTTTTCCAGGTTCCTCTTCATCTTCAAATAACATTCCGATGATTGCTTTGGCTGTGTCGAGAACTATATGTACATTAACAAGAATCTTCTCTTTATCGAGCTTAAGTTGTTGTAACAATAAGAGCATCATTGAAATAAACATGATTGCACCTATAATCACAGTCAGCGCAGCTATGCCTGCCAACATACCAGGCACCATCGGAAGCAGAAGCGTCATACCCAAGCCCATACCAACTGCCGCAGCAGCAACTGCAGTGATAATACCAAACATCAGTAATATACTCTTCCAAGACTTTGCAATCAACAAAGATATACTAGCTACAACAAGGAGCATGATAGATATTGCCATGATAACTCCAATCAACAAAGCGACAACTGCTAACCCCTCTACCGCCTCTACACTCATTATCTTACTAGTAATCCAAACCATCAACCTCAAACCTAGCATAATCAAAATGATTATTCCAAACATAGCTAAGATTGGAACCGCAAGTTTAACAACCAATAAAGCCATCGCTCCGATGATAACCAGAGAAACTGCAATAATACCTATTACAAGAATCATTGCTCGTACTCTCATCAATCCCAGTATTCCGCGTCGTCCAAACCTGACCCCATCTGCAATCCTACTCATTAGATTAAGGACTCTGATCAAAACCCAGAATCCAATCACCAGTACTGGACTCATAATGATAAACGCCAAGAATACCGGACCGAGCAATATTAAAGCAGTTACCATTTTAGTTATCTTTCCGACTATATGTGCAAGAAGATTTAACTGCTTTACTGCCTTAGTATTTAAATTCTTTTTACCAAGTCTATTAATAAATTTAAACAACTGATCAAACGTCCGTTCAACACCCCTCAGATTTCGACGAATCATCATAGTTCGTCCGACTGTAAATCCAGTTAGGTAACGATTGTCTAATATATTAGAAATAGCTTTAATAGCATCGATTACAGGTTTAATTGATTCTTTTTCAAGAGTTTCTAATTTACCTTTGGTCGACCTGCTTATAGTCTGTTCTATTTGGGAAACAATAGTATCCATGAGCCCATCCGGACCAAAAATACTAGATATTCTTTTTTCTATTGTCTTAACGCGTTTATTATAATCTTTTTGCAAGAAAACAGACTTATCATCAAGAATACCAGACACAATTTGCATCAATGAACTAAATGCACTGAGGTTTTCATTGAGGGATTTGATTACTTCACCCAAGTTATTCTGTGTTGGTATTCTAGCAGCCATAAATATATAATAGGATTTTTATATTTTATATTATAAATAATAAAGTAGTTTAACAAACTTTTGTATAATGAAACCCATGACGATTAAATCTAAATTATTAAAGTATTTTCTTAAAAAATTCACCAGGCTGTACGAAGATTATATACCGGTGAAGAGAATTTTCACAGAACCTGTGCTTTATTGTAGGGTAGGTCGTTGGAGAAAAGACATATGCTTGCCTGTCTGGAGAAGGGGAAACACAATTCATTTTGGTAAGTACAACGAAAGAAATGATACTTATGATTATGCAAAGTTGATAAAATCTGAATGGACAGAGACAGGAAAGAAAAATCATCCGATACTTTCTAAGATTTTTAAACCCACCTATGTACTTCCTATGTGGTTGAGTTTTTATAAGTTTAACCATGGAATGATGTGGAAGACAAAGTGGGGTGAATATCGATATGAGTTTCCTCCGCAGTTTACTCTAGTGTTCTTTGGTTTGAGTATATCATTTTGGTTAAAAAGCCCTAAAGAGGCCATATGTGACGAATATTACTGGGAACCTATTTTGATATATAATAATGAAATCATTACCAACCCAAAAGAAAAACCTATAATAAAATTAGGCAAAGAAGTGGGAGTAATAGGTGTGATAAAACCCGGAGATGATAAATGGACATATGAGCATGGGCTTTCCCCTGCTATCTTAAAAGAACCACACAGAAGTATCTGGGTTGAACATATAAAACAAAACCCAGTAAAACAGTCATAAAATTCTAAAATGGATTACATATATTAAAATGTACGAAAGTACAATAGTTAACTTTAGTATACAACACTTTAAAAAATTTATAGATGAAGAAAAACGAATTTCAGTGGCCTGAATTTAAGACAGAGACACAGAGAATCAAAGCATACTCTGCCAGATTCCGCCACATATCTTTAGGAGAAGCCTTTAAAACGGTTTATCCAAAAGAGGTCATTTCCGAAACTGACGGGTCATTTAACAACACGCCAACAGAGCTTAAGATCGGCGACAGTCTGCCTGTAAGAATAATCTCTATTTCAAAAAACAACGTGGTGCTGGATGGAGCGAATCAGAAAGTGCCAATCGTCACCAAAACCAATCTCTGGAAGTATCCTAAGTTTAAGGACCAGAGCAATATTCCAAACGATGTCTTGGACGCAGTCGTAGTTGATAAAAATAAGAAAGAGGTATACGTTGATATACTCACTCCTATTTTCCACAAGTGGCTCGATCCGCTCTTGAGAACCCCAGAACTTCAGAGACCTACACAGTATGAGGCCGAGCCGGTCAAAGTCAAGATCAACGAATTAGTAACCGGTGGTTTCATAGGAAAAGCCGTAGTTCCAAGCCTAACTAATTTTGTTGGAGAGCCTTATGAAGTTGATGCGTTCATCCCAGGCAGTCACATAGTTCTTAACATCACAGATGACTTCCAGCAGTTCGTAGGAAAAGAAGTGGATGCATTTGTTATCAACTATATTCCAAAGATCATCAACGGAGTACAAAAGATGAGTCTCATTTGTTCAGTTAAAGAATATTTGAAGTACCAGGGAGACCTGTTGATGATGGATATTTACAAACATTTCTGCGACGATGGAGATGCTTGGAAGGAACTGTCGGCTAGAACCTATACTGGAAAGGTTACAGGCGGTTTGCACAGTAGCACCAAATGTGGGATATTTGTTGAAATTCCTAGCCTGTACACAACAGGTATGATACCAACAAAACCAGAAGAGATTGTTAACTATAAGCCTGGCCAGGAAGTTCAAGTGGTCATTACCGGATTCGAAACCGAAAAGAGGTACAACGGATTTGCCGATCAGTATCAAACAGTTCCGGCTTACAAACTAGACAGCGACGGAAATATAGTTTACAGTAACTTCAAGCCACAACTTCAGCTTAAATAAAGAAAGGGTCTTCGGGCCCTTTCTATATTTTATAGTTTTGTTTCATATATTATTACTATATTATAATTTTTACATATGAATAAAGACATAAAAGTAAGAGAACTTAAGAAAGGATACGATAAGGATTTCGTACCGAGTAAAGAATATCTGGACAGTATGCCAGACCTTCAGAATAGTGAATTTATAGGATTGCCTATACCTTTTGTTGGTATTCAGAATTTTAAGATACCTGTTACAGTTAAACAGAAGGACGGTGGATTCCAGCAGGTCTTAGCAACTATATATGCCGAGAATGATTTGGATAGCGAACATCTTGGCATCAATATGTCAAGACTTATCAGGGAGTGGATTCCTACCCGAGACATTATATTCGACATCAACAAATTGGAAGTCATTTTAAGACACTATCAGGAAAAGATGAATTCATTCGATGCGCATATTCTAATGAACTTCCCGTACTATCTTTGGTTACCTTCACTCCGCAGTAGAGATGACAATGGAAATCTAAATGGTGGTTATCAAATATATAATGTAACCTTTGATTGTAACATTGACAAGTCTGGTGAGTTCAAAAAGGTGGTGATAGTTGATTACATATATCAAAGTGTATGTAGTTGTAGTACTGCCCTTGCAGAACACGCAGCAGTAACAAGAGGAGTATATGCAGCACCACACAATCAGAGAAGTGTATGCAGAGTATCCGTAGAGTCTGATGATGTTATATGGATTGAAGATATCATTGAACATTGTAGGAAAGCCCTTCCTAATGAAACAATGGTATTTTGCAAGAGAGAAGATGAGCAAGCTCATGGAGAAATGGGTTCGATGCCAATGTTTGTTGAGGAGGCGGTTAGAAGGATGGCAGTTGAATTGAACGAGGATGAAAGAATCAAGGATTGGAGGGTTGTCTGTGTACATAGAGAGTCTATTCATAATTTTGATTGTCATGCTATCATAACAAAGGGTATTCCGGGTTCTATTTTTAATCATCATATCAATATAGGAGAATACAAGGATTTGATGGTTTAACATACTAGAACTGATGGTATTTAATAAACATCACATTGTGATGTTTATTTTTTGTTATTGTTTAATAAAGACAGTTTTTGCATATTATTATTATATTGGAAAATAAATCAATCTCGAAATGAAAACACCTGCAATTGAAGACCTTTATAACAACCCGAATCTGGGGTTAGCCCACAGTATAAAAAAGAGATATCCGGAATTTTATGAATATTTGCTGAATAAATATCCAAAAGATCTGACGTTTTCAGAGAGGTTATATTGGTACTACCATAATTGGAACGGCTACAAACAATTATGTCCGGTTTGTGGGTGTCCATCAAAATTTCACAATTTCAGAAAAGGTTATAACAAATACTGTTCGATTAAATGTTCCAATAAAGACGAAGATAAAAAGCTCAAGACCAAAGAAACATGTGTCGAACGATATGGGGGAGTAGGTTATGCGTCACCTATCATATCGAATGCCGCCAAGGAAACATGTCTTGAAAAATATGGTTCGAAAAACCCAAGAGAAAACGAAGAGATTAATAATAAGATTAAAGAAACATGTATCAAACGTTATGGAACAACATCACCACTGGGTTCGAAAAAAGTTTGGGATAAAATAAAGCAGACAAATCTTGAAAAATATGGTGTAGAATACAATATAAACTCCTCTCAGATACAAGAAAAAATCAAAAAGACAAATCTTGAAAGATATGGTGCAGTTAATCCTTTAAATAATTTAGAAGTACGGGAAAAATTCAAAAAGACAAATCTTGAAAGATATGGTGTAGAATACCCATTCCAATCAAACACTGTTCAAGAATCTGGAAAAAAAACTAGAATATTAAAATATGGTACTGACCATGTTTTGGATTTACAGGAATTTAAAGATAAGGCAATTGCTTCCAGAAACAAATCTACTATAGATAGTTATCCAATAATACAAAGGATATTAAAAAATAATGATGAATACATATATGAATGTTCATGCCCACACCCCGATTGTAAAATATGTACAGATAAAAAATTTAATATTCCTGCGGCAAAATTTTACGTAAGAAAATATGACGGTCGCGAGCTGTGCACTAAACTATGTAAAGAAAGTCCCCGAGAGTCTTCTTTGGAATATAAGATATGTGAGCATTTGGATTCATTAAACATAAATTATATTAGAAATAATAGAGAAATTTTATCAGGCAAAGAAATAGATATTTATATCCCATCCTATAAGCTGGGTATAGAATGTAATGGTTGTTATTGGCACTCTATAAAATACAAGACTCAAGATTATCATATTAAAAAATTTAAGGAGTGTTGTAATTGTGGAGTAACACTATTAACATTTTGGGAGGATCAGATTTATCACAAATTCAATATAGTAAAATCAATAATAGACAGTAAATTAGGAAATAATATAAAAATATATGCTAGATGTTGTGAAGTAGTCGAAGTATCTCCTGAAGACGCAAATAATTTTTTGCAAGACAATCATTTGCAAGGCCCCGTGAGATCTAAAATAAAAATTGGTCTCCGTTATAATGGCCAGTTAGTTTCGCTGATGACATTTGGACAAAAGAGAATATCCCTTGGTAACAAAGCCTCCAGTGGGTGGGAACTTTATAGATTTTGTAACAAAATCGGAATATCTGTTGTTGGAGGTGCAAGCAAAATGCTGAAACATTTCATCAAAACATATACTCCGGAATATATAGAATCATTCTCATCTAATGATATTAGTTTTGGAGATTTATATAAAACATTGGGATTTGAACAAATAGGAGAATCCAAATCATATTGGTATGTAGATTCTAAAAATTTTAAAAGATACCATAGGTTTAATTTCACTAAAAAATCATTAGTGGAATCTGGATTTGACAGTGCAAAATCAGAATCCGATATAATGTTAGATAGGGGATTTTATAAAATATATGATTCAGGACAAACTAAATGGTTGTTGAAGTGTGCTAAATAAACGATAAGTTTTATATATATTTTAATGTTCTTATAATAGAACACGATTAACAAATTAAAATATTTTTAACATGAGTAACGATTTTATTGATCAGATTATGGGCTTTGACCCCCAGAACTTGGACGCCTTCAAAGAGCAGTCCTCATCCAACTATGATGCTAATGTTCTGAAAACCAATCCTGTAAAGCTCGCAAAGAGCGATGATGGAATTTATAGGAGTAGAATCAAGATTATCTACAATCCTAAGAACATCCAGAAGTCGATTGTACATCAGGCTTTTTACGCCATGACAGACCAAAATGGATTCTTCATGGTAAGGTCTAAGATAGGAAACGGCGACAGAAGTTGTCCGCTCTTCAAAGCCTGGAAGAAACTATGGTTCAGTAAGGATCCAAACGACAAGGACTGGGCCAAGAAGATGTTTGAGAAGAACGAGAGCGATTGGGTAATCGTTCAGGTTCTTGAAGACATCAACCAGCCTGAGCTTGTAGGCAAGTATCTTTTCTGGAAGCTTCCAAAGGCAGTCCGCCTCAAACTCGATGCGAAGATGAACCCAAGCCCAGAGAGTAAGAAGACACCGGTTCCAGTCATGGATTATCTTATCGGCACAGCTCTTGAACTGAATGTATCACCAGGACCAGACGATCCTTCAAATCCACAGCGCAAGCAGCGTGAGATCAACTACGATTTGAGTGAGTTTGAAACAGACTTCTCTCCAATTGTTAAGACCGACGGAACTCCTCTTTTCACAGACGAGGAAATCGAGACGATAGATACATATGTCACTGCAAAGAACGACTTGGTTAAGGCTAAGACCGAAGCCAGACGTGCTCAGGCACAGCAGACAATCGCAGATGTCACACCAGACATGAAGAACCTCTATCGTAAGGCAATGACCTATCTCGATGAAAACATGAAGCTCGATCTCGAAGCTGAGTGCGGATACCAGCCATGGGATGAAGCAACCACGAAGAGGGTTCAGGATTGGATCGACACTGTTGCACAGCACAAAGATCCAGCAACAGAAAACGTCAACGAGGACAATCCGCTGACCAACCCTAAGCCATCTACAAGCGCACAGCCAGAGTTTAAGGCTCAGGTGGAAGTTCAACCAGAGATGGATATGATGTCTCAGGTCCTCCAGGAGGATAAGAAGGATGACGGAGATCTCCCATTCTAAGATCAATTGAAGAAGGTGGGAAACCCACCTTTCTTTTTTTATTTTAAAGAAAACAAACAATCAATTAATTATTTACAAATATCAAAAACATTTTTATGAGAAAATTTCTTTTTATAATTGCGATGATACTTGTTAGTACAGGTCTCTTCGCACAGACAGTAGAGAGCTCAAAGCTCTTTGACAATACCTATATTGGTGTTTATGGTGGAGGTACCACAACCAATCTTATGACAACCCACAGGACTTTTTTCTGGAATGGAGCAAAGGACATCGTTAAGGGTGTTCGTCCTGTAGCAGCTGTTGAGTTTGGTAAGTATGTTACTCCGGTAGTTGGATTCAGTGTAGAGGGCCAGGCAATCTTCAACACTACTAAGTCTAGCGCCTTTGTTGATCAGAGTAATGTGATTGCTAACGCTAAGGTTAATCTTTCAAATCTTATTGGTGGATATCCAGGACAGCCACGTTTTGTAGAGGTTGTTGCAGTTCCAGGTCTTGGTTGGGGACACAACTACGGTCACAACTATGACATTCCTCACTTCGATAAGAACTACCTTACTTACAAGGCTGGTGTAGAGGTTAACTTCAATGTTGCCGATAACTGGCAGATCAATGTACGTCCTGCAGCTATTTGGTGGAACTACAATAACATGCTGAAGTTCCATTCCAAGAATCTCCAGGCACAGGTTCTCGTAGGTGCTACTTACAAGTTTGGCAACTTCAAGAATTGTCCTTACACAGTAACCGCTGCTGAGTACAATGCTCTTCAGAACAAGGTTAAGGAGCTCCAGGATGCTCTTGCCAAGAAGCCGACTGAAGTGGTGAAGGAGGTTCCGGTTGAGAAGGTTATCGAGAAGGTTATCGAGAAGGGTGCAAGTCAGTACTTCGTGCAGTTTGCAAAGGGCAAGTATGATCTCGACGATACAGCAAAGACAGAGCTAGATAAGATTCAGGAAGGTACTGAGGTTGCAGTAATTGCTACATCTAGCCCAGAGGGAAAGAAGCTTTACAACAAGGTTCTCTCACAGAAGAGAGCTGACGAGGTAAAGGCTTATCTCGAAGGACGTAAGGTGAAGGTTGTTAGCGCTGAGGGGCTTGGTGTTACTGGTCCATCATCCAACAGAGTTGCTATTGTGAAAGTCAACTAAAGAGTGAGTTGCGAGCTTAACCCCAACAAAAAAGGACCTTATAAGGTCCTTTTATTTTTTATACTCTTTTATAATGTCCTTGGATGTTTATTGCTTCAAGACCGTTTGTATGCTTTATGATTTGACCTCGGATTAACGTTCGTTTTGTCTTATTTGGAATATCACCATCCCAGTCCCAGGACAACTCATTCATTTCCTTTGGAAGATACTCTATTTGTTCTGGTGTTGGTTCTATGAGAGCATCATTTAATCCAAGAAATCCATTTTGATATCCCGGCCTGAGTTCCGGGTCCTTCATAATTGCTTTTGGAAGGCCTTTAAGCGATTTGAGATTTGGACAACACATATACAACCTACCCATAAATTCACAATCTGGAGTAAATATACCTTCTAGTGTCTGGAGATTCTTACATTGAATACGTAGATTCCCTCGAAACTTTGATATTCCGAGATCTAATTTTTTAGCCGTGGATTCTATCATAAATTCCTGCGCTCCGGAAGCACCAAACCACGGCGCGTAAATTTCTATACCATTTGACCCCAGTCGAACACTGCCCGTGACTCCATCGAAGATGTTTTTATTTTTAGAGTAGCAGTATCTTGTAATCTTACCCAATTTATTGACATTCTGCACTATATCTTCTTCAGACTTACCATCAAACACGGATTCTCCTATATACTTACATAAAGGTATCATATTAAGCCCAATACATTTTTTCATATAATATACTTGCCCAATCTGCAAGACTTTTTTGAACGAAATTGTTATGCCCAGTTTCTTCATTAATCATATAACCAAGTGATACAGAGAGATTTACCAATATATTTTTGTTAGTCTCTCCTGGAGACTGGACGCAGACGCAATCTGCAAATACATTATCCCATTCGCTAGAGACAAGAGGCAAACCAACTTTAAGGATGTTATCTATATACTTTTTAAATTCGGAAAGAAACGGATTGCTAAATTGTTTCCAGAAATCAATATCTCCGAAAGTTTCAACCATTAACTTCCAGATATTTTTACGATATATAGTGGTTGGGTCGCACACATCAAGAGAGGAACTGTATAATGATGAAATGTTTTGTCCAACTCCACTACATCCGCAACCTGTTTTCTGATAGTTGTTGTTAAGAACTGTGTTATAAGTTATCTTTCCAAACTCGGTAAGCCACTTGAGCGTATCGTCGTACATATTATTTGAATAATATTCTAACATGTGTTTAACGTCATCGTCAAGTGTCAGTTCTTCGAATGAAAGAATCGTAGAAGCCAACCAGGTTCTAAAAGCTTTCAGTTCATCTATAGTAATGTCGTCGTCGGTTGTATAGTTATTATAAAGAGTATATTGAGAAATTGAATTGATTTTTTCAGTTTCATCTTTATCTATGAAACTATCCCATTCATTCAATGTGGTATCTATGAAAGGCCATTCGTCTCCTGTGGTTCCTCCCGGGGTAATTATTTCCTCTCCTCTCTCGTATGAAAGATACTGTTCTTGAGAAACATGATCGAATGGACTGGCATACTTAGTCAAAATCCACCAAGCATACTTGCCTTTTAGATTATCGTTAAACCATTGATTTTCGCTGATTAAATCCTTAAATTTAATTATATTCATTTTTGATTATAATGTTTTTGCTTTTAATACGCGTTGTATCATATCTTTAAGTTTATCCAGAAGGAGTTTCTTTTGTCCGTCTATCCACGCTGAAGCCTTCTCCATGGATTCTTTTTTATATTTCTCCCCCTGTTCCTTATACTCTTCCAGCTGTCTATTATATTTTTGTTTCTGATCGTTTATATATTGTTTCGTGTTATTTATCTTATTATCAAGCCCGCGAATCTTTTCGATTATTTTTTGCTGTTTATCCAAAAACCACTTATACTTCTTCTGTATACGTTCGTTATTTTCAGCAGCTTGCTTAATAAGATTTTGTATTTGATCTAAAACATCCATATAAATTATTTCTATTCTAAATAATAAGATTATTTCATTTATTTTATATAGTATTATACTAATGCACAGCTAATATGAGAAAAGTAAGTATAAGTATATTTAAAAAAATTCAACGTCAAATCAGGCGATTCTTTTATAAAAACTTCAATAAGAAACATAGAGCTCTTATCAGAGAGGCTAAAAGTACGACCTGGTATGACTTTGGACCAGTACTCACGCTACTCCGAGCAAAACTCGAGGACATGATCTGGTGTTATGAACATAGAAAAACATACTGTGTTGGAGCAGAAGAGAGGGTCAAGCAAATGAAGACAGCGGTCAGGCTGATAAACATATGTGTAGGGGATGTTTCTACATTTGAATTTAGCAGGTCAGACGAATATTTTAATTCCATTTGGCTTGGTGGGGATTTTCAGAAAAGGTTTGAAAATCTTATTAGTTCATACCGGTGCCTTGTGCAAGTAAACACCAGAAACGCAGAAAGATTCTTTACCAACAAAAAAACAGCAGAGTGGTCCAAGACACATCAGCATGAACTCTACGAAAAGAAAGCTTGGGTATTACTTTGGAAATATTTAGAACATCACTTAAAAGATTGGTGGGATTAATAATATATGAAAATACATAAAATCAAAATACACGGGTTTAAATCTGTATACGACGATCTTGAATTAGACTTCGATAATATTAAAGGAATGTGGTGGTTAAAAGGTCCAGTGGGTTCCGGTAAGACTACGATCAGTGAAGCCATCATATATGGGCTTTTTGGAGCAGTCGGAGGAAAAAATAACGCAGGGCTTGTGAGTTGGGGAAGGAAAAAAGGGAGCGTTCAGCTCTGGTGTACATCAAAGGGACATTCTATTTTTATTGAAAGAACTCTCAAGACTCAAGGTCAATGTCCGATATATGTAGAAATAGATGGACAGGTGCTTAACTTTACAGATAAGCGCAACGCGCAATCTATTCTAGAAACTGAATATTACGATGTGTCTGAACTGGCTGTTGAAATGATGTGCATCATATCATTCAATAACTTTAAATCCATGTCGACTATGAATCAAAGAGACACTAAAAGATTTTTAGATAATATACTTGGATTTTCGGTTTTGTCTGAGTATGCCGAAATTAGTAAAGAATTCAAAAAAGACTGTGACAGGCAACTCGTAAACACCAATAGTAATATCAGAAGTCTTCAAGATCAGATTCAAAGGTTGAATAAGATGCAGCAAGTAGACGTGGTTCCTGGAGATATCTCTGTGATTATCAATGAGATAAACGAACTCCGTGAAACTGTTAAAAGACTAGATTCCGACCAAGAACTCTGGGAGAAAGACTATCACCGGAGATGTTCTGAGATAAATGCTAACATCAACACAGTTAAGACTTTAGGTGTAAATAAAAAGAAAGAAATAGATTTTATTAAAAAGGGCATCTGTCCGACTTGCGGGGCTCCTATAGACCAGAGTCATCTTGCAATCAAAGAACAAGAACGAGAAGTTTTGTTATCTCAATATAAACAACTAAACAATGACTTGTCAGTCATTCAGCAAGAGTATAATCAGCAAAGAGCGGAATATAATAATAAGAGAGACCCCATAGCAAAAGAGCTGTCTCAGAAGAACAATCTTAAAGTCCGGCTTGAGGAACAAGAGAAAAGAGTAGCGATAAACCAAGACGAAATTACAGGGTTACAAAAAGAACTGTCTGTTCAAAAAGATTCACAAGACGTCTTATTAAAGGACAGTAGCGAGTGGCAAATGCTTATTGATAACTTGCTTGTAGACGCTAGGAATAAAATATTACAGGTGTTTATACCGATTCTTAATAAAAACATCAACAAGTACGCATCAAGACTTCGATTGCCATATACAATTACATTCGGGGATGATTTTGAATGTAGTTTAAATATGTATGGATTAGACCATCCAGTACCGGTTTGGAGTCTTAGCGTAGGACAGTTAAGGGTAGTCGATATGGTTATTATTTTAGGCGTGATTAACACTATCATTAGCGCACATAATATGAATATACTGTTCCTAGATGAGCTATTTAGTAATCTTGATTACGATCTAAGAAGCGAAATGTGTGAGATTTTAAGAGAAAATCTAGATGGACAAAACACCATTTTGATAACTTCTCATCAAGATATAGATACAAAGTGGTTAGATGGAACGATATCAGTTGAATTGACACCCGGAGAGAATTTTGAAAAACATTCAACATTTACCATCGAGCAAAAATAACAAAGATCTATAGTTTATCTTATTATATAGTAAATCAAATGAACTAACTATATGAAAGGATACAATGATTTCAATAGCGTTGAAGAATTTCGCGAGTATTATCATTTGTCTTCGCCTATAACAGAATCTAAAAAAGACGAAAATGATACCTCCAAAGAAGGAAAAGTCATCAACGATGATAAACTTCCGGTGAAATACGCTAATTTAGAAGGTAAAGTAGAGAATATCTTTAAACACATCATTGTTTTCACCAATGATCGGGATCCGAAAGATAATAAAACTCTAAAAAATATTTTAGAATGTGTAGAAGAATGCAAGAAAGCTGGAACAATAGTACCAGAGGTGCACATCTTTGTAGCTGCAAAGATGGTTGTAGATGACAACGAGGAAAATATAACATTAGACGACGGAACTGAAAAATTTTCAATCAATAAAGAGTCTAATATAGATACTTTAATCTTTAGTCGTCTAGGAGTCCAAGGGGAAGATCAGTGTGAACATATAGTCCAGCTACTGCAGGATCGAGGATTTTTGGTTTTGAATCCAATTCGTTATAGTGAACTGGCGAGTGATAAATATCAGTCAGCAATTCTTTTTGAGAAAGGTAACATTCCTCAGCCAAATTTTGCTCTTATGACAAAGGAAATCCTTTACGATGAGGAACGCTACAATGAAGCTATGCAGAATGTATATCCTGAATGGGACGCAAAAGATAACGACAAAAACGAAAAGCTAGAGTTTGTGATTAAGATCCTCGACGGACATGGGGGTACAGGAGTGTCGCTAGCAAACGGTAAAAGAATCTTAGCTATCCTTCAAACAATATTTGCTATAGATCCAGAGAGGCAACTTTTACTCCAGAAAAAAGAAGAAGCTGACGGAGGAGACATTCGTGTGCATGTGCTGACTCTTAGAAACAAGCAAGTTATCTTGGCTGCAATGAAGAGGATTAAAATCAAATCTGATTTTAGAAGTAATGTCAGTCTTGGCGCTAGCGCAGAACCAGTAAAACTGACACCAGAACAAGAACAGATTGCTTTAAGGACTGCACAGCTCTCAAAACTCCCTTGGTGTGCAGTGGATATCATGCCGTTGGTCAAAGGCAGCAACCCAAAGATTGGAGACAATGTTGTGCTCGAGATCAATGCTAGTCCTGGAACCCAAGGCATTTCCGATGTTATGAAGGACAACTTCATTAGCATTCTTATCAGCGAGCTCAACGACCCTAGTGAGTTTATGCTACAAGACAAGATTGCCGGGTTTGTTGAAAGTGTAGATATTGATTTTGGTAACAATGTAAAAAAACAGTTCCTTGCAAAACTCGATACCGGAAACTCAGCTAGAGCATGTACATTAGAGGTAGGCGAATACAATATTGAAAATGAAAAAGTTACATTTTCTGTTGATGGAAAGAAGTTGACATTTGATGTGGTAGATAAAATGATAATTGCAACAAACAATCCTGAAAATGATGAAGAAGATGACGAAGCGAAGAAAGCTCGCAGGACGAGACCAATTATTGAAGTTTCAGAATTAACTCTGGGACTGAGAAAAGTAAAGAATCCAAGAATCGCAATAGTTAAAAATCGTTCTGGCAAGTCAACAAACCTCTTGTTAAATAGAGACATACTTAGTAAGCTAGGATATGTAGTTCATCCAAACAACTCTCACATGCTCACCAAAGAGATGCAGAAAGTAAAGATAATATAATTAATAACATAAAACACAACAACAAATAGAAAGACCCAAACGGGTCTTTCTTTGTTTTAAATAAACGTTATTTACTATATATATTATTTATATAAAATCATACATCATATGAATAAATGCACACTTGTTATTGATATGAACTGGCTTTTGATCAGTAGAGTATCAGTAATGCTTAAACAATTTCAATTAAATAACCCGGACAATGTTTTAGAAGCCGCTGCAGAAGAATTACAGAACAGATTGGCTCAGTCTATAGGAGCAGTCCTTAACATTCTTACTGGTGTAGACAATCTTGTTATGATTGCAGATGGAGGTTCTTGGAGGAAACGATTAGAACAGCCAAAGATCATCAAAGATGTTGTTTATAAAGGCAACCGAACCCATAAGGAAGATATAGACTGGGATAGGATCTTTCATACGCTAAATAATTTTATGAAGCACGCTGCAAGTCTTGGTGTAACTTGCTCTCAAGCAAGGGATGTGGAAGGAGACGATTGGGCTTGGTACTGGAGTACTACTCTTAATAAGAGAGGTATAAATTGTATTATTTGGACTTCAGATAACGACCTCAAGCAATTGGTAAAATACGATGGCGAAACCAACACATTCACTGCGTGGTATAATAGCAAAGCTGGGCTTTGGTTGGATTCTAAATTAAGCCCAGTTCAGGAGGACGACATAGACTTTTTTATGAAAGTTATCGAACCCAAACCGACGATGCTGGAATCGCTCTCGAAATGGCCATTAGACAAGTCATATATATCTCCGTTTAGTATAGTTTTAGAAAAGATACTTATGGGAGATGCCGGAGACAACATTAAACCTGTCATTTCATATTTAAAAAATGGAAGAACTCAAAATTTTTCAATGAAGGATTTCGAAAAGATCACGGAAAAATACGACATAGATTCTATGGATGATCTTTTAAAGGAACGCAACAATATTTCAAGGGATATTGTTGACATGAAAAAGTTCAATCATCTCAAAAGAGATCCGAGTATCGTAGAAGAAATGATTGTGTTTAATGGCCGATTGGTTTGGTTAAACAGTCGTGTAATTCCAAAAGACATAGTTGATAGGATGTCTGAATCTGAATATAAGCTGTATGATGTTGATTACGTCAGGTCAAACTATAAAGTATTTATAGAAGATAAAAATAATGAAATTGAAAGCATATTTGATTCTATAACAGGTTCCGGAGACTTTAATTTCTAACACATATTTAATATATTTATATAATGAAACAAACAACCTCGATATCAATACCAGTTTCCGATAGTGAAACTATAAAATTTTACGAATCATTGATGGATTTGTTGTGTAGCTTTGATTTCAACCGAGTAGAAGAAATCATGAATAACTACGGTTATAAGTGGCTGATCGGTTCAATAGATAAGTTTATGTATAACATCGTTCCTGGAATAGATTACGTAGAATGTAAACAAGCAGGGAATCATTTGTATCCTTCGTTGAAATATGTAATACCAAAGGTTAGTTATATCAAAAAGTTCGTGAAAGAACAATTCACTTTGCTTTGGACAACTCTCACAGCGAGAGATTACATAGAAATGGATGAATACCCTGAGTTTTTTGCAAAAACTGCAACTATGAACCTAGGGAGGTTTAACTTTAAAATAAATACCAAATCTATGAAATCACAAACCGCTGGCACTAGTTCACCAATAGAGATAACATTATATTTGACTTTCGAGGCAGTAACATGTTGATTTTTAATAAACAATATTAAATTATGGATAATAGAGTATATAGAGAGGAAGATCCAGCTTATTTGAAAATGCACTCATATGAAACTACTGTAACTGTTGAGACTCCGTGTCATGACAGCAATGCCGCAGACTGGGTCCAGGCGTTTTATTGTGCAATGATCGGAATGACGTTTCATCCATCGTCTGTTATAGAAGCTATGAAGGATTTTGTAGATGAACATTCGTTCGAGTTTAAAAATTCAGAAAATGACGATTTAGAAGATTAAAACAAATAAAAATTCAAATAAACCAAATTCGAATTATGGTAGAGAAGAAAAACCAAACAAAGACAAAACAGTCTAAAACACAGCCTAAGCCGAGAGTGCAGAAGACACCTAACAACAAAACTGTTAAAGCAGTTAAAGAAACCAAGGTTGAAAAGGAGGCTGCTGCATCAAAGACTCAGAAGCCTGTAATGAACGCAGTTAATAAGACCAACAATTCAAAGACTGTAAAAAAGAACACAAACAAAAAGATTCCTACAACCACACCAGAAAAGCATGTCACATACGACTCTGAACTTCCAAAGGATACTACTCCGAACATTCCGAAGGATGCCGAGCCTGTACTGACTGATATTGCACCAAAGGATGCCGAGCCTGTTACAATTCCGGAGCTTCCAAAGGCAAAGGAAAAATTCGAGGTAGAGAACGACTTGCTGAGAATACTTAATAACTCCGGAAGCAAAAGAAAGACTTTGGCTGATGTGAAAAAGGCAAAGAAGCTTTACAAACTTTACGGTTTCGACTCATTGGAGATGCTTGACGTTGCTTTTAAGATCGAAACTGCATATGGTATTCGATTCACCACCGAGGATGCAAAAAATCTTTGCCGCGGAGAGTTTGACAGGGCAGTCAGTCTTATTCAGTCATATGACAAGATAGGAAGATAGTAATCTGTCAGATATTCCTGTTTTTTAGGTCACAATCTTATTGTGACCTTTATTATTATATAGATATGGTACAAAAAGACAGGAACAACAAGCCGTTTTACAACGATCATTCAGAGCTCACCGCGATTTGGAATAGACTTAGAAGAGGTAGATATGGACAAAACTCTGGAGGAGGAAGTATCGGCGGTATTGAAATCATTGGACAAGATGGATATTTTGATGATGCTTGGATCGACCCAGAAGACGAGTCAATAATAGTATTTCAAAAAAGTCCAATAACAATACCTTCTATCACACTCGATTCTATAAATCAGAACATACCTTCCGATAGGTTTATATATAATATAGAAGTTGATCCGGAAAACGACCATAAGTTATTGCTGTATACAAAACCTGTCCCAGCCGGATTTGAACTACAACCAGCGACAACAGAAACTCTCGGTGGTATCAAAATTGGTACTGGACTTGAGATGGATAGCAACAACAAGCTCAATGTTGTTTTTCCTGAACCTATCAGTCTCGCTGGATATGTGAACAGTATCTCTGGAACTCCTCAAAGCGGATACTATATAAGTAATGTCACAAAGACAGATTCTGCGTCCGGTTCTAACCTGCAGTTCACGTATGAGAAACTTCCTGAAACAGACCTATCGAATTATTACACGAAGACCGAGTCCAATTCAAAATTCATGATTGCAGCGAACTTTCCGGAACTTCGAAAGATAGAAACTATCAGCACCGGAACGGCCAGCGGCAGACTTACTAGAAATAGTGATGGAACTTGGAGATTTGATAACAATGTTTATTTGGTTCAAAATGATCTCAAAAACTTGATATTTCAAAAGAACGGCACAGATAGTATAACTTATATACCTACGACTGGGATCTCTGTAAATATCAAGGATTTGATATTAAATATTAAAGATAAACATACAGGTTCTCTTATAGGAGCAGCATTCCATTACAATCCACTAGATGGTGGAAGTCTTGATATATCTATACCTACTCACACAGGAGATCTTACAGACGATGGTCTTTGGGTTCTCAAGGCCGGCGACACCATGACAGGACCGCTTGTAATAGGAAGTGCGTCTGACCGCGAGAATCTGACGGTGTACGGAACCAGTACTTTTTATAACTCCGTGACAACCAATGGACTTTATGTTCCAACTGCTGCACCCTCAACTCTACTCAACCCTATACCAACAAACACAATTCCGTTTTGGTTGGGAGATGGTGAATATGGCAGTGGTCAAGGAAGCGGTGGCGGTGGAGGTGAGACACTTACCATCACAGTTAGCTCCGGGGCTGGAACAACAACCTATAGTTATAATGGTAGTTCTGCTGTCTCAGTTCCAATTTCTATACCATCTACATTAAGTCAACTCAACGGAACGACCGAATTGGTCAAGCTCGAAACTGGACTTGAAGCTGCCGGAAATTCTGCAGGATTTATAAAGAGATACCTGGATACTACCACCAATACTTATAAGTACCAGGTGGATACAGCGGCGTATGCCACTACAACATATGTGGATAATGCAGTCGCTGGTGCTACTAAATATAAAGGCACATATGATGCACAAAACGGAACAGTCAATGGGACAAGTTCTACGTTTACAAGCATAGCAGAATCTCAGGGAGATATGTATAAAGTTAGCGTAGCTGGAACATATCTCGGTGCAAAAATGGATGTGGGGGATTCTATCATATTTATATCTGATGTCCCTGCTGGAACTGCACCAACCTCAGCTGATGTTTCATTTATCGAAGCCGACGTACCCGTAAGTGCTGGTACATCCATCCTTCAATGGAACACCGAGGTGACTCTCGCGACAATTGACGGTCTTGCAATCAAAGCAAAACTCCCAACGGAGCCAACAGATACCAAAGATACTACCGGAGCCACACAAGACACCGATAAACTCTATCTCGTTGGTGCAAAGGAACAAGGCACTACTCAAAATCCATATAAAGTAACCTACTCTAATAGTAGTGTATATATGCAGAACGGTACTCTTTATAGTAACAGATCTGCAGTACTTACAAGCCACGGACCAAGCTACGGAAAGATCACTCCTGGTTCGACAAGTAATGCAACAACTGCTCCTTCTAGTCCATCGAAAACACAAATAGTGGCACCTACACCCAATAGTAATTTTAATATAGTTCCTCTTAATAAGTGGATTGATGTGGCAAGCAGCGCATCTAATAATGAGCAGGCAATCAATCTTTGGCATGCATTGAGCTCCGTGTCTGGTTCTGCAACGGGAAACGGAACAGCTACTAACGGACTCTCATTCTCAATACCTTACGTGGGCTGGGATGCAGCAGGTCATGTTACAAGCTGGGGTAATAGAACACATTCAATTACAGGTGCACAGATTGCAACTGCGCTTAATAATCAAACAGTTACAAATCTAACTATTACCAACTTGACTGTTCCTGGTACTTTGTTTGTCCCTGCTCATGTTCCAGGTTCAACAGGAGAAGATGCCAATGCTACCGCTGAGTTCTGGTTAGCTGATGGTGAATACGGCTCTGTGTCTGGTTCTGGAGGAGGTGGCGGAGAAATGTTGACTATTACAGTTAGCTCCGGAAGTGGAACAACCACATATAATTATAACGGCAGCTCCGCTGTTTCAGTTCCAATTTCAATACCTTCATCTTTAAGTCAACTTAGTGGTACTACAGAACTCGTTAAGATAGAAAATGCAGCTGCATCAGGAAACGGAGTTCTAGTTCGTAACAATACAAACGGACAATGGACGTTTGATAATAACTATCTTAATGCCATCAGTCCAACAAGCAATACAGGAACTGCTCGTCCTTATATATCAAACATTACAAAATCGGGCCATACACTGTCTATTACATATAGCACTCTTCCTGCAGATTATCAGTTACCTTCTGAGTTGGCTGCAATCAACGCAGCTGCTACGGCATCATCCGGAACTACTACAGGATACTTAAAGAGAACTGGAACAAATACATGGTCGTTTGTTAATGAAACCTATTCATTATCAACACATAACCACGATTCTGTTTATGTAAAGAAAACCGATATAAGCACCGGATTAAATCTTAATTCCAGCACCGGCGCGGTTACACTTGCAAAAGCAACCACAAGTACTCTTGGTGGCATCATCATATCTAATGCTTTAACCGGCTCAGTTACACTTACAGAAGCTGCGGGAACAACAGAAAATCGTTATTATGGCGTTCAGGTAGACAAAGACGGAAAGGCCTTTGTGAATATTCCTTGGACTGATACTCATAATAGTCATAAAGTGGATTTTACGGCGGTTGCTGGTACAGCCAACACACTCACATTCGGAGAAACATTCACAGCGGTAGTAAGTATCAATGATACAACGTCGTCAACTGGTACTATGACTGCCAATTATACAACAGTCGCCTTTACGATGCCAACCGAGACCACACTCAGTCTCGGAACAACATCCGGTGAAGGTAATGTAGTTACTGGCATATCAGTATCTAACCATCAAATAACCATGACAAAGGGCATCACCGCCCTTACAGCCAACGACCATAAAGCATTGACTTTGAAGGTTGGATCGACGACTGTGGGAAATGATTATACTTCCCTTGTTGCAAAAGAATACACCATTACGAAGAGTCACTTGACTGGTGCGATTGACAGTGGTGGCGGATATTATGTTAAGAAAGAAGGCGACACGATGACGGGTCCTTTGACTATTGCAGGGAATTCCAATCCGGCTAGGAACGCAGACCTGACCGTCCTCGGAACAGCTACGTTCAGTGGGATATTAAATGTTCCTATGCATGCCCCAGGAAGCACAGGACAGGATGCTACATCCACATCTTCGTTCTGGTTAGGTCCTGGAGAATACGGAAGCTCTCAAGGCAGCGGTGGCGGTGGAGGTGAGACCCTTACCATCTCGGTTACCAATAGCAACGGAACGACTACTTATAACTATAATGGTAGCTCTGCGGTCTCTGTTCCAATTTCAATACCGACATCATTATCAATGCTTTCAGGAACGACCGAGCTACAAAAGATTGAATATCTTGCACAGAGCGGCGGTGGGTTCCTTACAAGAAATTCTTCAAATGGAACATGGTCCTGGGATACAGATACATACAATTCAATCAAACAAGCAATTCCTTATATAGAAGGTCCTACGACCGATACCACAGCAGGAACTTGGACAGGAACCTACGACGGAATAACTGCTCTTGAAGAAGGACTTACTATAATTTATGTCCCTCATGTAGCAGGTGCTTCTACGACTACATTGAACATAAATGGTCTTGGAGCAAAAACTTGCTACTATTCGGGGACAAGCAAGCTGACAACCCACTATCCTGTTGGTACTCCAATTCTGTTCACTTATCGCAACAACGGTTGGACGAGGGCAGACTACAACAGCAACAGCGATGTGTATGTTCGCGTGTACCGTCAAACGACGGGATATGATGATGACTACCCTATCATATTGAGCCGTACGAAGAGTCCTGGAACGGCAGGAAGCAATGGAACCTATAGTGCGGTTTATGGTCTGATGGGAGATACGAACCAGCCTACAATCAACCCGATGACGGGTGAAATGAAGGCTGTCAAGGTTACGGCTACGACATTGCAAGGTAGTCTTGGCTGGTCATACTTGACAGGCAAACCTACAACCATTGCAGGTTATGGTATTACGGATGCGAAGATAGTCAATGGAACTATCACTCTCGGAAGTAATAGCATCACTCCACTAACCTCGTTTACAGAAACTGATCCTACTGTTCCTGCATGGGCGAAGGCAGCAAATAAGCCAAGTTATGCATTCTCAGAAATTACGAATAAACCTACAACGCTTGCAGGTTATGGGATAACCGATGCAATACCGTATTCCGAGATATTGTCTACTGTAAATAGTTTTGATAATAGGCAACTTTGGTTGCATGAAGTATCCAATACTTTCTGGGCGGCTCACATTAGGTATGACGTGACACAAACCGGTGTTAGCGGAGGACTGGTAAACTGCTTTGACGGAAGTTTTGCGAGTACTAATATTATACCAGCGGGCTCTACTGGGGTTATAACCATAGCAGGCAAGAATGGGTCAAGAATGTTCAATAGCGGCTATCCTTATGGGTATCTTGAGATTGCCTTTTATAACGTAAACATTCCAGAGTCTGTTTCTGTGAGAGTTTATTCAGATTACGGCAGTCGGACAGGATGGCATGATATCCAAATGACCAATGTTTCCAAACTTAATGATACAGCTCTGTATCGCGGTTTTAATGGCAATATTTATGGTGTGACCCAAATAGAAATTACTATAACAGCAAAGCAAGAAAACCCTACATGGATTACCCAGATTTCTTTCTTCCAGAGTCGTGGCACTTTGGATCAGATGGCAGTGTTCAATAAGTCAATAGCACAGACTCTCTACCATAACCTTACCGCTCCGAAATATATTGTTACAGGAGGTACTTCTTCTCAGTTCTTAAAGGCAGACGGTAGCCTGGATAGTAACACATATCTTACAGCACATGCCTATAACTATGGACAGATAGCTCCCGGTGCAGCATCAAGTGCAGTTACAGCCCCCACATCAAATACAACTAAATTAGAATCAACATCTTCTCATGAAATTCTTACTATCACACCATCAAACAAATGGATTGCAGTAGGAGGAAGCAACGGGGGGAGTGGGACAGACATTTTTTATGTAGGTCACTTGCTGAGTGGTGTGACTGCAGGAACCGTAGGTACATCTAGTGCTACAAGTGGAAACTCTCTTGCTGTTCCTTATGTGACTTATGACGCGGCTGGACACATCACAGCCACAGGCACTCATACACACACGATTACAAACAACGTTACATATACCGGAACTCTCGTTGCCGATGAGATTGCTACGTGGAATAATACTACAGGAGTTCTCAAGAGTTCGGGAGCGAAACTCACTGATTATGTTCCGAAAAAAGAAGATATAACATATTACCCTTATATTAAAAAAGCTCATGGTTCTGCCTGGTATAAGGTAACCCTCCCATTCAACGGATACACATCTTCCGGCAATGCGTGGTTGATGATCTCTATGAGACTCAGAGTAGGAAGCACATACGGAGATCCGATCAGACTCACCGGAGATATACACTTAAACTATTACTTCTTAAAAAATAGTTCCAATGTCTGGACTGCTGCAGATGTTCGTGGATTTGTGACCGGGCCGGGTACCGGGTTACCAACTATCAAGTACGATCTTGCAAATCCTGGCATATTCTATATTTATGTTTCTAGCTTGACATACAACGTATTAGCCATTCATGAACTTATAGCAAGAGACACAGCACAAAACTTTGACTTCACGACAACCACAATAGAAGCTATTGCCGCTGCAGACATCCCAGCTGCAGCAAATCAAACGGTTCCAATCGCAGGGTTTTACATGCCCGATACAAATGACGTAAGAACCCAGAACAGTGTTGTCATAGAGAGTAATTACGGAAGTCATTTTACCTGGGCTCCATCGACTCCATCCGGTACCACATCCTGGGCAAGAGACGTTTTAGAAGCTTCCGCAGGAAACCACACATTTGAGATTGGTATTAAAGGAACAGGTCAAAATCACGACTATGCATATATCGGTTATGGTGGATATAATAGTTTGGGTAAGATTGGGTTATATCCAGACGGAACAATGGTACATGGATATAAGACAGTCCTTAAAGGAAATAGTACAGGTGCATCTACTATCTCATCGGCATTGGACGCAGTGGTCATTGCTCCTATGCCAACAAGAGCTGGAGTTGGTAGTTATTATCCTGGTCTTGCATTTCATGGCCTTTATGACCATAATAATAGTACAACATACAACGCTGCTGTTCAAGCCTGGATTGGTGTAAGATGCACAAGTACTACAGGAAGTGAACTCTCTGCTTTAGTTTTCGCAACGAAGAGTGGTACAACCAATTCGGATAGACCTGTAGAACGAATGTGTATCCTTCCTGATGGAAAAGTCGGTATAGGAACTACAACTCCTACATATGGACTACACCACGTGGGAACATCTTATTTCAATGGAGAAGCTACATTCCCGAAGATACTCAACGTACCGATGCATGACCCGAGCGACACAAGCTCTACGACGAATGCTTCGTTCTGGCTCGGTACAGGAGAATACGGAAGCTCTCAAGGCAGCGGTGGTGGAGGCGGAGAGACCTTAACGATCTCCGTCAGCACGGGAAGTGGTACAACATCATATAGTTATAATGGTAGCTCTGCTGTCTCAGTGCCTCTCACGATACCATCTGTCTTGAGTCAGCTTAGTGGAACCACAGAACTGGTTAAGATTCAGACACTTGCCGCGACAGGCACGCCAAGTGGATTCCTCAAAAGAGCATCAGGTGGCACATGGAGTTTTGATACGAATACATATGTAACATCATCAGGAAACGTAGCAAGTGCCAACTCAGTAAAGACTGTTAAGACATCCACCAATGCAGATTTTTATCCGACATTCGTAGATAGTAGTAACTCATCAGCAACTGCCGAGTCTGTATATACTGGCGATATTCTTAAATTTAATCCAAGTTCAGGTATGTTAACACTTGCTAAACTCAATCTTAATCGCGAAGCAGGAACTGTATATGGACGCGTTGGATTTTATAAGAATAACTACTATACTTGGTACGAATATATGTCAAATGTAACAGCTGGTGGTTGTCCTACTGGAGCAACTCCTCCAACTGGAACATATGTTACATCTTGGGCTCGTAGGTCTCTTATTGAAAACTCAAGTGGATATGGTTGGATTTGGGAATCGAGCAGCAATACAGCTAATGCTACGCCTGCAATTCAGATGGAGCTGTCATCAAAGACAGGTAACTTAAAAGTAACAGGCTCAATAACAGGCTCATCAATTGTCAAGTCTGGCGGCACATCATCTCAGTTCCTGAAAGCAGATGGTAGTGTGGATTCAAATACATATCTTACATCTGCTTCATTGAGTGGATATGTTCAAAAGAGCGGGGATACGATGACAGGAGACCTCCGCTTGAGTGCTAACAATCTCTATATAGGAAGTGCAACAACTTCTCAGTGTCATCAGCAGTACGATGCTACAAATAAATGTCTTAATTTTATTTTCGACTAAATTAGTATTTAACTAGGTATGGCACTACAAGTATGGCTTCCACTGACTGGAAATTTAGAGAATAAAGGATTATGTAACATAACTGCTACTAACTCTGGCGCTACAGTGAACTCTGCTGGAAAGATTGGTAGTTGTTATAGTTTTGATAAAACATTATTACAACGAATAAATCTTAGTGGGATTACCGAGTTAGTGGATATTGTAAAAGAACATGATTTTTCTGTATGCGCATGGTTAAAAACAACTGAAAATGGGTGTTGGTTATCAATTACATATTCTTATCGATTTTGGTCAAATATGATTTATGTACCATACAATAATTTTACAAGTCTTGGTAGTAAAGTTATTGATGGAAAATGGCACCATCTCTGCTACACACATAGCCACACAACATTAAAAAATTCATGTTATATAGACGGTCTTGAAGTATATTCAAATGTAGGAACTGCTGCAGCAACAACTACTTATAAAAATGCAGCGCGTATTGGAAATGATGTTAACAATTCATCTGCCGTTAATAGTCATTTCAATGGAGATATCAACGACGTCCGCATCTACGACCATTGCCTGAGTGCAAAAGAAGTACATGAGATTGCACAAGGCCTCGTACTCCACCTACCATTAAATGGACAGTATAATACCAGACTGCCAGCGGGGTATAAAGAATTGGAATATATTGAAGCATCCGGTGCTTCGTATTTTGGCACTGGAGTCAAATTCAATCCCGAAGTTGATTCGTGTACTGTTGTATTCAAAGGAAATGATACCACAAACAATGGTATGATACTGGCATCAACTGGTACTAAACCGTACTGGTGGTTGTACTATTATTACAATGGAAGTTCTATACGAGTATGTGCTGATAACGGTTCAGGGCAGCAGAATATACTCGGTGCAAGTAACGATACAAACAAACACACTGCAGTCTATAAGAGTAAACACCTGTATATGGACGGGGTGGATAAGGGGTCTTTATCTAATACATATACACAAACTGCAACCAATCTCTCAATGTTTTCTTATGGTGGAGCAGGTTACCCGTTCAAAGGTCGCATTTATTACGTTGATATTCAACGAGATGGACAGTGTGTCCGAATGTTTATTCCTGCTCAGCGTAATTCAGATTCGGTTGCTGGAATGTATGACATTGTTACTGGAACCTTTTATACTTCAGCCAGTTCTACTGCATTCGCAGCAGGGCCTGTGACAGTAGCTTCTGCATCGGTGTGTGATTGTTCTGGGTATGGACATCATGGTACCATAAATGGTTCACTTATAGCTGCTTTCGGGTCTCCACGATATGACCAGACAATAAATATAACCTGTCCTGGTTACAGCGTTAGTGGTGCTACATATAATTATATTTATTGTCCACTGACTCTAACCCCAACAGTATTTACAGTGGCATTTTGGTTCAAGGGTTCTTCTCGATATTCAGGAGGAGTAGTATGCACGTCGGCAAATACAGCTTTTACAGATTATACAACAACTCTCATCCACGATTACGATGCTTCTATACGATGTACGATTGGTGGTAGTAACAAATCACTAAAAACGTCTAATTGGACTATAGACGGTACTTGGCATCATTATGCTATCACCTACGACGGCACAAATCTGATTATGTACAAAGACGGAACATCCGTTCAGACTGTCGCAGCAACCGGAACACTTCCAACTATCAATTACATAGCACTAAATTATTCGTGTGCGGGGGGAGTAAAGCGAGGGGTGAATAATGCTGGTTATTCGGACTATCGTTTTTATACGACGGTGCTTTCCGCTACGGACATTCGAGAACTCTATGACACCGCAGCGAGTATAGATAATCTTGGAAGTATGCATGGATACGAGTTCGTCGAAGAGTCACCAGGCAAGCAACAAATATTCCAAACAGGACTCATAAAAATAAACAACTATATCGAAACGGATAGTTCTAATATAATGATTGCTAGTGATGGAGCAGCGTTCCTTCGAATACTACATCATAACAATCCAGCATCAAATCTGTTCACAACTGCGAACTGTTGGTGCAATAATTCGACAAATCTCTATTCTGGGCTCGTATTATTAAAGAACGCAGCATGGATTACGAGCCTGAGTGAGTTTGAGTTCATCATTTGTGAGAAACTGACAAGCGATGCAACGGAAAGTCAGTATCGCTGGAAACAGACATCGAATCCAGCTCTAACTTCCTCAGTTACAGGATATACAGTCATCTCCGGAAGTCCTGCGAGAGACTGTAAATTGAGAAACAATGGCTCAATGGCAGCTATGCATAACGGTTCCGCCTGGTGGGTTGCTTGTGGAAGTTATACTGCATATCAAGGAGGAATCCCAGGTGTGGCTGGAGTAGTGACGACAGGATACTTAGACTTATACATAAGAATTCCAGATGCAATGCTGAAAGGGACGCTTGCAGATAATGTGAAGTTTTATGAAAAGTCGATAGCCGGCAAACAAATTTTAGAAGTGTAAACTATTATTATTAAACTATGGCAATATTAAAAGACCTTACAGTACTTGGTTCATCGAGATGGCTCTCTGATTCCTTTGGTACAAACATAACAGCGAATGCATTTATAAAGACTGGTGGCACAGCCAGTCAATTCCTCAAAGCCGATGGTAGTGTGGATAACAACACCTATGCTTTGTCAAGTGCTTTGGGCAGCTATCTTCCGCTTACTGGAGGCACGATAACAAGCAATGCTATCAATCCACTAATTTTGAACTCTACTAATACTGAGCAAAAATCAACAGTAGATTTCAAAGTTAGTGGTACAATTAAGGCGGCTGTCGGTTGGCATAACGCCTCTAATATTGGAGCGTATTTACAAAACCTGGCGGTATCTGGTTATCCGTATGTAAACATCGCTTCTGACGGAAAGTTTAAGTACAAGAACACCTATGAGTTTTATCATTCAAATAACTCCAATCTCGCCACAGTATCTTGGAGTGCATTGAATCTCAGTGCTGCGGGTACACTCAGTGTTGGCAAAACGTCAACATTTACCGGAGCAGCAACATTTAACAATAACATCACACTCGGTGGCTCGAATAGTACAATCTACTTTGGACGTTCAGGTATGGCTGCCCCAATTCTCGCATATGGTTCATCTTATACAAAATTTGGTATTTGGTACCATGATTTAAATTATGATGCAATGACGTTTTCCGCAAGCAATAATGCAGATACAATAGCAGGTGCTGATTTCGCTATTCAAAATGATAAATTATATGCACGAGGAAATGTTATTTATCATGCCGGAAACTCAAATCTTAGTACGGTCAACTGGGCTACTGCGAATCTTAATGTAGCAGGAACAAGCACCCTAACCGGTGCAGTGACAGCCAATTCTAAAATATCTACTTTTGACGATATTTATCTGAAGAGATTGGAGAGTGGTCAGTCGGTGAATTATGGACAAATAGGATTTCAAAAAATAGGTAATAGTTTCTATACATTTTTTACGGTTCCAGCATTTTCGATCAACGGGGATTATGGCGGCCCGGGTCTTTTGATATTGACTGACCCCCAGGGAATATCAAGCTTGAAATATACGGACAACTTTGCAACCAATGCACAAGAGTCAGACAGTTATGAAATTTGGCATGGGGGTAACTCCAATCGCAACACGAAAAACTGGGCAGCGAAGAACCTCAGTGCTGCGGGAACTCTCTCAGTCACAAGCACATCGACCCTAACCGGTGCTGTCACCTGCTCGAACAACCTCAGCGTGGCTTCTGGACTCGTGACTGCGCGAGACCTGACTGTTACAAGGAATCTTGTTATACCAAAGACTGCACCGGTCAGCGCAGTATCTGGAAACTATTACCTTTATGTGAATCCAAGTGGAAGTTATAGTGAATAATTGATACATTAGTATATTATGGCAGCACCACTCAGTGTATATTCAGCAACAACCTGGGAAGATAGATTTGGTTGTTTTAATCAAGTAATCAATCATGGAAATTTCGATGCGACATCGGGTTGGACAAACTATACGCCCAATGCCCCATATTCCATAGATAGTGATGGTGTATGTACTATGACTGTGAATACTGCAGTACGTAATCCTATGGTTACTCGTACGTTTACGTCCATTGCCGCTGGTCATAAGGTTTATGCAAGTCTATGGCTCAAAATCACATCGTCAACCAATGTCCCATTCCTCCCACTGTTCATATACAGTCCAACAACATACCTGACAACAGCTCAGCAATCAAACAACTATGCTAACTGGACGCATGTGTCTGGTATAATAGATACAGGTTCTGCAGCGAAGACGCGTGTCTATGTTGGTGCTATGGGTGTTGCATCAACAGATAAGTTTCCTGTAGGAGCAAAGATACAAGTCAAAAATGTTTGGATGGCTGACCTGACAGCTATGTATGGTGCTGGAAATGAACCGACTAAAGCTGACATGGATGAACGATATTCAAATGAGTACTATCCATATAAAGAAGTGGTTACAACAAATCCAACGAACACACAGATATACTGTCGTCTTCCACTCCAACTTTCATCATACACAAACGACAACACATTTAAGAGTAAGTTCTACTGTGACCATGTGATGCCTGTCATGGACGACGCAGGACATTACTGTGTACTAGGACTCGTACGCGCTGACCAGACAAATGGAGTCTATACTGAAAACTATAAACATCACGGAGTGGCTCGACACGGAAAACTCTATACGATGTATCAAAGAAACCCATACATCATCCTTAATGACGGAGGCCTAAACACCACACCACACATCCAGAGAAATTCGAGCGCGGTCAACACCCATATTCCTATGCAGTACGCAAACTACATCCAGGTTAAAGCAAACCTGACAGGTGCGTACTACGTGGATGGAAATATGTTTCATGCTGATGTTTATAAGGTCCGTGGACAACAGGAAAATTATGTTGATGGGGCATACTTCATGCCAACTGAGGGACAAGTTGAATATCCTGCACAGTTTGCTCAGAATGGTGTCGCTACATTTATAAAACCAAGTACCGGTATCTCTGCAGGAGACACAGTGCGTGTAAAACTATCCGCGATAAACTCCGAAGGTACATTTGAGAATGCAACTACAACTGACTTTACTGCTCTTGATCCAGTGAACTTTACTCAAGTATATCGTTTTGCCAGCCAGCCGAACTGGACAACTACCAACCCAACATCTGGCGCTCATTATCTGATGGCTATAGACCAGTCACGATATGGAGCGAATGGCACATTTACAAGACTTTTTGCATTGGACTCAGGAGACTGGCTCGATTTAGGCTTGGAAACTGGTGGCGAGTGGCTTAGAGGTATGTCGGGTGACCCAGGAAGTCAGGAATCGGCTGTGATGGGTAATCTTGCTCAAGGGTACTACTATGGTGTTCCCACAACCTGGGGAGGGAGCACGTTTAGGTATGTGCAGATAGCAAATGGTGCAAATAACAACACCAGCACTCGTAGACTTGCTTGGTTTGCAAGTAACTATTCGACTACAAGTTACAACCTTGCTATATCATTTTCTGGAATACATCATGTATTGACTGATACATACACCATCACAGTCAATGCATCTCTATCAGGAACATGGTCCGGGTCAATCAGTGTCACTGTTCCTGTGTATACAATCGCTCGTACTCCAGTATTTGTTCGGAATGTGACAGGTAGTGGAAACACAGCAAACTTTACAGTAGGTTCATTCACATATAGTGGAGAAGATGACTTGTGGTCAATTGGTTCAACTGGTACTCCTGCAGCAAATGCAGTCACAGAAGGAAGTATAGTACTTCGTAATATACCAGATGATAACATATAAACAGCACAAAACCCGCACGAATTTAAGAAAAATATGTGGAGTTGAGTTATTATTTGTAAAAGAAAAGATAATTAAAATTAAGCACTATTATGGCAGCACCAGGTTCAGTATATTCACCAAAAATATGGTATAAATATGATACAGGAGAACAAGATAATAAAGGTATTTTGATTCAGCTTCCTAGAGCACTCCAACAATATGCTATAGAAGCAAATACAGACTATAGTACGACTCCACCTACTGTTCCTACGTATGCAAGCCTTACTACAGTACAAAAAACTACATATACTGATATTTGGTTTCTTAATACATTTCACTTGGATAAAGTAACCCATTATAACTATATATATACACCATCTGGTGGTTCTGCAACAACAATGTATTGTTTGTGTGGCTGGTTGTTAGATACACAAAACGGTTCCGCAACTTATACTGACAATTGGAACCTCCATAATATGACAAACTCTAGAAATGGAAAGCCTCGTCATACTTGCCGGGAAACTATAGGAAATACAACATATATAAGAAGTTATGTGCTTTGTAATGATGGCGGATTGAACACTAGGACCTGGGCTAAATTCAGCAATTACGACCCTGACATAGAGGGACATCAAGGTAATGTGGTTATCACAGCATCTCGCCGTCGTCTCACATTTAGAATGAATTATCGTAACGCCTACTATTGTCCAACTTATAAGATTCAAGTACAGGTACATATCTTGACCACATACACGGGAGGTACTCCATCAGTTGCAACGAGGACATTCGACATACCCAATATAGAGACTAATGCAAAGTATGATGTATATGCTTCAGAGGACAATCCATTTATCGCTACTATCCCGTTGGCAGACAGCGGACAAGGATGGCCAGATTTCGATGCACAAGGAAACAATCACACCACCTTCGAAATGAAGTTAATAGCAAAGAATCCAGAAGGGGATTATGAGACCGCATTCTCAGGTCCATACACAGTTATGGAAGAGCCAGAATCATTTAGAATATATAGGCTTGACGACCCGAATGATGCCAGTACGGTTCACTCAGATGCCAACCTTTCAAAAGACCCAAACAGTGGTATTCCTTACGACATTATCTTGGATGGATGGTATACTGGCCTTGGTGACCCGGCAAGTCCTTGGGTGCAGCACGGATACTATCGTGCCGCTTCGCATGATAATGATACATTACCGAGCAATCCTCCAGAGGGACATCACGAATATAATTATCCTACAATATATAACTTGATGGGTGGTGTACCATATCAATGGTCTAATGCTGGAACACCGGGTGCATATGGTGTGAGAGCTGGTACACAATTGATTTTAGGAGATATTCAAATCCACGGTGTGCCAGCATCGGAAGGTTCCGACCCGGCATTGGGTATCCTGCCAGCAGGTATGTACTCAAGAATCCCGACTGTCTATCCTAGGGATATGGGTCAAGAAAGCGTTAGTGAAGGAATATGGTTGTATATTCCAAGAGCACGAGAAAGTGACGCAAGAGTACAACCAATTGTATATATTGACAGTACAGGACATCCTTATATGTGGAAAGCAAGCACTTATGGAAGCGGTGGTGGTGGCGGTGGTGGTGGAGGTGGAACTCCCACTCCAACAGCACAGCTGGATGCGATTACTCTTGAAGTTGGTGAAGGTGATGGATATGTATCATCTGCAACCCTTGACCAAATAAACGAGAAGTTCATTTACAATATATTCCCCGTAGTGACAGTTACTGGTACGGGAACCGTCTCAGTTCCAGTGCGTTGTAAATTTTACTATTATGCAGACAATTACAGCGGTACTAAAATATATCTCAATGAGAACTCTACTGTTGTCTCCACATCAATAAGTCTTGGAAATACAACAAATACAGTCACCATCCCGGTTGTATCTGGTACTCCAGGAGGAGGTCAGCTCCCGATTATCACTGGTGAAATATACTACGGCGGTCTTAATAGTGCGGGTGCCGACATCAACCTTTACGCCGAACTGTCTATCATTGACACAGGTAACTGGGATGGTGGTCGTACTGACCCAGATAAGATCTATCCTACACCAACAACAACTTGGGCAGGATATCCGTTCATCGATGGATGGAACCTCGCAGAAGAAGCAAGGAAGAATGGTGGTGGAGGTGAAAATGAACCTAAATAAAAACTAAAGAAACAAACAACATTACATATATTATAACAAATAACACGTAGAAGGATATGAAGTTTACAGTAAACGACGCAATCAATCTATATCAGGTTCTTTCAACTTGTCAGTTGAACAAGATCGAAGACCCAATTGCAAGAGACAAGATGTTGAAGAACGGAATCAAGGTTCTCGGAATCGTAAAGGAGTTCGAGAGTTCCAGGGATAAGGTTATGAAGGATAACACGGGCAAGGACGATCAGGACAATCTCTTTGCAAAGGCTGTAGAAGCACTCCTGAATGAGGATGTTAAAGACGAGTTTGTAAAGATGTCCGACCATGAGCTCGAAGCTATTGCACCGTCTATTCCAAATTATACAATTGGAATGTATGCTATCTTTGAAGAGCTCTTTGGAGAGCACGCAGAAGAAACTAAAACAAACTAAAACAACCAAATAAATCTTTATAAATATGGGGATCATAGGAAAAAACAGTGCCAAAGCTTTTGTGATATTTATTGTTATCTTGGCTTTTGTCGCAGTTGATTTGATTTTCACGGCAAATCATAACATCCTGCCGGAACATGCAAATGTTTCTAGATTTTTTGAATGGTTTAATTTTGTATTTACCGCCGCGTTTGGAATTGGTGTGATCAAGCTTTTGTGGGATAAGTGGAAGGATAAGTAAAAAGTAAACGCATAAAATGAATGTATTGAGAGCTTGTATATGCAGGCTCTCTTTTTTATTATTTATATATTATGAGTAAAGCAGTCAGATCTTGGATGAGAGAAGCCTTTAGCGAGAAAGGTGTAGGCAGCGCAAAACGTCTTATCGGTGCGTTTATTTGTGTGGTGTCTATGATTTGTATAGTATATCTTACAGTCAAAGAAGGAGCGACTCCTGTTGTGCAAGATCTGCTTCAAACTAGCATGATCGTGGGTGCTTCGCTATTAGGATTGTATTCTATTACAAGCATCTGGAAAGGAGGTAAAGTCAGCACTTCATCCAGTGAAAAATTCAATGACGACGGCACACTTGTAGAAAGACAAAACGAAGAAGAAAAAACGGAATAAATTGATGAAAGATATTAAGACATATATAGATGAAAGTATTTTCGGCGGAAGCAAAGACGTAGTCAAATCTACCGAGGATACACTTCAACAAGAAGCCATTGATGAATTGCTCCAATATGCATTTCCATCAAAATCAATAAAATCCTGGATGAGAATAGAATTAGGTGCTGATGGATACGAGATTAACTGTACAAACCCATATATTTTAAATATCTCCGGCATACCAGCAGAGGGACTTAAATATAAAATTTCTAAATTTACTGGAAAAAGGCTAAATCTCGTGTCGCTAGGAGGTTCAGATCTTACCAAAATATTTACTCCTGATTGTGAGTTTAACGGCAATCTCTCAATAAGTTGGTGCAATTATCTTACTAGTCTTGAAGGATGCCCAAAGAAAGTTAATAATTTTGAATGTAGTATAAATCAGAATTTAAATTCCATTGAAGGCGCACCAAGAGAATGTAAAATATTTATTTGGGGAGATAACGGGGCGAATAATAAGAAGATGCCGAAATATGATATGATTCCGACAGAAGAAAATATAAGGAGATATCTTAAATCCAAATATACTGCAATCGACCTATATTAATAAAATAGTTAATTTTTATATGAAAGACATTAAGACATATATAGACGAAAGTATCTTTGGAGGCGGAGATATAATCAGAAATACCGAGGATGCACTAAAGCAGGAAGTTATTGATGAATTAGGTAAATATATATATGATTATAAGTACATTTCAAGATATTTCGATATTAATCTGGGACCAAAAGGATATGAAATTACGAATAATGGTAATTCACCTTATGTAACCGCGCAATCTTGTGTGCTGACTGAGTTGCCAGACAAAGGACTCAAATATAAAATTTCTAAATTTTGTGGTGGGTTATTGTGTCTTGATTCAATTGAGTGCACTGACCTCACAGCTGTGTTCACACCTGATTGTGAGTTTGATGGCGGTCTTCAGATATTATGGTCTGGTTATCTTACTAGTCTTGAAGGATGTCCGAAGAAAGTTAACAAGTTTGATTGTTCTTTTAATAAAAGCTTAATTTCAATTGAAGGTGCACCAAGAGAATGTAAATTTTTTCGTTGGGCTAGCAATGGTATATATGTTAATGGTTTCTCTGCAAAGAAACCTAAAAAAGGCATGGAACCGACAGAAAAAAACATAAGAAAGTATCTTAAATCTAAAACCGCACATATAGAGTTAACGTAAATTTATTAGAAAAATGAAAGACATTAAAACATATATAGATGAAAGTATCTTTGGAGGAGATGCAGCTGAGGACATAGTGAAAAACGTAAACGACATGCTCGCAATCAAAAATCCACCCAAAACAACACGCGAACTTTTAAATTATTATTGTGTTTGGGCTGGTATATTATTTTCTGCTATTAATATCAGTTTTTTGAATTATATATCTAGAAAAAGTACAAACTCGTCTCTTGTTGCAAACAAGGAAGAAATAATAAAAATACCAAAAACTGTTTTGGAAATATTCAAATTTAATCTTCCGAATCAGTCTATACAAATAGACACAAAGGGCATTCACACCATAAGCGAAGAATCATATACGTTGGATTCTATTCCAATGACAGGGTGGGAACAGCACTGGGAAGATTTCTTTACACCAGGGCAACAACCATCGAGTTCAGACATAGATAAAATAATAGAGTATATAATACAATCTATTCTTTCTATGAAACAACCAGAACTAAGATGTATATGTGGTTTAATGTTTGACCGATCAAAGCTGGATTTTAGTCACCAGTCATCTCTGTTGCTGATAATTATGGGATTATCTAATTGTGCGATGCGGCCAAGCGCAGATAAATTACACGGAGATCGTTCGTGGAAAATGAACGTTCGCAAAGAATGTAGGCAATATTTTGATAATATATTAAATATTCTTTCTGCTGAAGGGACAGATCAGATGGACTGGTTTGTCAAAGAATTAAAGTCGAGAAAAAGAGGAATTAGCAATATCTGTTAATAAAGTTTAGAAAAATGAAAGACATTAAAACGTATATAGACGAGAGTCTCTTTGCTGGACGAGATGATGATTCAATTGCCAAGAAGACTGAGGCGGTTATTGAGGAGGAAGCTATAAAGAAATTCAAGGAGTGTTGTATAGATTCTAATTTCGATATATACCAGATGCATCTTGGTCCAAAAGGATACGAGATAATTGGCCCTGACATACAAGACTTTCCATTACATGGCCGCAGTTCATGTATAATACTTTATAAAATATATAAGAAGAGTCTCGACTATAAGATTTCAAAGTTCCAAGGAGTCCTGATAATTAACGCATGCGAAGCAAAAAGCATGGATTGGTTATTTACTGATGATTGCGATTTTCAAGGTGTGCTTATTGTCGAATGGAATGATCACTTGACTAGTCTCCGCGGTTGTCCAGAGTCCGTTGCTGCGTTCAAATGTGTATTTAATCATAACTTGAAGTCTTTGGATGGCGCACCAAAACAATGTAAGAAGTTCGTTTGGATTGATAATGGAGATGTAAGATGGAAACCTGTGAAAAAAATTCAAATTGAAGATGTAAAAAAGTATCTCAAAACTAAAAACGCAAATATCTTTATCACAAATTTTAATAAATGATAATATAAATGATTAATATTCAAACATATATAAAAGAGAGTATTTTTAGCGATAAGAGTGATGAGCAGTCTGTTACGCAGAAGGTAAACGACATGCTAACAATTAAGAACATACCTGAAGATTTAGAGGGAATCTTAGATTATTATTGTGCGTGGTATAAAATATTATTTAATACAGGTATGGTTAGAAATATCGGTATAGATAGAAAAATACAAAAACAATATCTCAACATCGCACTTGAAGTGTTCTTGAACAATCTTCCAAAATATTCTCTAAGTCTGTCAGAATATAACATTGAAACTATTAAACGTGAAGAATTACATATCCCGATGGGCGGTTATAAACAGCCATGGGATAAGTTATTTGAGTTAAAACCGATAAGAAAAGAAGACATCAAGAAAGAAATTAAAAAAACAATGAGGCAAAGCGACAAATATAGATTTGATTTTATTCCTCGTTTGTTTTTTACAAATTCTAATTTAGGCTATAACAAATTATTTAATATGAAATTATTTAATATAATCTATAATAGGTATAACTGCATCGTTCAACCCGAGAAACTTCATGGGGATAGTTCGTGGAAAACAAAGGTTCAAAAAAGAACCAAGCAATATATTAATAACATAACAGATGTTATGAGTAACCTGGGGGTTCCAAATTCAGTATTGATTTTTTAATTTGCCGGTTTTCTAAAAAAGTTCTATTTTTGTATATATTATAGATATATGCAAATAAACGTTTATTTATATGGCAAAAAGTCAAGATGAAATTTTAGAACAGCAGATTGGTGGCATGGGAGGAGAAGAATCTCTGATCGGGAAAAAACTGAAGCATAAAGAAGCTTACGGTGGTAAAGAGCATGTGAGCGATCTGAGCAACGAAGAGCAGGAATCATTTAATAGGTTCATGAATCGTCGTAATCAGTTGGCTGATGCAGAGGAACAGGCAAGTATCTCTCAAGGATGGATTCCCGTCGATCGAGAAGAGATGGGCGAGAGGAGCAAATTTTATCCGGAAGAGTGGGAGTTTTTTATTAAGCCTGCGACCGTAAACGCAATCAAGAACTGGACAGCTATCGACGAAGACCGCCCGGATCAGGTAAATAACGTCTTCAACGACATCGTTCGCAGTTGTCTAAGGATAGACACTCACAGCAGCGAAGGTGCTGGTTGGGCTCAGCTGAACTCTTGGGATAGATTTTGGTTCATCCTTAAGATCCGCGAATATACATTCTCTCGTGGTGAAAGCCGTGTAAAGTTTACAGATGCTTGTGAGAACTGCGGAGAAGACATCGAGTTCGAACTTACCAGCAACGGACTTTTCTATGAGTTCCCGGATAAGGACCTTGTAGATAAGTATTGGAATG